ATGGCCACTTACGAGCAGCGCCCAGGCGGCGCATGGCGGGCAAAGATCCGCCGGAAAGGATACCCGTCTCTCTCAGCGACCTTCGACACCAAGGCCGAGGCCCAGCGCTGGGCAGCGGAGATCGAGGGCGACATGTCGCGCGCCCGTTTCGTCGATATGCGAGAGGCGGAGCGAACCACCCTGACTGAAGCCTTGGATCGGTACTCCAGGGAAGTCAGCTCGACCAAGAAAGGCGCGAAGCAGGAGCAGACCCGGATCAACAAGTGGAAGAAGCATCCATTTGCCGGTAAAGGCCTGGCTGCTTTGCGATCAAGTGATTTTGCGTCGTTCAGGGATGAAGAGCTCAAGGCCGGCAAGTCCACGGCCACAGTCAGGCTCGACCTGGCAATCATCAGCCACCTGTTCACGGTAGCCATCAAGGACTGGGGTATTGAGGGGCTGAGCAACCCGATGATGAAACTGCGCATGCCCAAGGGGGCAAAGGAGAGGGATCGCCGGCCGAAGAGCTTCGAGCTGGCCGGCGTTATCGAGAAGGCGGGAGCGATTCACGCCGAGATGCCGGCGATCATCCAGATTGCGGTAGAGACGGCGATGCGGCGAAGCGAGCTGCTGGGCCTGCGCCGGGAGAATGTGAAGGCCAAGCATGTGCTGCTCGAGGACACCAAGAACGGTACCCGGCGCCTGGTCCCACTCTCCACCAAGGCGCGGGCGCTCATTGACGGGTTGCCGGCGCGTCTGGATGGAAAAGTGTTCTCGCTGGCGCCGCACTCGGTGAGCCAGTATTTCAACCGGGCCTGCAAAGCGGCCAAGGTAGAAGACCTGCACTTCCATGACCTGCGCCACGAAGGTACATCCAGGCTCTTCGAGAAGGGATTGTCGATCATGGAGGTGGCATCGATCACCGGCCACAAAACGATGAGCATGCTCAAACGATATACCCACCTTTGCCCCGACGCGCTGGCGGACAAGCTGGGTTAGCGGATGCTGGCAAGCGTAGGTGGCGCTTGGCGCTTTCTGCCTGGCTTGGCTGGCGCGTGCAGACCCTGTTCGAACTCCTGTAGAAACTCGCGCACAGTGCTGACCCTCCAGCACACGCGTGCGCCTTGCTTGAAAAAAGGTGGCAGCCACGCTGCGCCGGCCTGCCGGGCACTGCGTATGGCTGATTCGGAACGACCCAACAACTTGGCCAGTTCGGGGATGTGGATGATCTCTGGTTCCATATAGGGCTCCTGCCGCACCCGGCGGCGATCAGTAGGATGCGACGATCTTCTTCCGCTGCTCGTGCAGCGCGTTTTCTTTAGCTAGCTGTGCCTCGCGGTCGGCCAGCCACTTACTGGCTTTTTCTTGAGCCGCCTTTGCGCTGGAGAACAGCTTCGGCTTGGGGTGCTTCATGCCTTTGCTGTCCACGCAGAACAGGCCTTTACGCACAATGGTGACCTCCCTGACAGCGAAGTCTTCGCCCAGGGTGTAGGCCTTGAATGGGATGGTCATGTCTGGTCCTCTAGCTTAGAAATGGTGCCCGACCTGCACCGCCGATGCGGTTTCCACAGTGCGGAAGATCGTCGGGTGTCACGCCTTTAGGTGATATACTGTCAGCCGTTTTTTGCCTTCGAAATAGTAGGGATGCCATGGCTGATATTCAGGAAAATCAATTGCAGGTTGCTCTCGCCGCCTGCAAGAGCAGCTTTCTGTCAGTTGGTTTTTTCAGTATCTTCGTGAATGCCTTGATGCTTGTGCCGACTTTCTACATGATTCAAATTTCCGGAAGAGTGGTGCCCTCCAATAGCACCTCCACTTTGATTGTAATTACTGCTGTTATGACTTGGCTCGTAGTTACGCAGGGCTTGCTTCAGTGGGTTAGATCTAAAATTATGGTTCGCGCTAGTAATCGAATGGATGTAATTTTGAGTCCGCACGTATACCGTGCGAGCTTCAATCGGGCATTGAAGAGCGGGGGTAGTGATGCTACCGCTCAGTCTTTGAATGACTTAACATCGCTTAGGCAATTTATTACTGGTCACGGCCTTTTCTCATTCTTTGATGCGCCATGGTTTCCAATATATACCGCAGTAATGTTCTATTTTCATCCGTGGCTGGGTTGGTTTACAATTTTTTTGCGGCGCAGTGCTTGTCGTATTGGCGTTTGTTAATAATCGGATCACCGGTAAGGCCCATGCTGATGTAAATAAGGATATCGTTGCAACTAATGTCACCACCCAGAAGACTCTGCGAAATGCAGAAGTGATCGAGTCTATGGGGATGCTTGAGAAACTGATGAATCGTTGGGCCAGCAGGCAGCAGGGCATCCTGAAACTTCAATCTGATGTTAGCGATCAGGGCAAAACAATAAGCTCGATTTCAAAGGCATTTCGCATTTGGTCCCAGTCGATATCGCTAGCAATTACTGCATATCTTGTGGTCAAGCACGAAATTAACCCAGGATTGCTCATAGCCGGCTCGCTTCTCCTGTCAAGGGCGCTGGCGCCAGTTGATCAAATTATTGCAAGCTGGAAGGGTTTTGTTCAGGCAAAAGTTCAGTATAAGCGACTGACCTCGGTGTTGGCTGAGCTTGGGGAAAAACCGAAAGGCGCAATGCATCCAGCCCCAGCAGGTGACATTGAGGTTAAGGATCTTGTGGTCACTCCCCCTGGTGGAAAGACACCCGTTCTTCACGAGGTAAGCTTTGATGTCCCCGCAGGCTCGATTGTAGGCGTAATCGGTCCTAGTGCCGCAGGTAAGTCTTCACTTGCGCGCGCACTTATGAACATCTGGCCCAAACAGAGCGGCGAGATCTTGCTCGATGGAATTGAAATTAGCTCGTGGGATAAGCGGGCACTTGGGCCATACGTCGGTTATTTGCCGCAGGATATCGAGCTGTTTGAGGGCTCCATCAGTGAAAATATTTCCCGCTTCGAGGAGGTTGACTCTGAAAAAGTAGTGGAGGCCGCAAAGACAGCTGGCGTGCACGAGATGATTCTTCTGCTTCCAGAAGGCTACGACACCGTAATTGGAAGCGAGGGAATCAATCTCTCAGGCGGCCAGCGTCAGCGCATTGGCCTTGCCCGTGCCATCTACCGAAATCCGAGACTGATCGTGCTCGATGAGCCTAATTCAAACTTGGATGAAATCGGGGAGCGCGCTTTGAGCGTGGCTTTGCGTAAGCTTAAAGAGGCGGGTTCCACGATCTTCGTCGTATCGCACAGGCCGAGCGTTCTTACTGTCGTCGATCGGATTTTGGTGATGGCAGACGGAAAGGTCTCGCTTTACGGCGACCGCGATGCGGTTATTGGCCAATTGGCACGGCAGAACGCGGCAACCCAGAAGCGCGCCGCCCCACTTGCTGTAGTTGATGCACACACTGGACCGTCCTCGGTCACTAGCGGTCCATCCATGCCTGGCAATGTCTCTCCGGTGTAGTGTGGATTTGTAGAATGGAAGTGTGCAGCGCGCAGTATGTTGGCGAGGCCTCTGCTTTCTCTCAGCAATTTTGGCTTTCCCTTTGAGCCAAGAAAATCGCCACATTTCCGTTCCTCGAGCCAACACGTCTGGCTCTTGGGGCGGAGCCCTCCAGTCGTTTCGGCTACCGCATCAGGTGTGATGAATATGGTTATTCTCCACGCCGCCGGTGGCAGCAGGTTGGTGGTCAGGCTGGGGTCTTGGCCAACACTGCATCGGTGATCTTGATCGCGGCCTGGGCATCATCGACGTAAGCTGGATCGAAGCCGCCGGCGTAGTGGATCACCCGCTGGCAGGCGTCCAGTTCTTTGCGAGCCAGGCGGAGTGCTTGAACCAGTTCTTCCTGCAGCGCTCCCTCGGCCCGGCCGATATTCCAAAACTCCTGACCCCAGTGATCAGCAGGCGGCGGGTTGCTGTTTTGCTTGCCGCAAGCCATGGCCCCGATGATCGCGTCGCAGAGCAGGCGCTTGTAGATGTTCTCGCCATCAAGGCTCAGGCCACCGCGACGGCGCAGGGTGCTCACGACCTCGTCTACGTTGAGGCCGCTGTCCTTGAGCACGATATCGAGCTCAGGCTTTTCAGGGGTGTAGATGACTAGAGCCAGCTTGGCTTCCGGCCAGAGATCGGCCGCCAGGCGCTCCAGGCAGTCGTTCGCGGTATGGTGGAATCGTTCTGTTGCGGACATGGGGAATCCTCGCCCGCGCATGTCGGCGGGCTTGAGTTGTATGGGGAGGGGTTAGGCTTCTGGCTCGAAGCAGCGTTTGTAGCGGGACCGGTATTCCTCGCGGTCAAGGTTGGCGTGCAGTTCTTGCTCGCGACCGGCGGCCCACATCTGGTTATGGCGCTTGTTGCAGGTGAATCCGGTGTCCGATTCGTGCTCGCCGTCGACCCACTCCAGCCACTTGCAGGTGTTGCAGTTCTTGCTCATCGCGGCGCCTTCCATACCAGGTAGGCCATGTACATCAGGGGCAGGATCATTGGCATAGCTCCTTCGGCACGTTGATGGTTTCGCCACGGGCGTGGTGCACGACGGCCCGGGCTGCAGCTTCTGCCCGTGTATCGCCGGGCTGGCGGTCGAGAGGGTGACCCGACACACAGGCCAGCCAGGGCCAGCTGTACCCGCGCTCGATCCACATGCCATGCTTCTGGATCAGGTGCTCGCCGGTTGCGTCGTCGATGGCCTGACCACCGAGCGGCAGTTGCAGTTGGCCGGCGGCTTGCGGGATCGGACCGTCGACCATTTCGACGGCCCAGAGCAACGCCTTGCCGGCCAGGTCGCAGGTTGAAACCTTGATCATGCTGGGCATGGGATCAGCTCCTTGGGCACTTGGACGATATCACCGAGCTCAAACTGGGCGATCGCCTGCATGGCGACAATCAGTGGGTTGTTGGGGTGGTGGAACGCGGTGCGGCGGTGCTTTCGCTCTTTGCCGAAGATCGTGCTACTCCAAAGGCCCGACTCGTAGTAACCGTTGCGCTTGTCCATGTAGCCGAAGTTGCGGTGCACGGCGCTTGTCGGTGGCGACAGCGAAACCTGGTACTTCTCGATCAGCTTCCCGCCCAGCGCCCAGTCTTCCCACGGGTTGTAGCGCTCGGTACGCTCGGTCACCGTCGCGCGGTACCGGGCGAACACCCGCCATGGCACGCCGTTGTACCCGGGAGGTTCCAGGTACACATCCAGCCCCTCGGCCTTGCCGACAGCCCACCCCAGAGCCTCGCCGGTCAAGTCGGCCGTCTTCACTTCGATCAGGTCGGTCATGGCGCCACCTGCTTGGCCTTGGCCGCTTTGGCGCGCTCGATGTTGCCGAACTTGCTCTTGCGCTGGATATCCTTGAAGTTGCGGCATCCGGACATGAACAGGGTGGAGGTCAGGTCTTTGCGGCTCCGACCAACTTCCATAATCCCTTTCACACCGTGGCGGCACAGCACATAGGCCCTCTTGTAATCTCCACTGCGCAGCATGGTTGTGTAGAACGCTAGGCGCATTGCTAGGCGCCAACTGTCGCTGTCGTCAGATGGGCGCATGCGGCGGGTGTACAGCTGACCTTTACGATACTTGCTCACAGCTGATACCTCTCATCAATCCAGCGCCCAGGCGCCAGTGCGGGTGTAGGTTCGGGTTGTGTTTCGTGCGGGGAGAGCTGGCGCTGGTTGCCGTCCTGCAGCTGGCTGTCGGGGATGCAGCTGATCCCGACCCCGTTGAGCAGGTAGCAGGTGACGCCGCGCTGGCTGTCGTGCTGCACGTCGATGACGTTCTCGGTTGCGCTGGTGCCGTTGGCCAGCAGAAGGAGGCAGAGGGCGAGGCGGGGTATCATGGCCACTCCTTACTGGTCCGCTCGCATTGGGCAGCCAGCTTCAGCAGGTTGATGGTGGTTGGGCGGAACCCTTCAATGTTGGGATATCCCTCAAAGCGATGGCCGTTCGGGTAGGCCTCGAACGGCCCGTGCCAGCACCAGTTCATCTGCCAGTCATCCCAGACGGTGTAGGCGTCCTGGCCTTCGCCCCAGTAATCCAGGCCGCCGCCAACGCTCAGAACGTGCCGCACGCTTGAGCCCTGGTCGTACGCCAGTTCCGTCGGCTCCTCATCACGCCAGGCCTTGCGGTAGACCGAAGGCAACAACTCGACCAAGCGTTTACTGAGTTTCTTCTCGATGCGTGCCTTCATGGGTTCACCTTTTCAAAGTGGAACGCGACCTCGGCGCCGGTCTCGGCGATCAAGCCGTAGGTCTTGGCCAGGCGATAGATGGGGTGGTACTGATTGAGGCTGTTCACGTGGCCGGCGAGCCAGCGGCGCCAGTCCTCCAGCTGCATGCGGGCCTTGCTCAGGTTGCAGGACACGCAGGCCGGCATCATGTTGGCCAGGTTGTGGTTCTGCAGATGCTCGGCCACCCGGTCATCAGGCAGGCGAATCACCGGAGCTAAGTGGTCGGCGTGCCAGCGGTCGCCCAGGGCATTGCCGCAGTAGGCGCAGAGGCCGCCGTACTTCATGCGGACCTGCTCGCGCTCAGCTTTCTTGAGGCGCACGAGTTCTCCTTGGCCGCCATATCGCGGCAGTGAATAGAGGGGAGAGGGGTTACAGCGAAAAGAGTACGGATGTACTCCTGTCAGGATCTGGCGGTGATCAGGGCGGTCTGGCCGGCACAGGCGTCACACGCTCGGTCAGTTGGTTGCTCCACCTGGCATGCTTGGCACGACCAGGTCGGCGAGCTTGGTCCGGCGCTGGCGGATAGGGCGTCAGCGATTCGGCGGAGTTCGTAGGCCGCATCCTTCAGCCTGGCGTCTGCTGTGTCGACAGCCTTGTCCACTCGGGCCCGGGTCATTTTCTTGTCTTCGTCCTGCAGGTCTTGCAGGGCGAATAGCGGCGCGCTGATCAGGTGGGCAGCCAAACGGATCAGCTTGCCTGAACTGTCGCGCAGCAGCTCATTCCGCTCGTCCAGCTGGGCGCGCAAGGTGGCGGTCTCCATTCTTGCAGCACGTAGTTCAGAGCTGTGAAGCTCAAGCAGCCTGGTGCCCGTGAGGGGCGCCGCACCTGATCCCAAAACCCGAGCCTCAATTGACGCCCAGGCAAGCTCATACTCGGGCCAGTCGCTTTCGATCACCAGAAACTGCCGAGGCGGGGCACCGGCGGCGAACATACGTTCATGCGCGACTCTGGAAGCTTTCGAAAACTCGATGCGTTGCTTTCCTGGAATTTTGTCCAGGTCGCTGCGCTTGATGACGATGTATCGGTCTTCGCGGTGGAGCACGCTGACCATCTCTGTGTTGCTGGATCGGTTTTCTGTGGGCATGGGGATGCATCTCAAAAATAAGTTAACATCGCGCTATACGCGACCCAAGGTGGAAAGGAATGACCTACGAAAAACGACTTCTTTGCTTCTTCGACTTGTTAGGGTTCTCTGCTGCAATTAAGCAAGCAGAGCAAGAGCCAAAGTTATTGGAGGCCATGTCCCGTCTATTTGGAGAGTTCAAAAACGGTGGGCTAGAGACCGCCATGTATGGCGCAGTACCATACCTTGATGAGAATGGCGTTAAAACGTTGCAGGAGCATTTTGGAGACCTGCTTCTTGAGAAGGGCGATGAGGCTTACAAACTGGTGGCCACCCAATTCTCAGATTCTTTCGTAATATCCGCCCCTGCTGACAATCCTGGTGCATGCAATCTACTGCTTCACGCTATTAAAATCGTGCATTTACAATTCTTCTTCGGCATAGGAATGCTAATGAGAGGAGGCGTTGCATTAGGTAATGTCGTACATGAGCGCGGCGGGGCTCTTTTTGGGCCAGCTATGATTGAGGCCTACGAGCTTGAGAGCAGGCATGCAGTGTATTCGCGGGTTGTTGTTTCAAAAGACGCGGCTGATTTTATCAGTGAAAAACTATGGTTCTCCGATCTGAAAAGTGCATTTTTCAAAGGTTTCGATGGGCTGACTTCATTCGACCTTATCTCGGCCATGCTTCATCATAAGACATTCAGAAACGACAGAAATGGCGTTGAGGCTCAACTGCGAGCGGTAGAAACAGATATTCTTGAGAATGCCTCCGCTGCACATCCAAAAATTGCCTATTTACTGGACCGCTGGCAACGCGAATCTCATAATTTTGCGCAGAAGGCCAAGTAAGTCCTCAATTGGTTCCTGAGCTCAGAAACCTAGCGGGCAGCGCCGGAGGGTCAGACGGCGGCGCGAACCTTGAAGCTCAGCATGGCGGTGGCGTCGTCGTTGAAGCACTCAGCCAGGTCTTGATACACCCGGTACTTGGCCTGGCTGCGGGTAGCTGCCCACACGCGCTGCACGTCATGGCGGGCATCGCCCAGCATATACCGGACGTCATACCAGTCGTACATACCGTTGGTGAGCACCTCCCACTGCTTGAGCGGCAGCTTCTCGGCCATTTCGCCGTACTGCATTTTCCAGGTGGGGTGGTAGTTGCGGATTCGCTTCTTCGGGTCGCTGTCGAGGATGACGCCGATGTACTGACCGCGGTCGGCCATGATTACGCCAGGCTCGCCGTTGGCGATCACGCGGCGCCCAACCTCGGCAGGGACATCGTAGGTGCGACGAACGTAGTCACAGTTATAGTTGCTCATGGGGTCCTCCATGCATGTGCCGACAATGCGGGCAATTACGCGATAGTGGCAATTTGATGTCTTTAGGAGTATTTGTTGTCTTCCAGCCCAACGAGATGAACCCCCGATGGACCGCGAGCCAACAAACCAGGAAGTCGCAGCAGTTCTCGGAATTGATAAGGATCAGGTTGATAAGTACCGTCAGGAGGCTGTGCTATTGGGCGACGGATCCTGGCTTATCCACTTTTCCTACGACATGCCGCGAGAGCTGCGGCACAGCTTCACCGGTAGCTTCACGGCGATCGTCGAATGCGTTGCAACTTGTGTTGACGCCCGCTCAGTCGACTGAGGCTGGCGGGCAGCGAAGGACGGTCAGGCGGCTTTCGCTTCGGCCTGCTGAGCGACGATCGCCTTGGCGGCGTGGTTGATCAGGTACAGCCGATTGATCAGGCTGTCCCGAGGCTTGTCGATGGTGATCTCCCAGTAGTCGCAGCCCAGGCCAAGCACTTCGTGGTGCTCGCTCATGAGCATGCTGGCCTGTTCGACGCATTCGACGTGGTTGGCTTCGTACAGGCGATCATTCAGGGCGTCCCAGAAGTCGTGCCCGTCTTCGCCGTACTCGAACGCTGCGAGCCGATCCTTGACCAGGCTGCGCAACTCATCCCACCGGCCTGCTTCACCGGCACCGCCGTCATTCCGCATCCACTCGGGCAGGGCGGCGTACAGCTCGTCGTCATGGGTGTTTTCACAGATCTGGCTGCAGACGCCGGTTACCAGTGCTGCGCGGAAAGCTTCCTCATCGAACTCGCGCTCACGGCAATGCTCTTCGAGCTTCGAATGGATGTAGTAGCCGATGTCGTTCCCGGCCAGGAACTCGATGCCGTAGGACAGGCCAACGTTGAATGTCAGGCCATTGATGTCGCCGACGATGGCTATGCCGAAGCGGGTGATCAGGATGTCAAAGGCGTAACAGGTGGTGCCAGGGGCGTTGCAGCGCCATACCTTCAGCTGATCGGTGTCAGCCAGCACGGTGTATTCGTGGTCCTTCAGGCACTCGGCGGCGCGCTCCCGGCGATTCGCTTCTTCGGCTTTGCGCTGGGCGATCCATTCCTGGTGGCGTTGTTCGTCGTTCATGGCTTTCTCCATGCATGCGCCGCCCTCCGTGGCCGGATGCGGCATGGTGGCAAATTAGAAATTTATGGGGTAATTAGAGCTCTCCACCTTTTGAGGAAGAGAGAGATGGCTGAATTGCTAGAGGACGTGGTCGGCGTAAATCAGGCCGGCCAGGTCTGTCATCCGTACAAGCTCACCCGCGGTAACAAGGCTGGCCAATACAGCTACACGCTTGAGACAGACAACAACCTCAACTACATCGGTGTAGACGAGGCTGGTCTGCGCTCATTGATTGAATCAGGTGCATTCAACGAAAAGGGCCGTATTCGCATGCTGCCTGCTGGCTGCCCGGCGGGCGCAGTCGGAAACGCTTTGTCAGTCCGCCGCTACCAGGGAAAGCTGTTGCCGATTCGCTGATACTTGACATGGTGGCAATTTGGTTTTGGATGGGGTATTACGGGTGACCGGCATGGGGCCGGGTCAAAGGAGTGAGCTGTGAAAAAGCCTGTTGTCGACCATATTTGGGCAAAGATCTACGACCAAGACAGCCTTGGTAAATCTGCAGCACAGACCAAGCTGGATGAAGTGAAGGCTCTTCGCTTGCGGATACATGAGTCATACGGCAGTGAGGTTGCAAATAACGTGCTGAGTCATGGCCTGATTGAGCACGCGCTTGCGCGCTGTATTGAAATACAAGACGGAAAATCCGGGCTTGATTACGATGATCTCCAGATTTATGCGACCTTCGCGACATCTGCAATGAATCACTCCCAGACACTCATTGACAAAGAGCTAGGCGAGCTAGGCCTGTAAGCGAGGGGAGAGCACCTCGTCGCCCGGATCCTGCTGAATCATCAGCATGCTCTTCCGGTCGAAGGCCAGTGCCAGACGGGGCGATATCCTGATCTCGTGCCGCGGCGGGGTGAGAAACTTCGCTGCGTGCAGCCTGCCCAGGGCGTGTATTCCATGGATCAGCCCCTCGATCATCTGGCTGTATGTAGCATCGGCCCAGCCGCAAATCGCCCGCAGGTGCTGGCCGGTTCGCTTCCTGGCTGACAGCCGCAGCGGCTCGACCCGCGCCACATTTCGGTGACCCTCGATTTCGTGGCGCGCGATCCTGAACAAGGCGTGATGCCCCAGCGCTTCGATGTGATGAATCATCAACGTCATCGCCTCGCCCTGTTCCTCGATCCCGGCCCACTCCATCAGTTCCAGCAGGGCCTGTTTAGTCCCTGGTCGAACCTTCAAACGCAGGTCTTCTTCCTGCAGCCGTGCGGCTTTGGCGCGTCGTTTCTCGTCGCGCTCCTTGGGTGACATCGCCATACGGCACCTCCATGATTCCGCTGGGCGGGATGTGTATGTGCAGCTGGCGGCGACGCTGCTGCGTGAGCTTCTGGATGCGTCTCATGGTTGGCACACCTCAATGGGCGTTTTCTTCGTCGAGCCAGACGGCATAACCACCAGTAGACGCTTGTTTCCTCGGTATACGCCCCAAGGCTGACCAGTGGATCTGGCCATGGCCGCCGCGTACTTCACGGCGGGCACAGGCTGAGACATGGTGGCGATCATGGCCTACCCCCGATTCCGCTGGAGCGGGAAGTCAATGTCGAACTCGGCAATGATGCGCGCGAACCTGCAGTTACCGATGCCCAGTTCCAAAGTCACGCCCCACCGGGACTTGCCGGCATCACGCAGAGCAATGATCTTGTCGGCGAGGTCACGATCCTCCTGGCTCGGTTCGGCCTTGGCCTTCGCCGGCCTAGCCGGCTTCGGCGGGCTGAAGAACCTGAATCCTCCCTGCGCCGCTACGCCCCAGAGAGCGGTCTTGGTTTCACCCAGGAGCTTTGCAACCTCGCCACAGGTCATGGTCTTGGCGAGCTCTTCTACCTGAGCTGTGCGTGCATTGGCGCGGCTTTTACGCTCGCCGCCGCGCTCCTGCTTGACTGGGGTGACCCGCTTTGGCGTCGGCTCAGGGTGATGGCGCTGCCGGAAGGGCACGTACTGGAACCCCTCAAGCACAATGATCTGCCCGCCAGACGCGAAAAAGGCCGCTTTGGCGGCCTCCAGGTCGATTGATGGGTTCATGCTGACCTCACTTGATGCGGATTGAGCTCTCGCCGCGCTCCAAATGCGCCCAGGCTGGCTCAGGTATCAGTTCGTGTTCGCAGTCTTCGCCGGCGGCCATGCGCTTGCGGACGGCTTCGTTGTGCTCGCGATCGGCCTTGAGCTTTGCGGCGATGGCGTTCTTGTCCGGCGCGATCTTGGTTTGCACTGACGTCAGGTCGTCCGGCACCGCCTGCTCGTTGTCGACGATGACCCGCTCCTTGCCGGCGACCAGACTGATGGTGAACAGCGGGCGTTTGATCGACTTGATGTTGGCTGCATCCATGTTGCGCCGCAGGTAGTCTGTGATCGCGGTCACGCTGTTGGCCTTGATGCGCTTTAGCTCGCTCAGGCGCTCGATTTCAGCGTCGATCGCACCGATGTCACCCTCGATGTTCCGACGCAGCATGACGATGTTGTCGGCCTTGACCTCGAATTCACCCTGGATGCCGGCCATGGTGTCCTGAATGGCCTGCTTGAGGCCTTCGTCGTCGGTGTCACACATGGCTGCCAGTTCGGCCATCTGGCCGGTGAGTGCGTAGAGTTGAGTCATGCTGCAGCCTCCTGCGGATTCCCGGCTTCGAGTTTCTTCAGTTCAAGCGAGATCCGTGCGGCTCCTTTCTCGTCCTTGCGGCCGATGAGCTTGCGCACGGCATGGTCGTGGATTTTCTTGCGTTCATGCGGCGTTACCGCCTTCTGCATGGTCTCGATCGTTTCCTTGATGAAGTCCAGGCGCTCCTGTTGCTGGCGTTCAATCTCGGCCTGGCGGTCTTCGGCCTGCTCGATCGCCTGCTCGGCCTGCAGCTGCTGCACGTAGTTCACATCGTCGAACATGCCCAGGAACACGTCAGCGCTGAAGCCGAGCATGGAGAGGGCTTTCTTGATGGCGTCGGTCAGCGACTTCTTCGGCGCCTCGCCGTCGGTGGTGGTGCCGTACTTCGACTTGTAGAGATACTGCGTGCAGCCGTACTGCTCGATCTCGCCGCGCTGGCCATCCAGAACGAACCAGAACTTGATCTTGATCGTGTGGTTCAGTTCGAAGCCGAGGCTGATGCGCTTATCGCCTTCGCCGCTGAACATCTCGGCTCCCTTGTCGAAGCGCTCTTCAACCACGTTCCAGCCGAAGCCGATGCCGGCCGGCCCGAAGACCTCAGTGGCCTTCATGATCATGGCGGTGCCGTTTAGGCTGGTGATCTGCTGGCCGCCGACCTTGGCGTCCTTGGTGAATCGGGTGTCGGTCGTCTGGACCTTTTCCCAGATGCTCATGTTGTTGGTCATTTCAGGCTCCAGCAGCTTACGCCGTCAGCTTCTTGATGATTGCGTCGCCGATCTGCTCCTCGATCAGGCTGCGCAGCTCCTCGCTGTTGTACCTAGCGATGAGGTCGTGCACGCGCTGGTGGATCATCGGCTTGAGTTCGTCGAGGGCCGACTGCATATGCTCGAAGCCCTTGCTCGCTGCGCGATCCCAGGCGTTCGGCGGGCTGAACACCGTCGACGAAGACAGGTTGTTGATGACGCTGATGGCTTTGTCTTTCAGCGTGGCCACCATGTTGCCGTCGAAGTGCTGGTCTACGATCTCGCCAACCAGGTAGTAGGCCGAGTTGCTGATGATGCGCTCGAAGTCCTTCTGGGCATGGGCGGCCGCGGCATTGCTGAAGGCATCGATCACGATCCGGCGCTTATCCGACTCGCTCAGATAGTCGTCGACGTTTATGGTTAATTCGGACATTGGGATACACCTCGCGCCAGGCCGGCGCCGTCAGTTGGGATAGGGAAATGCCAGGTCACCCAGGCACGGAGGTACGCTCCAGGCCCTGGCTGCGGTGGATGGTTGCGCGCTCTCGCCGCTTACGCTCCCGCATGGGGTACGGTTATCCCGAAGGGCCGCCGTGCTCGGCTACGTGATTCAGGAAGTGATGCTGCCGGCCAGTGCGCTGGCGAGCATGAAGAAGGTGCAGGCGAAGAGCATCGAGAAGGAGCCGCGCCAAGCCGCGATGCGGCGGGCCCGCTGGTAGGAGGTCACGCCCGAACCTCGTAGCCGACCGTCCACTCCCCGCAGATGCAGGCGCGGCACTTCCAGGCAGCGGGGTTCTCGATGCTGGCCAGCGCTGCCTCATTCACCGCGGCGGCGAATGTCGGACCCTTGAACAGCATCAGCACCCGGTCCGCTGGCATGGCCAGGGCCTCGGGAAGCTCTGAGACCTGCTCTTCAATGAGCGTCGTCACCATTGGCGCGGTCATGATGCCTCCTGCTTGCGGTAGCCGGCGGCCCAGAGATCGCGGGCAACATCCTCATGGATCATCAGCTGTTGCATGTGGCTGGCGCCGTGAGAGCCGCCAGGGTGATCCTTCATGTGGCGGATCATTTCATTCAGGCCGGCGACTCGCTCTGCCTCAGCCTTTTCCTCTGGCGTCGGCACCGGCCTGGCCATCTCTGCGCGGAAGACCTCGCAGCCAAGCTCTGCGCCACCATCGACAGCGATCATGTCAACGCCACGGGCGGTCTGGAATACCGCGCAGACCGTGACCTCAGCGCCAATAAATTCGGCAGATTCTTCGCGGATAGTCCAGCCGCCGCGCTGGATCTCAACCTCAGAACCAATCGGAGGCAGGCCTTCGCCGCTCCATTGCTGAGCCCTGGCGGAAAGGCTGGATACCTTCGGGAATACGCAGCTGTCGGTGGCTTCCCTCCACATGCTGCCGTCCTCGGTATAGGCAAGGATCTGCTCGCCCTCAACCTTGTACCAAGCAGAAAAGTAGAACTCGTTTTCAACGCCAAAGTGCGTAGCGCCTTCGGGCGCCTTACTCCAATCAATCTTGCTCACGCGACCTCCTTGCGCCCATCAACGATCTTGTTGAGGCGCCCGCAGTAGTGGTTGAACTCTTCGATGGTGATGCGCTGGTCGGCCAGCATTTCGGTGAGGAGCTTGAGGACCATGGCCTGCCAGGACAGTGGCGTCTCAGGGTGAGCCATGGCCTCAAGCTCTTCGTCGATCAGGACGTGAGGGCTTTTCATAGGCGCGCCTCGTCTGCCTCGTACCGCAGACCCTGCTCGGCATACTGGTCGAGCATCGACTCAGCGATCTCGTACAGCTTGCCGCGGCAGTGATCGCTCTGGCCGACAACATCCTCGACCATGCTTTTCACTGGGCCGCCGGCCTGTGCCTGGAGCAGGAGGAGGGCCAAGGCGTTGAGGTCGTCCTTCTCAGCCTCTTGCAGAGCCCGAAGGTGCTCGGCCACCTTGACCACGAACTGGTCTTGGCGGACGCCTACCGGCCCACCAAAGCGTTGCGGGATCAGCACGTCGCAGCCGCCGACCAACTCTTCGGCCTTGCTCTCGATCCAGTTCTGCGCCGCTTCCTGGTGCGCCGAGTCGTCTTCCGGCTCAGCATGGTCATACCGCCATTGTGCTGCTCGAAGTGCGCCCATGGCGTCCTCCTGGGGGTTGTGCGGCCGCATTGGTCGGGCACCAGGCGCAGTGACCAAACTGGGCGTGAAAAGCCAGCCTGGTGCCCGCCAATGCGGTCGTATGTGAAGGGAAGGGGATGCAGAGGCCGGGCGCCACCCCGGCAGCTGGCTTGGCGTGGACCCATCCAGCGGCGCAATTCGTTTACCCCCAGTGCGAGAGAAGGGACGTCCACAGGTGCTTCGGTAACCGCGCCCTGAGCTGGGCGCTTCTCTGCATCGGGGTGTGATCTGTCGCGTCCAAGCCAGCCGCCAGGTTTAACGCCGCGTAACCGGTTTTCATCTACCCCCGCGCTGGGGCAGCTACTTACTTGGCAGATCACACTCCGATGCAGCCTGCAATGGGGAGCAGGGCATCGGGCAGTTAACGTCAGGCTGACGTGGCGCTGGCTGTCTACGGAAGCGGTTTCGCAAGGGCCAAGCGATCGAAGTACTGGGCGCGATATTTGTCCCACTGCGCACGGATGCTTGGGCGATCGGCGTAGCCCTTCGAGAGGCCGAACAGCTCGCGCTGCTCTTGAATCCAGGCCTGAATGTTCACGCAGACGCCGCGAGCGCGACGGGAACGGAACTGCTCAGTGGTTTCGCCTGGCTTGCGGAACTGGTTGATGTTGCGCATCGGTTTGCCCTCCAGGGCGGTTGATTTCCCAGATGCCACTCATCGAATGGCACCTGGTGAAATCCCGGCCTCGCTACTGGCGACAGGCCGGGGCATTGCGTGAGCGATGTGATTGCCGGTTACGTTTCCGGCGCTGGAGCCAACAGCCGATCGAATCAGGGTCGCCATTCAGGCCTTCTGGCTAACGGGGCTGGCGGCACACCAGCGCACTCCGTGACCGATATTCTCTCGTCGGTCAAAGCGCCTGGCTCTGTAGCGGCCAGGTAGGCTGTCGCGCGGCGACGGTCAGTTACTTCCACATGTCGATGCCCTCCGTTGCTCGCTCACTGGGCAGGCAGTGGCCACCTATCGAATCTGGTGTTTCTCCCATTACCGCCGGGATGGCGGGGCGCATTGCATACCCGGGTCGTTCTCTCGGTTTAGGCGTTTCACCTTCGTCAGCCGTACAGGGTTGTCCCTGTCGTGGGCAGCCTTTCGGGGCTGTCTGATCGCCGGTCGCCGGTAGAGGCAATGCGGTCTGTTCACCAGTTCCAGAGCTGGCATGGGGATCGAATTTATTGCTCGCGCTGTACCGTTGCCGGGATCGATCCGCGAGGTTCCCATCGATGTGAAAGAGCGGTGAGGCTTTAGGGCCTCCCGAGGGACTGTGTAGCGCCTCGATGAACAAAATATGCACCAGTGCAAATGGAGTGTCAATGCACCAGTGCATAAATTTTTCCATAGGGAATGAAAAGGCCCGCGCTTGGCGGGCCTCTATGGGATGGTTAGAGCGTCTTGGCCTGGCTTAGACGGGCTGACCGTTCCAGACGTATAGCACCCGCGCCAGGATGTGCGTGTCATCCACGCGAATATCCTCGGGATCATGGTGCTTGTTGTCCGAGATCATCTTGAAGCGGTCCTTCCCTTTCTTCTGCAAGCGCTTCACGTAGAGCATCTCGTCATGGGAGAAGAGGTAGATCCCGTCGCCCGTAAACTCACGAATGGTGATATCGACCAGGAGTGGATCGCGGTCCTTAATCGTGGGCGCCATAGACTGGCCCCATCCGGTGATCATCTTCAGGTGGTAGTGCTCTTTGAACGTGACACCCATTTCGCGAAGGTGGCGGGGGCTGACCCTGATGTCTTGCAGCATTTCTGGATAGTCGTGAGGGATCTGGCCGCCACCCATTGCTGCCCGGACGTCATAGTGAGCGATCCATACCTCGTCGCCGACCTGGCCGGGCCTCGAAAAGTCCACGGTGACCACGTTGGACGAAGCCTGCTGCTCAGCAGATTTTTCCTCGATAGCGTCGGCGATCTTCTGCCTGGCCTCCGAAGACAGGCCTTTGCCATGCTTCGCCAGCATCTGCTTGACGATATCTGCCGTAGATAGAGTTTCACGTCGCTCCGCCTCTGGCTCACCTTCGCCCAGCGGTTCATACCCGCGTAACTGGTCGGTGGTGATCCCAAAGAACTCGGCCAAAGGTCTGACCTGCTTGTCGGTTGGCTCCTTGATGCCTTTTGGGCCTTGGGGCTTGAGGATCCTGGAAATGGTCGACTGGCCGACGCTAGTGCGGCTCGACAGCTCAACCTGAGATATGCCGTTTTCGGCCATGAGTTGAGCGAGAATTTTGTCTATCGATTTATGCATAGGTGCAATGCTGCCTCCCGGCAGTGCATAGGGCAATACAGCTGAGCGTTGACAGATATGCACCAGTGCATGATTATGTGCATATCTACAAAGGAGGCAGCCATGAGCGCTACCGATCTTCCGAAAAAACTGGATGAGCTGCTGGGCTCAGGCATGACCTACAAGGCCATTGCTGAACGCGCCAAGTGCGACGTCTCGACCGTTTTCCGTATTCGCAACGGCCAGATCAGCAACCCCAGCTATGTAGCTGGTACCGCTATCGACCAAATGCACGCTGAGCTGACCAAGAACGGCAAGCAAAGCCTCAAGAAATCCGCCGCTTAAACACTTTTCAATCACAAGGAAATCCCTGAATGCACCTGGACCCCGCCAACAAACGCAGCGAAGTGATCAAGTCGCGCTGGAAGCCTGAAGAGGTTCGAAAGCTGCGCATGGAAGCCCGTATGGCTGGCATGCAGCTGGCCACCTACGTGCACGAACTGGCCAACCTCGGCCGTCGACTGGGCGCTGCTGATCTGCTCCGAGAAATGAACGGCGCTGGTGAGCAGGATAAAACGGCCTGAAGCCCCTATGGAGGGCCTATGCCTGAAACCACCTTCGAATTGCTGCCAATCGAGGTGAAGGCTGAGGTTCGACAGCTGGCTGCCGACCTTGGCTGGAGCCTGGATAGATCGACGGATGAGTACTTGGAAATGAGTCGCTCACTCGCGGTGCAGGAGCAATTGAGACAAATGCGACACAAGGCCCCCGTGTTGGGGCTGGTAGGGCACAAAAAGGGCCTCGATGTTCCCTGATTGTTAAAACACAGAGGCCCTCTTTCGGGCTTCTTACAGGCACAAAAAAAGCCGGGATTGCGGCCCGGCTCTCTGCTTCACATAAAACTCTTGAGGTGAATTATGCATCTGCAGGAATCCAGTATACAAGCCCCCTCGAATCTCGCGCCACAAAACGCGAAGTTCGATTTCGTGGCGCGCAACCAAATCGTAGCCATCGTCGACGGTGAGGCGGTGACCACCACCGGGACCATCGCTCACGAAACCGGTAATGAGCACGCCAGCGTGATTGCCTTGGTTCGCAAGTACCAGGCCGACTTCAGCGAATTCGGAGGGGTGCGATTCCAAATCGAACCCTTCGAGACTGCTGGCGGCATGCAATCCCGCGAGATCGCGCTGATGAACGAGCAGCAGGCGACCCTCCTGCTGACCTACATGCGTAACACGGCCATCGTCCGTGAGTTCAAGAAGCGCTTGGTGAAGGAGTTCTGGCGCCTGGCTAAATCCGGCCCGGCCCAGCCCGCCGACCTGAGCAAGCTGGAAATCCTCCAGATGGCCCTGGAGTCGGAGAAGGCCCGCGTGCTGCTCACAGTCCAAGTCGAGGCCCAGACCAAGAAGATCGATCACCTGGAAAACCTGTTCAAGGAGGGTATGAGCCACGTCCAGTTCTGCAAGGGCCTGAATGGGGTCAACGTGATGCAGGTGGGTCACTTCCTTGAAGGCCGAAGCTGGCTCTACAACGAGAGCAAGTCCGGCACCCGGTACCGCGTCGCCGCCTACGCCCGCGACAAGTACATGACCGAGCACCAGCAAACCATCACCCCTCATGGCAAAGAGGCCTTCATCAGCTTCACGCCGATCCTGCTGCGCAAAGGCGCCATACGCCTGTACGAGCTGTACCTGGCCGACGAGCTGCCCATGAAGAAGAACTGGGACGGCCTGCACACCCACGACAAGGCCGTGCGGGGTGCAGCATGAGCACCATCAAGCGAAACCTCCAGAAGCTGGTTGATCGTGTGAAGTTGAATCGTCGCTTCTGTGCTGATGAGCACCACCATGCCCTGGCCGATGGAGTGCAGGATCTACTCGCTGAGATCGAGCAGCTTCGTGAAGCCAATGAGCAGGTGTGCACCAACTACAACCGCGTGAGCTTCACATCAGAGGAGCGCGGCAAGCAAATCGATCAGCTAAAGGCCGAGAACGAAGAGCTCAAGCAGAACATGTACTACAGCGACCAAATTATCGAGACCAGGACCCGTCTGCTGAAATTGATCCCACCATGCCCTGTGCACGGCGAGGAGTGTGTTCCACATGCGATGGAATGGGTGTCCGCAGCTCTGGCCAAGGAGCGTGCTCAGTGAGCGTCCAATCCATGTCCTGGGCTTTGGAGCAGCGCGACATCGTAGACGCCACTGCGCGCTACGTGCTGCTGGTCCTGGCCAACTATGCCGACAAGAACGGCCGAGGGGCTTTTCCGTCCTCCGCAAGCATCAGCGATGACACTGGCCTGTCCATCCGCACGGTCAAGTACAAGCTCGACCACCTGCTGGAGATCGGCGTAATTCGCCTTGGAAATCAGGCAATTGCCGGCGCCTACATCGACCGTCACGACCGTCGCCCGACCGTCTACGACTTGTGCATAGAACGGGGTGCACCAGTTGCACCCGGTTCGGAACGGGGTGCAAATGACGACAGAACGGGGTGCAGCTCACGACAGAACGGGGTGCAAGCCACGATAGAACGGGGTGCAGGAGCTGCACCCAATCCATCAATAAACCATCAAGGAACCATCAAAGAACCGAAGGGGCCAGTCGCTGACGCTCCTGCGGCTCCGAAGAATGGCCAGAAGTTCGACCCGTTGACTGCCAAGCCGGGCAACGTGAGCAGCGCTGTTTGGGCTGACTGGTGCCAGCACCGCAAAGAGATCCGCAAGCCGCTGACCGCCACCACCTGCGCGAAGCAGGCCAAGACCCTGGCCGGCCACCACGCGCCTGACGCCGTGATCAACCAGTCAATCAGCAACGGCTGGACCGGCCTGTTCCCGGAGAAGGTGCTGCCGGGTGCACAGCAGCGCGGTACCCGCTCCAACGAACCCGACTTCAACGACTCATCCTGGGCCGAAGGGCTGATGGTGCGCACATGAAATCAGCAAACCAACTGATGGCGGCGATGCAGAACCTACCGCCAGAGCTGCACGGCGGCCCGGTTGTTGTCTCGCTGGAGACGGCCGAGGTGGTCAATGGCCTGTTCCGCCGTCTGCGCGGCATCTTCCCTGCCTGGCGCCAAGCCTGGCCATCCACCGAGGCTCTGGCGGCCGCCAAGGAGGAGTGGATCAAGGAGTTCGCCGCCGAGGGCATCCGCACCATCGAGCAGATCGAGTTCGGCATCGAGAAGTGCCGCAAGCTCAAGAAGCCCTTTGCGCCGAGCGTTGGCGAGTTCATCGCCATGTGCCAGCCGACGCCTGAGGACTTCGGCATGCCGGCGCCGGCCGCTGCCTGGGTCGAGGCCCTGCTGGGCGTCTATAGCCACGAGGGGGTGAAGATCGCCGCCGTGGCCACCGGGTTGTTCGACCTGCGCGCCGCACAGCAGAACGACAAGGGCCTGCAGGCGCGCTTCGACCGGGCCTACGAGATCGTGCTGCGCCGGGCAAAGGAAGGCCAGCCACTGGACGGCAAGATCGCCACCGGCATCGGCCACGACAGCCAGAAGAGCCTGAGCGATCTGGCAGACGAATACGCAAGCCAACGCCAGGCCCGCCTGCTGGACCTTCAGCAGATCCCGTCGAGCGTCGCCGCGTGCCGTGCACACCTGCTGGCCAAGTTGAACATCAAGCGCGCCGGGCAGCCGGCCGGGGAGGGGGTGTGATGCGTACCTACCTCAAAGCCGTGCTGATGATCGTGCTGGCACCGACCGTGATCATCGCGGCATCTGCGGCCTTCACCCTGTGGGTCAGGTTCGCCGTGTCACTGGATCTGTCGTGGCCCGCGAAGCTGGCGATCATGGTAGGCCCGTCGATCCTGCTGGCCGCCATCCCCTCCGCCTGGCTGATGAACAAGCTCGAGGAGAAGCACTGATGGACACCAACAAGATGCGCGAGCAGTTCGAGCAATGGGCCAAGAATCGATACAGCTGGCACCTGCATGACGATGCCCGTGATCCAGAAGAGCGGACCCTGGCCAGCTGGAATGGCGATGCTTACGGCAACCGGATTGTTGAAGGCATGTGGCAAGCCTGGCAGGCCTCCCGCGAGGCCGTGGTGGTGGAGCTGCTCGCAGATGACGGCATGGATGGCCATCTGTGGGCGCCCGATGTAGTCGCAGCCATCGAGGCCCAAGGTCTGAAGGTGGCGCCATGACCGAGAAAATATCTGTCAACAGCCAGGCCAAGCTGTCCGAGGCAATCACCATGATGACCCGGCTGTTCCGCGATAAGAAGTTCGTCGTGGTCAGCATGCGCCCGGGCAGGGACCGCACCCTTGACCAGAACGCCCTGTGGTGGGCGATGTACGACCGGATCGCCAAGAGCACCGAGATGGGCGAAATCGAGGATGTCCGCCGGTACTGCAAGCTGCACTTCGGCGTGCCGATCATGCGCGCCGGCTGTGAAGAGTTCCGCACCGGCTGGGCCGAGTCGTTCATCCATCTGCCGTATGAGGTGAAGCTGCGCCTGATGGGGCCGTGCGCGATGTTCGGTCCGGATGGCTTCCCGGTGACCCGGCTGTTCGACCGGGCCCAGGGCTGCCAGTACACAGACCGCATCGTGGCAGAGTTCGCGCCGCAGGGCGTGTTCTTTGGTGACCTGCTGAGCGAGGAGGCGGCATGAGACCAGTCAACAAAGTCGCAGCTCGAGTTGTTGCAAATGGAGAGTCTTTCGAGTTTCGGGCTCTGCCTACGGAAGTCTGCTCTGGCCTGCCGCTGCCAACAAAGCCAGTTCCCGGTGGCGTTGAAGATCTGAGCGGCCGAAAGTTCGGGCGGCTCACCGTCATCGGTCTGAGCGCCGACTTGCGCGGGCGCTGGGTTTGTCGCTGCACCTGCAGTAACTACGTGATTCGCCGAACAGCAGCGGTCCTGAATGCTGCCCCTGACTCGTCGTGCCCGCAATGCTATTTGCTGGCTGTGGCCAAGCGTCACGAGTTCATCCGCCGCACCGGGAAGGAGCGACACACCAGGGAGTTCATGGCATGAGGACAGAGATCAAGCCGAAGAAGTGCAAGGCGCCAGGTTGTGGAAAGCACTTCACGCCGACCATGACCACGCAGAAGGTGTGCAGCATCGCATGTGCCAAGGCCATCGCCAAAGATCCGAAGCTGCAGAAGGTTGCGGCCAAGGCTATCACCAAGCAGGCCCGCCAGGACCTGCAGGAGCGCCGGGAGAAGCTGAAGACTCGCCGCGAGCACATGGCTGAGGCACAGACCGCGTTCAATGCCTACATCCGCGAGCGCGACGCCGGCCTGCCGTGTATCAGCTGCGACGCGAACCCAAGCGACCACGACCTCATCACCGGCAGCCGCTGGGACGCTGGCCATTACCGGTCGGTGGGCGCCTGCCCGGAGTTGCGGTTCGAGCCGCTCAACGTCCACCGGCAGTGCGTTAAGTGTAACCGGAACCTTTCGGGTAACGCGGTCGAGTACCGCATTCGCTTGGTCAAGCGCATCGGCGCCGACCAGGTTGAATGGCTCGAAGGGCCTCATAAGCCCCAGCGCCTGACCATCGAAGACCTGCAGGCCATCAAGGCACTGTACAGGCAGAAGCTCAAAGACCTGAGGAGGGCTGCAGCATGAACTGGACACCAATCGACAGCGCCCAGCTGCTGGCTCTGGGCATTTTCATCTTCGCCGGATACTGCATCGTGCGTGGAATGGTGCTCAAGGCGCGTCGCAAGCGCGAGGAGGGTGGCCCATGCAACTGAACAGCGCGCGTCAGGCCTGGCACGACTGCTACCACGTCGCCTGGGACAGCCAGGGGTCGTTCATCGAGCAGCTTGGGCTGCTGGGGGCCATGGTCCAGACCACGGAACGGCAGCGCCACGCCGGCCACGCCGCACACCAGGTCATCGCCGGCCAGGTGCAGTCGGCGATCGGCAAGCTAACCGCGCACGTGAAGGCCTTCGGCAACTTCATGTACTCACCGCGGCTCGATGTCGACACCAAGGAGACGGCCGAAGAATCGGTTTTCATCATGGTGATGCAGCGCTCTCCGCGCATGACCGCCGCCAAGCGCGAAAAGCTCGAGTACGTGGTCAAGGGCGTCATGGCCCGGTACCGGTACATGCACCAGGGCGGCCAGTCGGCCAACGAGGACCCGCTGGTGTCTCCTGAGGGGTTCCGCGCATGGATGGATGCCCATTACGGGGTAGCGCTGGATTCGCGCAACTGGGAGCGCGATTGGGGTGATGTGATCCGCGTTGCCTTCGAGTGCTGCGAGGATCTGGACAGGGATGCACTGAGCCCGGTGGCAGCGGCAATTTACGAAATGCGCAGGGCCGCTTGAGGCCCTATTGCGTTCCCGTGCGGGTGGTGGCATGATTTCGCCATCCTGATAATTTTGCCTTCGGCAAACACCCACATGAACCCGGCCATTGCGCCGGGTTTTTTGTTGCCTGTCGGGTGAGCTGGGACCCACTGCCAGTGTGGCCCGAAAGGGATAACTGGACGCGGATAAGCCGGTAGTGCCGCGATGCAGGAAAACACCGGCAGCCCGCGCACCCTTACCTCACATGCTCCGGGGTGGCGCGAGATCTGACCGGCGAGACCAGTGCAGTAGGGCGCTGGCGTCGGGAGGGTCTTCGGCGGACAGGTGGGGAAAGACCCACGCATAGCGGGCAAGCAGCAGGTTTGCCGCCAGCCTTCCAAGCTGAGCAGAGAAGGGTTCGATTCCCTCTGCCCGCCCCAATTTCGTTATGTGCTGCTCCGCACGCTTGCCCGGTCCCTCAATAGGGATTCCCCGGGCCCTTTATTCCAAGGACACCCCTATGGCCGAACCAACAAGCGCCGCTGCCAGCGTAGTGCTGGGCAAATACGGGTTGGTGATGGCTGCTTTCATCGGCTCGATCCTCTCTCTGGGCTTCCTGAAGGATCTGACCCGCTTCCAGGCCGCTACTGCGGTCGCCACTGGCTTCGGCTTCTCGGTCTACCTGACCCAGCCCGTCACCGCCTGGCTTGCCCCAAAGCTTGAGCTTGCGGTAACCGATGATCTGCTGTGCGGGGTAGCGTTCGTACTCGGCCTCACCGCCATGAACATCATCCCCGCGATCAAGGCTGCCATGGGGTCGTTCGTCACGGCGCGAGGTGCCTGATATGAACAACATCCTGGTTTCAGCGCTGACGGCCTTGGACGTGTTCCTGTGCGTCATGGTCGTGCTCGCTGCCTGCGACTACCTGCGCAAGGTTCGCCCGGTGGATCAGCCGCTGCTGAGCATCGCCTTCTACCTGGTAGCCATCGGCGGGTTCGGCGCATTCATCACCGCCCTTCAAGGGCATTGGGTGAACCCCTTTGGTGTGGTGCTCCACGCCGGGGTGGTTGCCTATGCCTGGGCCCGTCGCGGTCACGTCTTTAGCTGATCCGCGCCACAAAACAATGAAGTGCCATTTCGTGGCGCGGAGACAAATCTGTGACCACATCAAAACCGCGAATTCAAGTGCCATCTGGCGGGATTGTCACATCGGACAGTCTTTCCAACCTGGTCGCCAACATCGGCACCAACCGCGACAAGCGCATGCACAACCGGTTCGGGTTTCAGTTCGTCACCCCGTACGAACTGGAGGCGGCGTATCAGTCCAACTGGCTGGCCCGGCGCATCGTGGACAAGCCCAACGAAGATGCATTGCGCGAGTGGCGCACCTTCAGCGGCAAGGACGCGAAGAAGATCGCAGCCGAAGAGCGCCGACTTGGTGTGCAGCAGAAATACCTGGATGCATGCTGCTGGGCTGACCTGTACGGCGGCGCAGCCATGCTGATGATCACCGGCCAGGATTTGAGCAAGCCGCTCAACCTGGACAAGGTGAAGAAAGGCGGACTCAAGAACATCGTCGTGTTCGACCGTTGGGACATTCAGCCGAGCCAGTTCAACTTCACCGATCCTCTGGCGCCCAACTGGATGCTGCCCGAGGTGTACACGGTCGTGAATGGCCAGCAGCCCATCCACTACTCGCACGTCATCCGCCGCACTGGCGCCCGCCTGCCTCGCCGCATGGCTCAGTTCGAACAGGGCTGGGGTGATAGCCGCCTTCGTCGCTGCATGGAAGATCTGCGCGATGTGGTGGCGACCAAGGGCGGTATCGCATCGCTGGTGCTTGAGGCGAACGTCGACACCATCAGCGTGAAGGGGCTGCAGGGTGCATTGTCCAGCGCGCAGTGTGATCAGATCACTGAACGCTACCGCTTGTTCGGCATGCTCAAGGGGATCATCAACCTTGGCCTGCTGGACCAGGACAACGAGGTCTATGACCGCAAGAGCATCGCCTTCTCCGGCCTGAGCCAGATCATGGAGCAGTTCATGGTCTGGACTGCCGGCGCCGCAGAGATGCCGGTGACCGAGCTATGGGGGCAGTCTGCCGCTGGCCTGAGCGCTACCGGTGACGGCGACCTCAAGACCTATCACGGCACCATCAAGGGCAAACAGGATGGCCAGATGCGCCGAGACCTTGAGCGCCTGGATGAGGTGATGATCCGCTCCGCGCTGGGCACATACCCCGAAGACATCGAGTTCGAGTGGAATCCGCTCTACCAGAAGTCGAGCGTGGAAGAGGCTCAGGAGGACCTGGCAGACGCCCAGGCCGATCAGCTCAATATCGAGAGCCGCATCATTCGCCCGAGCCATGCCATGCGCCGCGCTCAGGCCAAGGGCCGATACGCCATCACCGACGAGCAGATCGCCGCCCAAGAGCAGCGTGAGAAGGACGAAGACAATGGCCTTGGCAGCGAAGAAGACCTCGACGCCTTCACCCTTGGAGGCCCTGACGGCGACAAACAAGACCCTGCTGGCGAGAAAGAGAAAACCCCGGGAGCCTGATCCGGTACGGCCAAGCGGTGACGCTGAGCGCTTCTACCGTGGCAGCCTCAATCAGCTGATCCGCACCATGTCGCAGCAGCTGTATGCGGTCCTTGGTCCTGAGCTGGCCCGTCTGAAGCCGCAGTACACCGCCGACAGCAAGGTCACCTTGGATGGCTGGACTGACGACATCCTCGCAGTAATCCGCCGGGTGTCGTCGACGTTCACAACCAGCCTGTTCGATCAGCAGGCCCGCCGGGTAGCGGCCGGCACCATAAGCCGGGCCGAAGCCGACAACGCCGAGGACTTCCGCAAGTCGGTCAACCGGGCCGTGGGAGTGGACTTCGATCTGATCACCAAGCCCAAGGGCATGGTCGACTATCTCGAAGCCTCCACCGCCGAGAACGTCAACCTGATCAAGTCCATCCCCGCCGAGTATTTCCAGCGGGTCGAGACGATCGTGCTGGGCGGCATGAAGAGCGGTCTCGCTCCCACGGCCATCGCCAAGCAGATTCAAGAGCAGACCGGTGTCAGCGCCCGGCGGGCCAAGCTCATCGCCCGGGACCAGGTCTCGCAACTGAACAGTGACCTCACCCGCCAGCGGCAGGCAGCAGCCGGCATCGAGTTCTACCGCGTTGAGACGGCCAAGGATCAGCGCGTCTCTGGTGACCCCAGTGGCAAGTACCCCAACGCAAAGATCAGCTGCTACGGCATCGCCAAGCAGGACATCGGCTACGGCCCGGGCGTTTACAAGGTATCCGAGGGCGCTACCTGGCGCGGCGTGACCAACCTGCACCCAGGCAAGCACCACCCGCTCTGCCGGTGCGTAGGGATATCCCTGATACCCGGCGTGAACTACTTCCCCGACAAGAACGGGTAGCACATGAAAAGAATGACCATCGACGCGGCCTTCACGCCGACGTCGCGCACTCGCACGCCTGAGGGTTACCTATGCGTGAAGGGCATTGCGGCCCGCACGGGGGTGTACCAGTACGTTTCGACTGAACTGGACCTGCCGGGACCGGCCCGCATCGTGAACGTCTACAAGCCCGCCGAAGAGCTGTTCAGCCCTGAGTCGATGGCCACGTACGTCGACAAGGACGTAACCAACGACCATCCCGAAGACTTGGTCGACTCGACCACCTTCCGCGAGGTCTCCGTCGGCCACGTTCGCGGCGTTGAGCAGGACGGCGAGAACCTCGTCGTCGACATGATCATCAAGGATCAGTCGGCCATCGATGACATCGAGTCGGGCAAGGCCGAGCTATCGCCGGGCTACACCGCTGAATACGTGGAAGAGCCTGGCGTTGCGCCAGGCGGCCAGTCCTACGAGTACACCCAGCGCACCATTCTGAACAACCACATGGCGGTTGTAGAGGCAGCACGGGCCGGAAAGGTCGCCCGTATTTTTGACCACAAACCGAAAGGTACCCCAACCATGGCGACCCGGAAGCTCTTTCTGGACTCCAACAAAACCCTCTCCGTCGTGCTGGACGAAGAGCAGGCAGTGATCGTCGAGGACGGCATTGCAAAGCTCATGAAGTCCCTCGACGAAGCCAATGAACGCGCCGACAAGGCCGAAGCCACCAAGGACGAAGCCGAGGAGAAGTTGGAAGAGGCCAAAAAGGCCACCTCCGACGCTGCCATCGGCGTTCGCGTCAAGCAGACCTTGGACACCATCGCTTCCGCCTCGAAGATCGTGAAGAACTTCGACAGCAAGGGCCTGGTATCCCCGCTGGAGATCAAGCGCGCCGCGCTGACCCAGCTGAAGCCCACCCGAGACTGGGCCGGCAAGTCCGAGGCCTACATCACCGCCGCCTTCGACTCCGCCGAGGAGGATGCGAAGGAAACCAACGACGAGGATGACGACGAGGACGCTCAGGCGACCAAGGACAGCCTCGCCGGCCTGGCCAAGGACCTGAAGAATCGTCCGAAGCTGACCAATGACGGCTCCGATGCCTACAACAAGTTCCTGCGGGGTGAAAAGTAATGGCTACCGCTTTCGATACCTTCGACCAGTACGCCGGCAAGGCCTACGAAGGCCAGATCAACGACCTGTCCATGGCCGACATCACCTCGGGCGTGGCTGACGTTGCCATCCCGTTCGCCCGTGCCGTCGTTTCCGGCTCGGCCGCCAAGCGTGACGCATTGCCCGGCGCCGGTGCTGGCTTCTTCCTGGGCATCTCGGTGCGCAAGACCGTAGGAGTCAGCTCCAGCTACATCAGCGGCCAGGGCAACGGCACTTCGAACGTGGTCGGCAGCTACCGCGCTGGCGAAGAGACCTCGCGCGTCTCCCATGGCCGCGTTTGGGTAAAGACCATCGACGGCGCCACTGTTGGCGCTCAGGTCTACGCCAAGCCCACCACAGGCGAGCTGACCAATGCCGCAACTGCTGGCAACCATCTGCTCCAGGGCTGCACCTTCCTGACCGCTGCGGCGGCCGGTGAGCTGGCACTGATGCAAGTCAAGGCCATTGGCCTCACCACCATCGCCGCGTAAGGAGCGATCACATGCGAACTATGGACGCACAGGCCCAGGCGCAACTGGGCTTCCTGGTCGGTAACCTGACCTACATCGAGCAAGAGGTGCTGCGTCAGCCGTACGCGGAGATCATGTATCCCCGCATTCTCGCCGTTGACACTTCGGCTCCGGACTATACCGAGTCCATCGGATTCAAGGTTCTGGACTACAAAGGTGAACCGGCACCGATCGGCGACCTCTCGCACGACTTCCCGGTTGCCGAGATCGGCTCGAAAATCGGCGGCGTTGACGTCGTCCAGGCTGGCCTGGGCTACTTCTACACCCAGATCGAAGTCGGCAAAGCCATGGAAATGGCCAATGCCCAGGGCTTCGGCGGCGCGATCAACTACCTGGCCGAGAAGCCAATCGCGACCCGCACCCTGACCGAGCAGTGGCTGGACCGTGTTGCCTTCGTCGGTGATGCGCGCTGGCCTTCGCTGGCTACTGGCGGCCTGCTGAAATACCCGGGCGTGCCTGTGGTGTCCAGTGGCACCCTGCTGGGCGGCGCCAACAAGACAATCGCCCAGATCCTGGCCGGTGGAGGCGAGACCGCTGCCAACGAGATCCTCACGCTGCTGAACAACGCGATCCTGCGCGTTTACGCCACTCAGACCAACTCGATCTTCCGTCCAACTCATATCCTGATGCCGCTCATCGAGTACGGCCTGCTGACCACCTTCCGAATCCCGAATACCTCGGAAACCTTGATCAGCTACCTGGAGAGAGTGCTGAAGATCACCATCGAGCCGATCTTGCAGGCGGCCACGGCGGGCGCCGGCGGCGGCAACCGCATGATGATCTACACCAAGAACCCTCAGTTCGCGAAGTTCCACCTGCCGATGCCGTACCAGCTCAATGCGCCGATCCCGTCACATGGCGGCCTGCGCTTCGAAGCTGCCGGCGTGGTTCGTACCGCGGGCACCGAGCTGCGCGTGCCGCTCTCCCACCTCTACGTCGACAACATCTAAGGGGGTCACATGGCCAAGCCGAAGAAAGACGACGATGCGAAGGTGTGGACCAATGTCAGTGCCAACCCGGTGATCCTGAGCGACGGCAGCACTGTCGCGCCGGGCGAGGCTACCACCGAAGCCCAGGCCGCGCTGGTGCCGGGATCCTGTTGGGAGGAGTGGCGGGTTCTGGTGCCAGGCTCCGCCGAGCAGAGCTTCGCCGCTGACCAGCAGATTGACGAACTCCGCCAGGAGAACGCTCAGCTTCGCCAGCAGCTCGCCGACGCCGCCACCGCTGCCTCCAGTGCTGCCACTGAGCACGGCGAGGCTGTCGCCAAGCTCAATCAGGAGATCGAAGCCCTCAAGGCTCAGATCAAGCCGGCTGAGTAACGAGAGTGCCCCTGCTCTGCGGGGGCAGTCCTGGAGCATCCGATGGCTTCCATCACGAATATCAGCTCGCATCGCATCGACCTGGCCGACCTTTCGTTGGCGCCGGGCGAAGCGATCGAGCACTTCGACGACCGAGAGGCCGAGCGCCTGAAGTCGACGAATTTCTACCGGGCCGGCTGGATCAAGGTTGGCCCATCGCCCGAGCCAGAACAGGAAGAGCAGACCGATGAGTAACGAAGAGCAAGCCGTGCTGATGCTCAAGGGCCTGGTCAGTGACCTGTCGGCCGAGGAGCAGGAGCAGTACCGGGATGCGAGGGATCGCATTCTGGCAATCATCAAAGAAGGTCAACCAGCAGGCCTTGCCCTGATCGTGGTCGCCGCAGAAATTTCCGCCAGTTAATCGAGGTGCGCCCGCCATGGCCGAACTGAACATCCCAGTGACGTCAGAGATGGTCGCTGAATTCCGCGAGTTCTACGAAGAGTTCGCCGACCCGGCCAAGTGGTCCGACGCCAAGATCACCAAGGCGCTGAACATCGCCAAGGGCGAATTCGGCACCTGTGGCAACTGGGGCATCTATGGCCCTTATTCGTTCCTGCAGCGCGGATGGTTCGCCCTGGCGGCCCACTACCTGACCTGGAATGCGGCCACCACTGCCGCGACCGGCGCCGATGGTAGCGCCACCACGCCCTACGCCGTGGCCAGCAAGAGCGTTCGCGATGAGTCGGTGTCATACGCCGTCCCAGGCGCGAACGCATCGCTGACGGCATGGGAGGCGGCAGTGGCACTCACCCCGTACGGGCTTGAGTATCTACACCTGCGGCAGCGGGCCGGCATGGGGGCGATCTGCGTATGATCCGGCCGACCGTCAGCATGATCGGCACACAGCAGGTGGAGAAGGCTCTCAAGGACCTTCAGAAGAAATTGGAGGGCAAGGAGCGCGTACTTGTTGGCGTTCCAAGCGGTGCGGGAGTCTATGAAGATGGGTTGACCATCGCCACCATCGCCGCAGTGAACGAGTTCGGCGCCAAGGACATCAAGCACAAGGGTGGTGTCTCGTATGGGTACAACACTCAGAAGGACGCCGAGGAAGGCCGGGTACGCTTCCTGAAGTCCGGCGAAGGATTCATGGAGCTTGGCAAGACCGGAGCGTACTCCGGCAGCATCCCGGCCAGGCCATTCCTGCGCCCAGGCGTCGAGAATGTTGCTCCTACCCTGGTGCTGTTGGCCGAGGTGCAAATCCCCAAGGTGCTTTCCGGGGAGTTCACCATGCTCCAGATACTTCAGCAGATGGGGCAGATGGCAGAGGATGGCGTGAGGACGCAGATAACCAACCTGAAAGACCCGCCCAACGCCAAATCCACCATACGCAAGAAGGGTTCAGACAATCCGCTTATCGACACCGGCAACCTTCGCCAGTCGATCCGCTATGTCATTGGCGGTAAGGATGAGCCTATCGAGGAGGGTATCTGATGGGCCTGAACATGCGCGGCCACGTCAGCGGCCCTTTCGTGTCGCATCGCAGCGTGCAGCGGATGCGCTACAGCAGCGAGATCATCGACTTTGAACCGAAGCTGACCATGACGCTGCTCGACACATTCGATGCCAACGTCCAGCCGGCCAGCGACAAGGAAATCGAGTTTCTCCAGATCGGCGCCGAGCGGGTCAACGATATTCGGGTCATCCATCGCAACGACGGCAAGGGCATTGAGGTATCAACCCCGGGCAACCTGGCCGACATCCTCGTCTTCGCCGAGACCCCGGACAAGCCCGCCACCTGGTGGAAGGCCATGGCGACCGACTACCGCCCTCGGCACAACTTCTGCCGCGCGGTGATCGCCAAGCTGGACCCGGCCGAGATCGAGAAGCTGCAGGGGTACGCCAATGCATAAGTTGCGCGGCGATCTGATCGCACTCTTCCGGCAGGGTCACTTCGATGTGATCGTCCATGGACAGAACTGCCACTGCAACATGGATGACGGCATCGCCAAAACGATTGCCTCATTCTTCCCTGAGGCTCTCTTGGCAGACATGGCGACCAAGCCATATGACCGATCAAAGCTCGGGACGTACACCAAAGCCGTGGTCCCCCATGGCGTCATCATCAATGCCTATACCCAATACGACTGGTGCGGGTCTCGACCGGGCGGACTTCCCCTCACGGAATATCAGGCGCTGCGCGATGCATTCCGGGCGGCGATGGGCGAGTTTGGCGGACAGGGCCGGCGATGGGGGGTACCTGCTATAGGTGCAGCCCGAGGTGGCGGTGACTGGGGCGTTATCAGCGAAATCATCGATGAGGAACTGGCGGGTGAAAACGTCACCTTTGTCGAGTTCGATGGGCCAGACAGCGCCTATGGCGACTACCGGCGAAACATGAGGCGACCCCATGGTTGATACCGTCGCATTGACCAAGGTCGTGTGCCAGGTCGTGGTCGAGGCCACTGGGCTGCCGGCCAACAAGGTGATCGTCGGCGACCCGGGCACATCGGCACCATCAGGCACCTACGCCGCCGTACGCATCGACAGCCCTGCCCAGTTCGGTCAGGCGCTCAAGACGCAGCGCAACGTGCCCGCCACCGATGACCCGCGCTTCGAGGACATCATCGAGCGCGTGGCCACCCAGTTCACCATCGGGTTCAGCGTCAACATCTACCGCGCCGGCGCCATGGGCATGGCCATGTCCCTGTGCGAGGCGAACAAGCGCGAGCCGATCAAGACCATACTGCGCCGCGCCAAGCTGGGCTGGTCCCGCGTATCTCCCATCAACAACCTGACCGGCCTCTACCAAGCGGCTATGGAAGAGCGTTCGCAGGTCACCCTGTACCTCTACGGCGAATCCGTAGCTGAAGACCGCATCCAGCGGATCTACCGCGTCGGCTTCGAGGTTCAAACCGAACAATCTGGCGCCATCGCGCAAGGGGAAGTAAATGCCTTATCCGGCTGAGAACATCATCAACATCGTCACGAACATCCGTGCGGCCGGCCTGGGCACTGCCAACTTTGGCGCGGGCATGGTCTTCGCGGACTTCGACTCGTCCACGGACGCGACCTTTGCCGAGGGCTCGTACCGAGACTACGGCGGGGTCTCGGCGGTCGCAGCTAACTTCAGTATCGCGTCCGACCCATACCTCGCTGCGCTGGCCTGGTTCTCGGCGGTGCCGAAGCCTCGGTCCCTGCGCATCTACCTGCGCCAGGAGAATGACAGCCCGGTCGAATCTCTCAATGACGCCATCAACAAGCGCATCTGGTTCTACTGGTTCGAGTTCGAGACCACCATCCGCGCGAACGACGCCGATGTGCTGGCCCTGATTGCCGCCGGCGATGCAGCCGGCAAGTTCTACGCGGGCACCACCAACCAGGCGGATGTGCGCACTCCAGGCCTGGCCACCGACATCGTCAGCAAGGCCAAGCTGCAGGGTTCGCGCCGGGCTTTCCTGCTCAGCCATGCCACCGCCCCGTACGCCGGTTTCGAGCTGGGCGCAGTGTTCAGCCGGGTCAACTTCAACGCCGCGAACTCGACCATCACCGGCGAGTTCAAGAAGCTGCCCGGCATCGTTGCCGAAGACCTGACGAACACCGCCTACAGCGCGATGAAAGAGAAAGGCGCGCCGTTCTATACGATCGTCGAAACCGGTGGCCAAGTGGATGCCGGCCGGGTGATCAACTCCAAGTCGACCTCCAGCTACGGCGAGTTCATCGACGACGTGTTCAACCTGGACGGCTTCGTCAACACGCTGACCGTCAACGTGTACAACGCCTTGGCCAATGCCAAGAAGCTTGGGCAGACTCCGGACGGGCAGCAGGTACTGATTGATGCCGCATCCCAAGTTGGGCAGCGCTACATCGACAACGGATATCTGGGTCCTCGCACCTACACCGACGACGAAACCGGCGAAGAGAAGCTCAGCGATGGCTGGCTGATGCTCAGCAAAGCTGAAGACATTCTCAGCATTTTGGACGCAGAGCGGTCAGGTCGTTTCTCGGCCCCAATACGCATGCGGGTATTCCGTGCCGGCGCAATTCACGCCGTAGACATCACCGTCGACGTCGAATAAGGAGTTTGAAAAATGGCAGTAGCTGATTTCTCTGCGGAGAACTGCGTCCACGTCATTACCGGTGTTGGCGTAATCGATGACTGGGGCCGCACGGACCCACCCGCCACGATCGAGTACATCGATGAAAACGGGGTTTTGATTCGAGGCCTGGGCGGCAACGCTGTGCGATTTCACCGCAAAAATCCTGGCGTCCGCGTCACCTACAACCTGATGCCAGGTAGTCCTCAGGCGCTTGCGCTGCAAGCTCAGGTCAATGCCAAGTCGGAGATATCGGGGTCCTACGCCTCTATCGCAGGTTTAGAGGGCGCTGTTTTCTCCGAGGGCATCATCACACGTGGCAAGTCCATGGCGCGCAGCGGGCCTGGACTCAACGATGCAACCTTCGTCCTGGAGTTTAACAAGGCGAAAATCGTATGACCCAGGCTAAGGACTACATCCGCAAGATAGAGCACGAGGGTGTGACCTACACCTTTGGTATGCCCAGCGCTGAAAAGCAGCGCGCGGTGCTGTTCCGTCTCGGAAAGTACGGGGTCGAGCCACTAATTCGTGGCCTGGCGCAGGCCGAGCTCGGCGCCGCATCTTCGGTAGCCATCGCCGGACAGATCGTTGGGGTAATGCTGTCTCGCATCCCAGAGGATGATTTCAACTTCATCTGCGACACGATGCTTTGCCAGCTTCACGCCGGCGGCGAGCTGCAGTCGATCAACCACTTTTCAGGTCGCCTGAAGACCTACTTCACCCTGGTGGTTCTGGCCCTCGGGAACGTGTTCGAGGATTTTACCGGACTCCTGACCCTCTTCCAGAGCTCTACCGGTTCAGCCGGGGAGCCCGGGGCGAGTCAGGAGAACGCCTCAACCCAGCCATCGACTGGGATCTCTGGCGACCCTGCGTAGGGATCCCCGGGGTTTGCCCTCCGCTCTGCACCTACAAAGACCTCACTGACGGCACCTACTCGCTGGGCTGGGTCAAGCGCGCCAACCTGGCGATGGATGAAATGCTGTACGTGCGGCAGCTGCACGACGAGAGCCGGAGAGCGAACCCGTGAAAGTACTTGAGAGCTTCCTGATCGCCCTAGGCATCAAGGTCGATGAGAAATCGTTCCAGAAGGCCGACGCGGCTTTCGGCGGGCTCACCAAGTCAGCGCTGCAGTTCGGCGCCGTGCTGGCAAGCAAGCTGGCCATCGACAAGGTGGTGGGCGACTTCAAGAACGCCGGCACCGAGCTGAACAACTTCAACCGACTGACCGGGCTCAGCACCCAGAATGTGCAGGCCCTGGGCCAGGCTCTGGCCGCTCAGGGTGGGAATGCGCAAGACGCCTTCGCAGCCATGCAGAAGATCCAGGACCTTATGGCATCCCCAATCACGGGAAATGTCGGCTGGTTTGGCGATGTGGCCAAGCTGGGGCTCGATCCGAACGCCATCATCGGCGCTCAGGACACGGCCGAGGCACTGGCCAACATCGCGGGTGCCTTCGAGAAAATGACGCCGCTGAATCAGCGCCTCGCCGGCCAGGCCTTGGGCTTCGACGAGAACACCATACGCCTGCTGATGAAGGGGCGCGACGAGGTCGAGAAGCAGCTGGATTCCCGCAGCAAGCTGGGGATCATGACTCAGAAGCAGGTAGAAGACGCCGCACGCCTTACCAAGGCGAACGCTGAGCTCAACCTGGTGTTCACCGACATGGGTAACACGATCGCGGGCGAGCTGGTGCCTGCCTTTGCCGAGCTGGCTGAGGACTTCACCGCCTTCTACCGCGACAACAAGGACCTAGTGGACTCGGGGCTTGAGGCCTTCTTCGGGACCCTGGCCAAGAACGTCGAACTGGTTTCAGCAGCCCTGATCCTTATGGGTGGCGCCAGCGCATTGAAGGGCCTTGCGGCGCTTCGGGCGCTTGTCGGCCTTGGCGGCGTAGCTGGTGCAGCCGGTGCTGCTGGCGGTTCGGCAGCGGCTACAGCTGGCGCCTCGGGCCTTGCCATCGCGGGAGGCAGCGCGGCTGCGCTTCTGTACTCCTCCAGCCTGAACGAGGGCGAAGACAAGGAGTTAATCAACAACCGGATTAGGCGGGGCCAGTCCGAGGCAGCTGCCGCGACCATCGACTTCTTTCGCGCGAAAGGCTGGTCAGAGGATCAGGCCAAGGGAATTGCCGCCAATCTGGAGCAGGAAAGCAACTTCCAGCCAGATGCAGTCGGTGACGGCGGAAACGCCTACGGCATGGCGCAGTGGCACCCCGACCGGCAAGCCAACTTCGCCAAGTTCTCCGGCAAGGACATTCGCCAATCAACCGCGCAGGAGCAGCTGGAGTTCATCCACTACGAGCTCACGCGCGGGGGTGAGAAATCGGCCGGTGAAAAACTGAAGATGGCCACCAGCGCCCCGGAAGCTGCCGGAATCGTCTCCCAGTACTACGAGCGCCCAGCTGATACCAACGGTGAGATAACCCGCCGCGCGGCCATTGCCGAGTCATATGGCGGATCGCCAGAGCCTAAGCCAGAGGCTGCGCCTGTCATTGATCTGAGCAAGCCCGAAGAGTGGAAGAAGATCCAGGGCGAGCTGAGCAAGTCCTCGAACAATGGCCCTGGACTTATCGAGCAGCTGGAGTCATGGGCTAAGGCCCAGCGAAAGGCGCCTGAACAGTACAGCGCTAGCGACGTTGTAACGCCAGTAGCTGCCCCTGCCGCTGCGCAGGACGCGCCCGCACGGCCCGCGCAGCAGGTCCAGAACGTGGATAACCGCCAGTTCCATATCCATGGGGCCGACATTGGCAAGGTGAAGCAGGTGCTTAACGAAGAAATGGCCACGCTGATTAATCACACCTCTGAAAACTTCAAGAGTGCAGAAAAATGAGTATCGCCGATGGGGTCATGAGCATCTTTTCCAAAACGCTGCCCATGCTTGGCCCCATTGAGTTCGATGCCAAGCTTGAGGGTGCAACCAGCAAGTCCGTGCAGTTGACTGAATTTCCAGTTGAGTTCGGAACTAACGGTATTGACCACGCTAGACTTCGCCCGGACCGATATCTTCTGACCGGCGCCGTTTCCAATACTCCTCTAGGGCTATCGCTGGGCGAGATAGGAGTAATGGGTGACCTTGGCGCGGCTCTTGGCGGCGCCTCCCCATCGACGAGCATTGGGGGTGCAATAGGCTCATCTGTGGCAGCCTATCTTTTAGCGGGAAGTGAAAATACCAGGGCAGCGACTGCCTGGGCTGCACTGACTGCGCTGCTCAAGTCTCGATCAAGGTTTGATCTAGTGACTGAGTACGAAACTCTGGCGAACATGGTTCTGATTAGACTGGATCAGCGGACCCGGCCCGATGACGAAGACGGTTTGGTTTTCGTGGCTGAATTACAGCAAGCCCCGGTCGTCAAGTCGCAGGTCACGCGCGGCGTCACCTCTGCCGAGCAGCTTCTGCAACAGGACCCTGTGGCAACCCAAGGCGCACCGATGGTTACCTCGGGCTATGCCTCGGTTGAGGTGATGCCATGAGCCGCTACAGGGTCCAATTGCAGGCGCTCCCAGCTCAAACGTTCACCGCCCAGCTTGGTGCGAACACCCTGACGGTCGAGCTCCAATGGGCCGCTCGCCTGCAGGTGTTCCAGGTGAACATCCGGGCGGCGTCAGGCGCTCTGCTTACGGCTGGGCGGTACCTGCTGCCTGGAGTTGATCTTCTGGCCGGGCTCTACCCGCCGTCAAAGGTCGAATACGGATCGCTGACGCTGGAAGGCGCTCAGCCGACGCCGGACAACCTCGGAAAAGACAACCTCTTGGTGTGGTCGGATGAGTGAAGAAATCTACCTGCGCCGGTACCGCCTGAAGCTTGGGCGTGACTCAGGCGGCCGCGTGTACGAGATGAACCCTGACGGCGACGGCCTGCGGATCACCTTTCAGATAATTCACTTCGCCGGCAATGCCTTCAGCGTGGCCGAGATCACGATCTACAACACCTCTGCCTACTCCACCCGCCAGATGCTTGGCGACGGTATCGCCAAGAAATACGAGTTCATCTCGCTGGAGGCTGGTTATGCCAGCACCTTCGGCAGTGTGTTCCTGGGGCAGATCACCAACGTCCAGAAAGTCATGGAGGACGGCGGATCAACAAGGGGCGTGAAGTTCTTCTGCCGCTCGCAGGCCAAGGAGCGGGACGAGCGGATCATCAACCTGACCCTTTCGCCTGAAACCGACCCCGTCCAGATCATCGAGGAGTGTGCGCAGCGTTTCGGCGGAGAGATTCAGTTTTTCGGTGATTTCGCAGACCTCAAGCGCAGGTCAGGCGGCACCGTGCTTCAAGGCAGCCCTGTCGCCTGCATGAACGAACTGGCCGGCACCTGGGAGTTCGATTGGATGATCGAGAACGGCGCCACCAAGATCATCAAGAAAGGCTTCGCCATGCCCAACGAGGTGTTCGTCATAAACGCAGCCAGCGGAATGATCGGCTCCCCGGTGGTGACCGACACAGAGGTGGGAATCAGGTGCGCGCTCAACCCCAAGCTCAAGCTGGGCAACACAATCAAGCTCGAATCCATGGCCCCGCAGTTTGAATTCTCCGGGGCTTTTTTCTATGAGGTCCCACGCACCATCGGCGAGGGCTTCTACCGAATCAACTCCCTGGCCATCCTCGGTGACTCACACGGCGACGAGTGGGAAACCCAGATCAGCTGCTTGCGGCTGGACACCATGGCCCAGGCCGGCATATCCGAAAGGGCTACCCGATGAGCGACCCGTTAGCATCCCGCACGCGGGAGCAGTTCGCGAAGATGCTGCGCGATATCTTCGGCGAGTACCTCAAGGACAACGTTCGCACCAGCGTCCCCGGCCACGTCCTGAGCTTCGACCCGGCCAACCAGCTGGCCGAGGTGCAGATCGGGCTGATGATCGAGGACAGACAAGGCAACGCAGAGGCCCGCCGCCCCATCGTCCGGGTGCCAGTGCAGTTCTGGGGAGCCTCTGGCGGCACGCTAGAGTGCCGAGTCTCCCAAGGCACCGAGGGCTCCATCATGTTCTCGCAGGAGTGCATCGACTCCTGGGTAGATCAGGGCGGCGTGGCTGCCAAGTCCGAGCCGCGGCGCTTCTCCATCAACGACGCCTACTTCATGCCTGGTGTCCGATCTGTACCGGGGGCGATCAAAGATTTCGCCAATGACGGCATCCGGCTTCGAAACAACAGCGGGTCGATGTACGCCTGGCTGAAGGATGACACGTCAATTTCACTGAGCAACGGCGCCGGGTTCATCACCATCGGTGCCGACGGCACGGTGAATATCAACGGTGTGACCATCAGCCCAGCAAGCCTCGTTACGACCCCGAACGACGTTGTAGCGGGCGAGATCAGCCTCAGGCTGCATCGGACCTCTGGCGTCCAGCAAGGCACGCAGATCAGTGGAGTACCCGTCCCATGACCGTGCGCAAGCTAGACGCCAACGGCGACTTGGCCATGGGTCAGGACAAGCTGCTGACCGGCTACTCAGCCGAAGAGGTAGCTCAGAACGTCCGTACCCGGCTCAAGCTCTTCCTGGGCGAGTGGTTCCTGAATACGGCGGACGGCACCGACTGGTTCGGCGGCGTGCTAGGCAAAGGCTCGCGCCTGGCCACCCGAGAATCGATCATCCGCCGCCGCATCCTGCTCACACCTGGCTGCGTCGGTATGACGGCCTTCAGCGTCACCTCGGATGCAGTAACCCGCCAACTCACCGTGGCCGCGACCATCATCAGCGCCTCAGGCGAGAGCGCCGACATCAACTTCGTACAGGCAATCGTCTAATGGCCGAAATCAATGACCAGGGCATCACGGGCACTTCGCTGAATGAGTACTTGGCCGACCTGCAGACCCGGACGCTCGCGATAGACCCGGATTGGAACCTTGACCCTGATACGCCGGATGGCGAAAAGCTCGGTATCGACGCCGAGATGCTGGCCAACCTGGACGAAGGCATCGTGGCCGCCTACCGGGCCAAGGACCCGGACAGCGCGACGGGTGAGGCCTTGCGCAACATCGGCAAGATCTCCGGCGTTGCCATCCGCGATGCAACCTACTCGGTCGCGCCGATCACCATTACCGGCCCGGCCGGAACCGTTCTGCCGGCAAACTCGCAGATTCGCAGCAAGGTCGACAACACACTCTGGCTGACCACCGCTGCGATCGTGATCGGTGTCTCGCAGAGCGCCACCGGCTTCGCTACCTGTGTTACTCCCGGTCGCGTGCTGGCTGCAGCCGGAGAGCTGACAGTGATCGGCACCCCATACCCTGGTTGGTCATCGGTGACCAATGCCGCCGCCGCCCCGGGCGAAGATGCTGAATCGGACGTTGAATTCCGTGCCCGGAGAAACAATTCGGTGTCGCTGCCTGGCAGCAACATGAAGGACAACATGAAGGCCGCCATCGCTAATGTTCCTGGTGTAACGGCTGTAGAAGTCCTGGAGAACAACAGCGATGAGCCGGTCGACCCGGACGGCATTCCTTACACAGCCATCGCGGTCATCGTGAACGGCGGTACCGACCAGGGTATCGGCCAGGCCATGTATTCGAAGTACAATCCTGGCACCCCGATGTACCCGCGCTACAGCACCAAGACCGATACCTGGGTGGACCCGCCAGGCACGACAGGCGCCAAAGTCCAGATCACTTCGCCCGCAACGGGCAACATCGAGACGATGACCTTTCAGCGTGCAGTGGCCCTACCGATCTACGTTACGGTCGCGGTGCAGCGCAAGGGAAACCTGCCAAGCGACATTGAGCAGCGGATCAAGGACGCCATCGTCGAGGATTCGACCAAGAAGCTGTTCTCCGATGACCAGGTGAAGGGCTTCAACCAGGGCGGCTATGACATTGGCGAGGTGGTGCCCGTTGGGCGCCTGTACACCCCAGTAAACAAGGTGCTGGGCCAGTACGGCGACAGCTACATCACCAGTTTGACCATCGGCTTGAGCGCCGGCAGTCAGGGTGTAACGCCCATCCAGCCGGGTATAGCAGAGCTGGCCACCTTCGACCCTGACAACATCACGGTATCGGTGCCGCTATGAAAATGGACCACGTAGCGCGCGCCAAGAAGCGGATCATCAACCAGTACCGCGGCAAGCAGCGTATGACTCGCTGGCTCACGCTGACGCCGACCATAGCCAATGAGAAGCTTGAGCAGCCGATAAGCCAGATCTACTCGGCCTACGACGTCGACACCGTCACCGGTGAGGATCTGGACGTCATTGGCCGGATCGTCGGAGTGCCCCGGCCAATACTGCGCGGCGCAGCCTACGACGTCTTCGGCTACGCCGGGAACGACAACTACACCAACTACAACGTCGCGCCCTACATCGGCGACGGCGCTGCGGTGGACGCTCCGCTGAACAATGATCTCTACCGCAAGCTGATCAAAGCGAAGATCGCCCGCAACGTCAGCGACGGGACAAGCGACAGCATCATCAAGCTGCTGGAAGGTGTTATAGGCGTCAAGGTCACCGCCCTGAACAGTAATGGCGATAGCTCCTTCGACATTGGCATCGCCTCGGAGCTCGACAACACCACACAGTTCCTGCTGGAAAACTTCGACCTTATCCCAAGGCCGCAGGGCAAACGAATCGGCCAGATCTACATCCTGCCGACCAACATCGGCGAGATCGAGCGCACATCCAGCCTGATCTTCAACTATGCCAACTTCACCCTGCCTGGAGACGTTTCCTGATGGCACGAGAGGCTTTCAATACGCGATGGGCGCAAGGCGTCGAGACCCAGGACAACGACAACACCTTCAAGGTGCCCGACAACACCAGGCAGAATACTGGATGGGAAGGCGGCCAGGACAAGGACGCGCCTCGTGCTGGCCAGGAGAACTGGTGGCACAACCGGGTCGATTCTGCCCTGCAGGACCTGGAACGACGCGGTGTAATGGCCTACCACCCTCAGGCGGTGTATTCCTCCGGAGCGCCGTGTTACACGCCTGAAGACGGGTTGTTCTACGAGTCGATAGCAAACGCCAATACAGGCAATGCGCCGGCCAGCAGCCCGACGTTCTGGCGATTGATAGGGACAAGCCTCTATTCGTCGTTCAGTGTGGGCGAATACAAGGATGTTGCTCACAACGGTTCGCCCGACCCCGGCTGGCTGAAGTGCACCGGAACCACTTTGAGCCGTGCCGCCTATCCAAAGCTGTTCGCGGTAATTGGCACCAGATTCAATACCGGCGGCGAATCTAGCCTTGAATTCAGGCTGCCAGATTGGCGCGGGATGTTCCCTCGGTGCCTTGATGACGGGAGAGGGGTTGATACCGGGCGAACAATGGATGGCGTGCCGCAGCCCAGTCAAAACTTGGCGCACGGACACAGCGGCTCAGCATCCAGCACGGGGCAGCACAATCATACCCTTGCCCTTCTGCGGGACCGAGCAGGAACATTAAGCGAGAACAACGCAGTTTATGGTGATGAAAACTATTTCGGTCAAGACACCAAAACTACGTCGAACGCGGGCAACCACACCCACACCATCAGCATCGGCTCCAGTGGTGGCACTGAAGCACGATCGGTGAACCTGACCCAGGTACGTTGGATTCGCTATCTATGAACCAGAAAACCGTCTACCAGTACGACGCCAACGGCTTCTATGTCGGAGAGGCCATTGCCGAACGTGACCCTCAAGTCCCCGGGAACTGGCTACTTCCTGCCGGCTGCACAGAGACAAAACCTCCGATTTTCACAGCCGGCAGGCTGCCGAAGTGGGTCGGCTACAAGTGGAAATTGATCAGCCCGTAGGTGACATATGGAACGCAAGGCCAAGAGACGCTTCACCGACAAGATGGAGCTCTTCTGCCTCGCCTATGTCGAGACCGGCAACGCCTCCGAGGCGTACCGCAGGTCCTACAACACCACGAACATGGCTGAGAAGACAGCCCAGCGCGAGGGCTACAACACCCTCCAGAAGCCGCAGGTGCAGGCCCGGATCGAAGAGTTAAGGAATCAGGTCATGGATCGCCATGAAATCACCGTCGACACGCTGCTACTCGAGCTTGAGCAGGCGCGGAGACTGGCCCTGGAGACCAAGAAAGCTGCGGCTGCTGTCACCGCCACCATGGGCAAGGCCAAGCTTCTGGGGCTGGACAAGCAGATCGTCGAACTGACCGGCAAGGGTGGCGCGCCGATCGAGACCCAGTCCACGATCAAGGTCGATCAGGAAGCGCTGGACGCGGTCCTGGGCTGCCTATGAATGACCTGCTCGACTGGGAGGCAATGAGCAGCGCAGAAAGGCAGGCAGCAAGGCTCATCAGCGAGCATTCGCCGCTGTCGTTCATGCGCGTTTGGTTCCAACTCAACCAGGGCATGAAGTTCCTCTGCAACTGGCATCACCGATACATGGATCACACGGCCCTGCAGGTTCTCCAGGGCAAACTCAAGAACGTCGTCTTCAACATGCCACCCGGCGGTACCAAGACCGAATACTGGTCGATCCATCTGCCGGCCTACGTAATGACGAAGTACGACCGTACTCGAAACCTCAGCGTCTCTTACTCGAAGGCACTGGTGGAAGAGAACTCCAACCGGATCAAGTCGATTGTCGAGAGCAGTGAATACCAGGATCTCTGGCCCTGCTCGCTGGGCAAGGCCGACGTGGCCAACTGGATCATCTGTGACGAAGACGGTCGCAACAAGCACCAGATGTTCAGCCGCTCAACGGGCGGGCAGATCACCGGCGTGCGGGGCGGCTACATCTCCGAGGGATTCTCGGGCTTCATCAACCTGGACGACCCGGAGAAGGCCGACAGCGCGTTTTCGGCGACCATGCGGGCCAAGGCCCAGCGCATCGTCACAAACACGCTGCGCAGCCGCCGCGCATCGCCTGACACGCCTGTCATCTGCACTCAGCAGCGCCTGCACACCGACGATGTGTCGGGCTTTCTGCTCAAGGGCGGCATGGGCCTGGACTTTGCGCATATCAAGGTTCCTGCCCTGGTGACCCGCGACTACATCGCCAGCCTGCCGCCTGAGATCAGGGAGCACGCAGAGCGCGATGTCTTCTGTGGCCCGTCCGTGATACGCGGCGGGGTGGAGTACTGGTCCTACTGGCCGGCCAAGGAATCGGTCCACGACCTGATGGCGCTGTGGGACAAGGACGCGTACACCATGGTCAGCCAGTACCAGCAGGAACCGGTAGCGCTCACTGGCGGCATGATCGACGCGGACTGGTTCAAGACTTACGAGCAGCTGCCGTTCCTCGTCTGGCGCGGTGTTTACGTGGACACCGCCCAAAAGACGGACGAACAGCACGACTTCTCAGTCTTCGCCCACTGCGGCCTGGGTATCGACGGAAACCTCTACATCATCGAGATCGTGCGCGGCAAGTGGGATGCAGGCGACCTTGAAGCAGAGGCCCTGAGAGTCTGGGCGCGCTGGAAGCCCTGGGATCAGTTCCGGCCTGCAGCTCTGCGTTACATGCGCGTCGAGGACAAGTCCAGCGGAACCGGCCTGATCCAGACCATCAGCAAAAAGGGCTCCATCCAGATCGAGCCGCAACCACGCGGACCAGCCTCCAACAAGGTCACCCGCTGTATGGACGCCGTCCCGTGGTTCAAGTCTGGTCGAGTGTTCGTTCCGGCCATCTACGACGAGCAGGGCCGGCCTATCACGCACGTTAAAGATCACAGAGGCGAGGCCTTGGGCACCACTGAGTGGGTAACGACCTTCCTCACCGAGGCTGCAGCTTTCACAGCTGACGACACGCACGACCACGACGACCAGGTAGACACCATCTTCGACGCCGTCGCCGACATGCTCATCAACAACACCGGCAGCTTCTTCTCCAGCGGCTGGATCTCGTAATCCCCGATTCGCTGACCGCGCCTGGCGCGCTCTCCAAACTCGCCCAAAGGAAATGACATGGCTGATCAAACTCAGCGCCTTGAAATCGCGACCGTGCGCGCGGAAGTCGGCAGCAACATCGTTTACCGCTTTGCAAATGATGCGGCCGCCGCCGGCCCGATACCAACTGAGTCGGGCGGCATCCAGAACCTCAAGCAGGTCATTCTGGAAATCCAGGCTGAAGCGGCTGAGAAAATCAGCATTTCGACCACTATCTACCCGACTGTGGCCGCCGGCCTGGGTGCGACTGCGAACCAAGGGATTTTCCTGGTTCAGTCGGATGACGCCAACGAGATCTATGCAGTTTGGAAAAATGAGGAAGGCACGGCGGTAAACACAGGCAAGACAGCATTGTCAGCGACCGCCATCCAGACGGCGCTGGACGCTTCTAATGAGGCGGCTCAGGCAGCTGAAGACGCGGCAGACGTCGCAACTACCAGAACCGCTCGCTACCTCGCGCCATCAGCGACTCCGCCAGTTGTGCGCGACGACGGACTTCCTCTCCAGGTCGGTGACGTCTGGTTCAATACTGTCGATCAATCCGAATATCGCTACACCGATAATGGGTGGCGGGCCAACGACAGCCTCCAGGCTGTTGCGGACCTCAGAGAAGAATTAGAGCCAGACCAAGTCAGAAAACTCGCAACATACTCTGCATTGCGGAACTACACAGGTTCTTACAAGTTTGTAGAGATAACTCAGAAAGGAATCGACGGCCTTTTCGTTGCGTTGCCATTTGATCCCAAGGACGTAGATGATGGAGCTACGAAGATTGTCAGCGCTGACGGCCTAATTACATGGGTTAGATCCTTTTCAGGTGCCGCATACGCAAGCTGGTGGGGCCTAAACGGTTCAGGAGATGAGACGTCAAAGCTTCAGCAAGCGTTCGATAACTCTGGGGGGTGGCTTGAATTCGAATTCGGTAAAACCTACAGATACAACCCTGCGATTGGCATCAACGTAAGCAAGCCACTGCGACTGGTAACCAACGGCTCCATATTTAGGGAGACCGCTGCAAACACCGATTTTTCTTTCAATATAACCGCAAGCCCATTCCATGCTGACAGCATGAAGTTTGAGTTTGTTGGATCCGGCAATGCTAGATTCAATGAGCGCGGCGTGACTATCAGCGGTTCGAATATCAGAATTGGATCAATCTCCATCACTGCAGAAAATTCGCAGACTGGGGCCAACAACTCCGCATATTGCGGCATCAAGATTGGTCCCGAGACTAATGATGTGCTGTCCTCGTCAGTGGAGATAGGTTCAATAAGTTCGAAAAATTGGGACCGTCCGGTCATGTTCCAGAATCTCAGTGCGTGGCAGGTTGGCTCAATTGATATTCAGGTTTACCGACGCGGGATCTATGTCAAGGACTGCAAGTACGGGAAGATTCTTGGCGGCAGCGCGAAGGGAATGAGCCCGACGTCAACTGGAAAGGCAGGTGAGAATGCGATTCTCCTAGAGTCGGTGGCAGCGGATTACGCCACCGAAGAAATCAGGATTTATGGGTTCGCGGGCGAGGATTCTGGTGAACATGGGTTCCGCGTCGGTGGGCAGAAGATTATGCGCAATATTTGGCATATCGGCTGCTCAACCAGGAACACTGGGCTGGGCTATGGTACGGCCCCGCTACCGAACGATGATGACCACGGCGGATGCGGATTCAAGGCGCTCGGACCGACCTCTGTCCCGGGGGCAATGCATCAAGGCATTCACTACCTAAGCTGTACTGTTGAGAATGCAATTATCGAAGAAGGGAAGGGGTTTAACTTTGCCGGGTTCAATATCGGAAAAGTGTACGGCGGATCTATTGCTGACTGCAGTGTCATACCTCCTGAGGGCAATCTGTCGGCGATCAGCTGCGGTAATGGGATTGAGTTAATTGGATGCGAGAATACGCAAGTTTCTAACCCGACTATCATAAGCCCGAAGTTCAACGGCATACTGTTCTACGACAGTGCTGACTCTGACGGGCAGTATTGGGGCAGCAACAACAACATCAGCGTAGATGGCGGCCGTGTGCGCGGAGCTTCGGTGGCTGCCGTGAAGGCTACCGCATTCTCGAAAAACATGCGTAAGCTTGCGGTGAAAGGGCTAAAAGTCGAGGCTTGCGCGTATGCACTTAATGCCGAGAAGTCTGGATCTGGTCTATTCACTGGATGTACATTCGACGGAGACTGCTGGGGAGTAACGACTGAGCTTTTCTATGGGGCTGCAGACTGGCTGATTTCCGGGAAGGGCGAGTGGATCGGCGCGAACGTTGTTCAGCGTGGATCAATATTCCAAGACTGGTCCAGCAAGGCGCTCAAGCAGTACGCGGCGTCAGGCTGGATCAGCGTTGATGGATCCTTCACAATCTCGCTTGCGGATGATGCTTTTTTTTCCTGGACGCCCAAGAAGAGCGATATGTGGGTTCTGATATCTACCGGGGGTACCACCTACTATGGGCAGCTCTGGGTTCGCACCACATCTTCACCGGCATCCGTCAAGGTAGCTGGCGGCACCAACCTAGCTGTGATGAACTCAGCCCTTTCCGGAACAACAGGAGTTGATGGAAACATTACTGTCGGGGTCCAGTCGGGTACACTATATATCGAGAACAGGGCGGGGAATAATCAGACGATTACCATAACTCAACTTGGTTAGCGATAAGCCAGAGGGGTTATCCCTCTGGCTTATTTCGATGAAATTAGCTTATTGTAAACTTGAACGTTGTTTTCGTATCTCCATGGGATCTAAATATAACCCGCATGGTGTGCGATATCTCGCTTCTGTTGGCTGGAATGTAGTTGATTCTTGATATGGCCCATTCACCGTGAGTGCTGTCGCACTCTAGTGAACCAATCAGCCTGTATCCTTTGTATAGAAAGAGTGCGCTGTTTCGTATCCTTACCTCTATGAGTGGGGATAGAACGAACCCGTGCTCTACTTGTTCTTTGGCTTCTGAAATAACTTCGTCGGTTATGGTGAGTTTTTTGCCGGAAAGGACAAAGTCTCGTGAAACTTTAACCCCTGGTATTCTCTGATGACTGCCAGAGAGGATAAATCCTGATGAATCTACTGATGACTTTTTAAATAGTGACTTGTGGTTTGTTTTGTTTCTAGGTAAATATGGTTTGCCAGATATTGTAACGACGCTGTGATGGCAAGATGAGCGCAGGTAGTCATTAGTTACGCGGTCTGCTTGGTCCGAGTACCCTGGGTCATCAAAAATCAGATCTCCATCTAACTCAAGACAGAAAGATAAGTCGTCGTCTTGCTTGTGATGTGACGAATTCCACGAGCAGCAAGATGTGAAGTGGAAGCGTTTTCCCTCAATGGTGTTAATGTACGCGAAGAACCCATTTTTAAAATATGATTTTGGAGTCGATCCGTCCACATGGACTGACTGGGGCGCAGAATCAATCTCTGGGTGGTCCGACCTGATGTTCTTATTTGGAAGCCTAAATGAGTCACCTACCGGGAAATACTCGCCGTTACTTCTCGTGAAAAATGACAAAATCTCTTTGCAAGCCTCGGGCAGGCCTTGCGTCGGCACCTGACTAATTTGTTCTTTGTATTTTTCTGATGCATTAAGGAATTTAATGGCGACCGGATAGTTGTATTCTTGGTACGAAATCGAATGCTCTTGTGTTACGCCTTCGGAATCAAATATTGACGCTAGAGATTTTGCCCCCCTAATTGCTACGGATCTTAATTTTTCATCGTCTAAGTAACCGAGTCTTTCAGATGACTCTAGGATTGCCGTGTCGGCCATTACACCGTGATTATGCCCGTGCCGATATACTTCAGCGGATAGCAAGGTATTAACATCGGCAATCATAAGCTCTTTGCATAGAGCTACTGCCTCTGTCTCTCCCGCCAGATCGAAATCATCTATCATTTTATCTATATGTGACAAACGAATAGAGGTTGTGTGATCGCCAAGCCGAGTGCCAATCATATCGTTTTGATTTTTGTTTTTATAATGAAATTCAAAGAAGTCCATCAATACCAGGTGTCGTTTTTTTAATGGTATTGATTTCGTGAGCCATCTCAGGCTTAGAAGGTTGTGGCGCCAGTTTAGAACCTGAAATGGGTTCATCGACCAGTTTACTGGCGACTCTATTGTTACCTCTTTAAATCGACCATATTTTATGGTGTGAGTAAATCCTTTTGTATTCATGACAGTATCTGTATGCGAGTTATCGTCCATGCGTTCGGGTGCCATGTTCTGCGTGTCCTGATTAAAGATGAAAACCTAGCTTGTCGTGGCGGCGAATCCTTTCGATTCACATCGTCACTTTATACATCATATCCTCGATTATTTCATGGAGAAGACCATGGCTCGGATTCCTTCCGAAAGTGCCAAAGGGGCGAACGTGCTCCGCTTCCTGGATCTGATCGCCTTCTCGGAAGGCACTTCTACCATCAAAGCCAGCGATGACGGCTACAACGTGCTGTACGGCGGCGGCCTGTTTCAGGGCTATGCCGATCACCCGCGGCGCAAGCTGACTTTTCCCATCAACGGCAAGCCGGTCACCAGCACCGCCGCTGGCCGGTACCAGTTGCTCGAGCGTTACTGGGATGCATACAGGGTCAGCCTTCGCCTGGCTGGCGGCTTCACGCCGGAGAACCAGGACCGCATCGCCATGCAGCAAATCCGTGAGCGCAGTGCGCTTGGCGACATCAAGTCCGGCCGTATAGAGCAGGCAATCGCCAAGTGCTCGAACATCTGGGCATCGCTGCCAGGGAACAACTACGGGCAAAACCCGCACAAGCTGGAGAAGTTGCTGGCCCAGTGGCAAAAGCTCGGCGGGGCGCTGTCATGATCTGGCTGGCTGCGGTACCGGCCTGGTGCTGGTGGCTGATTGCCCTGTTGCTGGTCGCGGGTGGCCAGCAGTATCGAGTGGTGGTGGCTCAGGGCGATACCGAGACGGCACGCAGCGATCTGGCCGACTACCGGCTCGAGGTATCTGAGCGCGACCGCCGCGCCGCCGCCCAAGTCAGAAGCGAAGAACAGCGCCGCCAAGCCGTGGCGGACAAGGAGGGCGAGAGTGCACGACGGAAACTGGAACTGGCCGAAAGCCGTGCCGCTGATGCTGAATCTGCTGCTGGCGGGCTGCGCGGGGAAATCGAACGACTGCGCGCCGGCCGAGCAGCAACCTGCGGTGTCATCGCTACCCAGCAGCGCCAGGCAGGAACCTCTGCCGTCGTGGTGCTCGGGGGATTGCTTGAAGAGTCTGACCGAATGGCGGGAGACCTCGCGAAAGCGCTTGAGCGAAGTAGAATAGCCGGGCTGGCGTGCGAGGCTGTGGTCGATGGAATCCGCCGGGGCGGTGAGTAGCTATATAAAGGAAGGGAAACGGTCGGCAGAACGCCGGTAGAGGGGGCAGGAGGCGTGGGACAAAACTGGGACATTTAATGTCCCAAATGATGATGAATCAAGATGCAGGAAAATGACGCTAAACCCAATAGATACAGGGGCTTGAGCGATTGAACCTAGCAAAATAGCAGGTTCGTACCGGATTGCAAATCCGTCTACGCCGGTTCGATTCCGACCTCGGCCTCCACCATTCGAAAGCCCCGCAGATTAACGTCTGCGGGGTTTTTCTTTGCGCGCAGAAAAACCGGATAGTTTCCGCATCCTGAGGCTTCGTTTCCGCATCAGCGATTTACTTGGTAGGGGAAACCACCTCGCCGACTCGGCGATAAACCCGCTTGGTGATCTCCTCCTTGGAGTGGCCCAGCAGCCGGCTGGCGTGACTGATGTCCTCTATTTCCGAGGCCGCCTTGGGTCGGATATCACGGAACTGGAACTGCCGCACCTTGGTGGCCAGGTCAGTGTTGCCGTCGGCGATGAGCTTCCGAGCAGCCTTGTCACGCGCCTCGCTGAAGCGGTTCCTTAACATCTCCCAGCTCATTCGCAGACCCGAGTCGTTGGTGATCAGTCGCGTGTTGCGCACTCCCTGCAGCTTGCGGCGCTCGAGTAGCGCCTCGATGAACAGCCCAAGGCCGGTCAGTTCGCCATTGACGTGCCGGCGGATGCGGAGTTTCTTGTCGGTCTTGTTCTGATCGACCCACAGATAGTCCTCGTCCAGGTCGACGGTGCTGAATTTCAGGGTGTCCGCAGGGCGCTGGCCAGCCAGGTAGGCCAGGTCCATGGCATCCTTGAGCCCCTGGTCGCCCTCGGCATAAACCGCATCCCAGATTTCGTCAGCCGCGTAGAAATCGCGCACTTTCTCTTTGTTGCGACGCACCGCCAGGCAGGGGTTGCGTTCGGCAAAGCCCCATTCCATTGCCATGGTGAAAACGTGCGAGAGCAGGGCGATCTCCCGGTTTGCCCGAGTCTTGGCAGTGCGGGCATCCCGGTACTGGGCAATGACCGGCGGGTTGATAGCCTCGATCGGCGCATCAGCGAACGCCTTGCGCAGGCGCTCCAGCTCATATTTGTTGTCCTTCTGAGTGCGTGGCGACTTGGTTGGTATGATGTCCCGCTCGTACCGGTCAAACAGTTCGCCCATCGTCGCCATCACCTTCGGCTTCGCCTTATGTTCCAGGCGGGCCCATTCCAGCTTGGCCTCTGCGAGATCAGTCCCCAGCGGTACCTCTTGCCGCTTCCCGTCTGCATCCCTCCCGTCGTAGTAATAACCAACCCACAGCTTCCCGCTTTACAACTTGCGGACCCGCCGCAACATCCGCGGCGGCAGGTCCTTGTTCGATGCCTTCCTGGTGCGCATCTGTTACCCCACGCGCGATAAGTCCAATGTCCATGTCTCGGCCGTGGCATTCGTTGCCGTCGGCTTCACTCCTGCCATCTTCATCCGGAAGTACATCCGGCCAATGATGGGGCGCCTGGCCCGGGTAAGCGTGTACTGCCAGCCATTGTTGGCAAGCCAGGCGATTTGCTTGCTCGGGATCTGGTACCCAGTCAGCCGCACCACTTCCTCCTCCTCGAGGATCTCGCTTGTATGTTCCATGGGATGGTCTCCACGCCGCCGATGGCGGCAGGTTGGTGGTCAGTCGACCTGGTAGTAGACGTAGCAATTGACGCCTTGGTCCTTCAGCGACTTGTGCATGGCTTGCACGCCGGCGCTGTGCATATTTCCCTGGCCTGGCCAAGGCGTGTCTAGATGAATGCCCTGCTGGTGATAGCGGCTTTTCTTCTGGACATAGCCCGGCAGAGTTGGCAACTGGTTAGGGCGTAGGCCCGGTACCGGAATCACGACTCGATCAAGGTTGGCGCTGCCACCATCATCGGTGCAGGCAGCTGCTGCAGCCTTGCCAGCCTCCGTGGCGATGCGCACTTTCGCCGGCAGGCTGGCCAGTTCTTCTTTCGTCATGGCAATAGCTCTCCATGCCCGTGCATGTCGGCGGGCTTGAGTGGAATGGGAGGGGTTACAGCTGCGGTGCAAGTAGCTCTTCGACTACCTGACCGGTGTCGTGGAAGTACCAGTCGCTGTCGGTGAGGTTGTTGATCATGAAGGCGGCGAATCTTTCGGTCGTCATTCCCTTCATCAAGCGCTCGAGCTTCGGCGGAGGTCCTTTCCAGGTTGGCTCGGCGCCGATGAGTCGGGCTGCCGCCAAGTTGTGATGGCCATCAAGGATGATGCGATAGAGCTTTCCGCGCATCTCCAGATCGATTGTTCGAACCACGAATACCTTGAACTTGGCTACCTTCTTGGCGATAACATCGCGGTTCAAGTATCGCTGGCTGCTGATGAGTGGCGGTGTGCTCATCGCGGCCCCCTGTAGATCAGGTAGGCCATGTACATCAGTGGCAGGATCATGGCTGAATGCTCCAGGTGATTGCCATCGTGATCACCCCAAGCCATCCGGCGATGGCTAGGGCTCGGTAAACGATTCGCTCACGCTCAGCCTTCAAGGCCCTGCGCAGCCATTCGGACTTCTCCGTGATCAGCTGATCTGCGAACTCGCATGCGCGCTGGAAGTGCTCTTCAGAAATGCTCATGGCATCAGCTCCTTCGGCACCTGGATGGTATCGCTGAGCTTGTAGTGGACCAGGCCCCGGCAGAACGCGACCAGAGCGGTGGGGCCATAGCACCAGACCCCGGCACCGGCCGGGCCGCCTGCATAGCAGGTATCTTCGGGCAGGCCGGGTATGTGCTGAGCGGTGCCTTGGTGCTTGTCGATCAGCACACCGCCGTGGCCCCAGTGAGAAGAAGGGCGATAGCCGAAACCTTCAGTTACGCCGCGGATGCTGATGCTGATGGGGTCAGTTGGCGTAAGCCATACCGTCGTTCGGCATACAGGATCTGCTTCGAAACCCTCGGCCCTTGCCACGGCCCAGTCCAGCGGGGCGCCGACCAGGTTGGATACCCTTACCTCGATCAGGTCGGTCATCATCGGCGCTCCTTTTTCCGCTCGACCTCGATCTGGTCGTAGAGTGCATCCACTCGCTTTTGCTTGCGGTTGATCGCCTCGGAGCGGTTCAGGTGTTCTCTCAGGGCCTTGTCATAAGGCTCGATCTTCTCGACCAGTCGAAGCCGCTCACTTGGATCTTTTGACGCGTTGAACTGTCGAGCCAGTCGATCCCGCTCGCTGAAGTCCAGATGGTCAATCGCGCGGTTCTCCTTCTCCATTTCGGCCAGAACGTCTGCCGATTGCCGCTTCCAGCGCAGATACAGCACATCGCTCTTCTTGGGCTTCATGAAAAAGTGCTGAGATCTGATCCACTCCACCAAGTCTTCCTTGGTCATCTCGTCGAGCATATCTTTCCGGGCGGCTTTGCTCACAGCTGATACCTCTCATCAATCCAGCGCCCAGGCGCCAGTGCGGGTGTAGGTTCGGGTTGTGTTTCGTGCGGGAAGAGCTGGCGCTGGTTGCCGGCCTGCAGCTGGCTGTCGGGGATGCAGCTGATGCCGACTCCGTTGAGCAGGTAGCAGGTGACGCCGCGCTGGCTGTCGTGCTGCACGTCGATGACGTTCTCGGTTGCGCTGGCGCTGGTGGCCAGCAGCAGGAGGCAGAGGGCGAGGCGGGTCATCAGCAGTCCACCCAGTTGAGCTCTTTGATGTAATCACCGCCGGCGCACAGGTGCTCGTCGTTGATCGCCTCCAGATCCTTTATATCTGCCAGGGCGGCCTTTGCGCGTTCCAATGCCAGCTCGGCATGGCTTAGCTGGTGGCGTTTGCGGGCTTTGTAGCTGCGCAGCGCTTCCTCTTTGTCGGGGTAGGCGAACCGGCGCCAAGAGCTTTTCGATACACGCTTGGCGTTGCCCCAGACTTTCCCGGTGGCTTCCTGACGCGCCACGGCGTAACCCTCGCTGCCTTCGGGCACAAGCCAGTAGCAGTGCTCGCTTTCGCGGATCACCACGTAGCGCCGGCACACGATCGTGACGCCTTCGGGTCCGATGGAATCGATATAACGGAAGTGGTCCGGCCAAGCCGGTTGCTTTTCTGTGGGCATGACTTCGTCCTTGGCTGCCATTTCGCGGCAGTGAATAGAGGGGAGAGGGGTTACAGCGGGGTGGAGTACAAATGTGATCTGATTAAAAAACGTACAAAATCATGCGGGCTATGTTCTAGATCCGGTATTCTCGGTTGTCACCAATCAAAGAGAGGTGGTTATGAAATATCGAATCAAAGAGTTGAAGCTGGATAACGACGTAACCGTCGAATACGTCGAATGCGTGAAGCAAGAAGGAAGAGTCAGCGTTTGTCAGCTCATTTCCCTGTGGCGCTTTACCGAAGCGCAGATCCAATCAATACGCGCCAAGGGCACCATCTAGACATGTTGGCCGCCGACCAGCTCGGCTTGTCGTTGGTCGGCCGGCCACCCAAGATCCAGTAGCGGTCCTATAGGAATCAATGGCTGCACAGTCGCCGCCGCATCCCGCTCTGCCTCTTCTTTGGTCCACCAGAAGGCAGTACCAACCATCCAGGCTATAGGGTCGGGGTGGGGCTGAGGGGCTGACTGCGGTGCATTCTTCAGCAGTGCACTCCAAAGAGACCTTGCGAGGTCCGGGTGCATGCATACCCCATTGAGCATTTCACGCGTCAACACGCGCGGTACGCTGACCATATCGATGATCCCCTCGATATGGTCATGCTGCTCGATGGTGCTGGATCGGTTTTCTGTGGGCATGGGAAAGCTTTTCCTGATTCAGTAAATGTGGTGACTGCTATTATTGTTTTGGGGTCAAATAAGTTGGGGGATTACTATGAGAATGCTGCTCAGCTTGAGTGTCGTTATCTTCACTATTTGGCTGTCTGGCTGTGATGCTGAGGCACAACTTGTAGCGCCCCCAGCATGTTCATGCACGACGTCAACGATTGCAGACAGGTCCGCAATGATCTCGAACTGCACCTGCGGAGCGTTGCAATGTGTAACCGTAATGGGAGCAAACACCTCAGGTTATAACCCAGACCCTAGAGCGCTCTACTGCAAGTAACTTCACAGTGAGATGCGCCATGGCTTGCTTCTGGGGAAGCGCTTCTCTATGAGCATTGGCACCTCAAGCGATGCGTTCAAGTTGTTGTTGGATGCGAAGGCCAATCCAGCGGACCACAAAGACGGCCTTGCTGTTGCCGATCGCCTTGTAGCGCGGGCCGTCCGGGCATTCATCGGCGGACTTGCCGCGATAGGGGATGCGGGTGTGGTCGCCGGGAAAACCCTGAAGCCATTCGCACTCTCGCGGGGTGAGTCGCCGAACGCCGGTGGAGGCCTGAACCATTGGCTGGCCCCGGCCGGTGCCGTCCTCGCTGGCGTCAAAGCCCTCGGCCTTCAGCGTGTGCGTGATATCGCCAGTGATGCACACTGCTACCTGGCCACCGGCATTGGGATAGCTGGCGCCATGGCCCATTGCGCGTAACGTTGGCGCCACATCTCCAGCGTCGGCGCCGTGGTCCTTGCAGCTGAAGGCGAGCAGGGCGTTTTCTTGGCCGCTGTTCCGGCCTAGGGCGAAGGCCTGATCATCAAGGACGCATGGATCCTGCGTGCCATGGACAACGAAGCTTTCGACCTCGAAATCACACTTCTGACCTTTGGCAACCAGAGTCGCTGCGACATCAATCGAGCCTCCGGTCCTCCCCCCGCCAAATGCAGATGTTTGAAGGTATCCGGCTAGGGCTTCGTCTGTGCCGGGAAAGCCTCCGCCTTCAGTGCGAGAAGCAAGGGTTCCGGCAATATCTTGCCCCTCGCCTCGGCGCGGCGGAGTATCCCGACGCAGGCCTTCGCGCTCAAAAAGTACTTCGAGGGGATCGAACCCAGCTCTAGCACTTGCGACAACGAACACACGGCGGCGTCGTTGGGCCAGGCCGAAATATTGGGCATCCAGAATCCGCCATGCGGCTGTTCGCGTGGGTCCATACACACAACCAGCGTCCTTCCATTTGCCCCCTGGCGGTTGGAGTTCTTCGGATTCGCCCACCAGGGCGCCGAGGAAGCAGCCAAACGCGTTGCCTTTGTCGGAGAGGACGCCGGGGACGTTTTCCCAGGTGCAGATGGCTTCGGGCTCGCCGCGCATGGTTCGAACATGGTCAATTGCATCGAGGAGCTCCACGTATTTGATGGTGAGGGCGCCGCGGGGATCGGCCAGGCCTTCGCGCATGCCGGCCACGCTGAAGGCTTGGCAGGGTGTGCCGCCGACCAGAACTTCGGGCGCCGGGATCTTGCCGGACAGCACCATGGCCGCCAGGCGGGTCATGTCGCCGTGGTTCGGCGTCTCCGGGTAGTGGTAGGCCAGCACGGCGCAGGGGAATGGTTCGATCTCGGCGTACCAATCGGCACGCCAGCCCAGCGGGTGCCAGGCTACGGTCGCAGCTTCAATTCCGCTGCAGACGCTTCCGTAGGTGATGGGCATGATGATCCTCTCGAGCTACTCGCACAGCCCGTAGGATGAGGAGCAACTGTTCTGGTTATCGGTGCGGGCGATCAAGTCGACCATGTCGAACTGGCGCCCGCCGCGAGCGGTGTTGGCCCAGTCGACCATTCGGTCAATGCCGTGGGTGTCGGCGGTTATGTTGTCGTTGGCGCGAACGGTGGGATCGTTGGTAGAAGTGAAGAACGTGGCCGATCCTCGCTTACATGCGATGCTGACCAATCGTTCCCACTCCCGCACCCTAGCGACTTCTTCTGGCCACCTGGCGGCGATCTCTCGCAGCTCATCCTTCGCGCACATGATGCAGGGCATGCAGCCGACTCGATTGCAGCCCTGTAGATAAAGCGGATTTGGCTTGATGCCGGCTGCACGGTGCGCCTCGAATACTGCTTCCACCGGCCATTTCAGAATGGGGCGGTAGTTGAACAGGCCGCCGCCGACCTCATCGCACTCAGGCAGGTATCTCCTGCTCAGCGACTCATCAGCTCGCACGCCCTGCCAAGACAGCACAAGGTTCTCGCCGGTCATCAGCGGCATGAAAACGTCCTCAATGATCGGGTTTCGCTTCAGCTCGTCCGTGCAAAATCGGGCCTTGGTGCTGGGGAACCGGCCTTTCCAGAGGCACATGTCGAGGAACGGGTTGCCCGTGGGGTGCAGCACTTCCAGGGCGGCCAGAACCACCGGCTCTGGCACTCCCTTTTCGCGCCACTTGGTTTCGATGAACTTGCGCTTGCTGGCGATCTGCCGGGCAAAGTCGGCCTTTACCCAGCGGATGGGCACACCGACGGCCTCGGCCAGGTAGTGCACGTAGTCATAGGTGGCAGGGTGTTCGTGCCCGGTATCTGCAAACACGGCGCTGAGGTTCGGCACCTCCAGCTCGCGGGCGACCAGTAGGGTGGCCGTGCTGTCTTTACCGCCACTCATGCTGACGATGTTGTATTCGGCCATCGTGTGGTCCTTGCGTGCAGGCGCCGCTCTCGCCGAGGAGGCGCAATTCTGATTGGGCTACAGTTGAGCTGTTGATTGGAGGGCAGCTGATGCTGAAAATCGGTGAAGACACAGCCTGGATAGGCGATTACTACGACTACATCCGTGACGGGTGCGCAAAAGAGGCGTACGCATTGCTGATCGGAACCCTCGTCTGCATGAAATCGGTCACCTGCTACCGGAAGCGTCAGGGTGAAGTGCGCTCAGTAGGAATCGAAGTTGATGGAGAGTGCTGGTTTGCACTCATGCCGACCCAGGGTTGGCTGACATTCCAATGGCGACCGCCTGTGACTAGGGCAAAAAGGTACAGCGCGGCTCATGTTCGTGCACAATTCCCGGACAGCTTCACACTCCCCCAGGATGAGCACTGGGCGGTGCGGGTCAACACGATCGAGGATGCTTTGCTGTTGCTTCTGATCCTCGACCTGAGCTGATGCCGGGAGGCGTTATCGTTGAATAGGGGTGATATGCTTCGCCGCTTACCAGAAGGAGAGTGGTGATGCTTTTGCGTGAGGGGCTTCGAACGTTCCAGCTATGGTTCAATCCGAAGCGCAGACGGTGGACTGGCGTGATGCTGATCGCGCTTGGGGTGGTCGGGATGTTTCTCAACCCGGAAAGCCGGTGGACCGTGGTGTTAGGAACAGGGATCTATTGGTTCTTCACGGCTTTACCACCAGTACTTGGCGGCAAGCGCTAAGGCACCGATAGCTGAAGTACGAGAACTTTGAACTTCTGAGAAGCCTGATGGCTCTGAGCCAGTCCCGCTAAGCACAGGGCAAGGCGGCCTCTCAGAGATTCAGTCATGTTTTCGGAAGACTTCTACGGCGTGTTCCTGGTTGCCGAATCGGTATTGGCATTCACCGTGCTGGCAGTCGCATACCATTGGAACCGAGGCGCTTAAGCCCCTGGAGTTATCCAAGATGAGGGCGCCCCTCTTTCGGGTGGTGGCATTTTGATGTCGTATCGTGTTTGATGCTGCACAGGCCTTCTATGGAGAGAACCGGAGTGCTGACTATTGGCGTGGTTGAAAGGATTAACCAGGATCGTATCGCAATCTGGGTGGAGGAGCAGAGCGCCTACACCGTCATTGCGTTGCAGTCGACTGCCCAGATCGAGCAGGGCGATGTCATGTGCTGGCGTGATCGATCCTCTACGGGATCATGTAATTACTGGAACGCGACCAAAGGCTGGAATGCTGAGGTGAGCGTGCAGGCTCAGGATGTCGCGATTGATCTGCTAGGACAGCATCTCAACTGGTGACATTGGCGTGTGCTGGAGTGTTCCAATCCTGCCACCTACGGAGAAGCGTTGTCGTTGAATATGGGCAGGCGCTGACGGGCGGCGCCGTCTGGGTGAATGTGGCAGGCAGGTGATATGCTTCGCCGCTCACCAAACAAGGATGGTGGTAATGGGGTTGCGAGATCGAGGAAGATCGCCAAGATCAGGAGCTGCCGCGATGAAGACCCGAACGGCATCATTCATAGGGCTCGCGATTTGGATAGCGTTTCTTTGGCTGGGAAAGCCATCTGCGTCGTTGATCAGCTATTCTGTGCCGTTTGGAATTGCTCTGATCGCCACAGGCCCCCTCGAACTGATCCCAGATCGTTGGCACAGGCTTAATTTCCTCGTCAATGCCCTGGCGACTGGATTCTTCTTTGTCAGCATAATGTTTGCGATAGTGGCAATCTCTTTCGCCCTGTCATTGAGCACAAGCGAGCGTTCGATTTTCTGCCTTGCTGGATGGGCAACGCTGTTGATTGTCTACCATTTCGCAATCCCTCGGCTGAAGCGGTCGCCGTTTCACCGACTCAGCCAGGATAGAGGGATGTACAGCTCTCCAACGGATGACGATAAACGGAACTGAGATCAGATAGGCCAATGCCTGAGCAGATTAGTCGCTGGCGGGCAGCGCAGGAGGGTCAGGCCGCGCGTCGAATTTTTTCGGCGCGGCGCTCAGCCAGCTTGAGTCGAAGCGCTTCCTTGTAGCTGGCCTTGGCCGCTTTCATGGTACGAGCCCACTCGCCTGCGACCTCAACAGTCTCGTAGGGCGACCAGTGCGCGAAACGGGTAGGCCTGCGATGCTCGCAGTAGGCGCTGCCGCGTGGGTAGCGCACCATCCGGTATTCATAGTCTCCCCAGGTGCCGCGCTGCTGGATCTGGGGCTGGTTGATCCCGAGGAAGTGGGCGAAGCCGTCATAGCATTCGCACTCGTCGAGATAGGCATCGAACTTGGTGTACTTTCGCGGAGGCGGCGGCGGGGGAAGCTTGGCCAGCGCAAACTGCTTCCCTTCAGGCGTTGCCCGGTACACCACGTCATTAGCATCACAGAAGGCCGGCGCCTTGCCGCGCGTCATCAGTCCAGCCTCTACGAGTACATCCAGGTTATTGGCGTCGTCATAGCCTGGGCTGGTGAGGAAGTGGTTTCTTCCGCCAGTTCGGCAGCTTGGATTTAGTCCCAGGGTGTGCCAGAGCAGGTTGAGCTGCTTCTCGGTGGCTTCGATCATGACTTTCTCCATGCATGCGCCGCCCTCCGTGGCCGGATGCGGCATGGTGGCAATTTGGTTTGGGATGGGGTATTGGTATCTATTTAAATCGGGACTGGTAAAGCATGAATAACGCTGCGCGGAGCCTAGATGTCGAATCCTTCCAGCAGTTCCAAGGCTTTTTGGAGGGGTGCTCTGGCCGGACAAAGTGGGCCTCAGTTAACGCAATTTCCCACCTTCGAAAGTCCGTAGAAATTTCGAGCATTGACCCGGCTATGGCTGCGTTTCGAGCCGTGTGCGCGGAAGAAGAGGCCGCGACTGCATTGATAAACTCACTGAAAGAGGTGGGCTATGAGGGCGCAGAAAAACTCTACTTCCGAAAACACGAAGATAAGCATGCCGTAGTTCTATTTGTAGGTACGGTCATGCAGTGGTTTCAAAACCGTAAGGCGCAGGCAGGCGATCAGTTTGGCCAGCACCGAATTTTTTTGATGACATTGATGGCCGCAACGGCCTACGTTTAGCTATACAACTCGGCCGCTCGAATACGGCGGTTCATCCGACACCCCCTTTGCATCTCGTGGTGCAAGGGGCGAGGACGCTAGCGGAAGAATTTCAGGATGAGATGAAGTATCTCCTAGGGCTTGAGAAGACCCACGAGATCAGACGGCTAATAGATCAACGAGCGAATTTCAGGAACACGCTCTTATATGCAACTCCTACAGGCATTCCGAAACCTGTTGGGGACGTTAAAGGGTTCATAGATAATCAAATTGGGATCGTTAACCATCTGCTGATAGCCTTGGCATTGATTGACCCATGGCGGCTGCCGAAGTACCCCCTATCGGGAATAGTTTCCGTGTCAATCGATGTTTTTGTGGATCTCATGGATCGAGTCAGAAAAGACAAGGCCTGAGCTCGGGCCTAAGAATCTCGTCCCCTGGATCCTGCTGAATCATCAGCATGCTCTTCTGGTCGAAGGCCCGGGCCAACTTTGGCGAGATGCTGATCTTATGCCGCGGCGGGGTGAGAAACTTCGCCGCGTGCAGCGCGCCCAGGGCGTGAATGCCGTTGATCAGCGCCTCGATCATCTGGCTGTATGTGGCGTCGGCCCAGCCGCAGATAGCTCTCAGGTGCTGTCCGGTTCTCTTCCGGGCTGACAGCCGCAGCGGCTCATTCCGCGCCACAGAACGGTGAGCCTCGATTTCGTGGCGCGCAATCCGGAACAGCGCGTGATGCCCGAGCGCTTCGATGTGATGAATCATCAGCGTCATCGCCTCGCCCTGTTCCTCGATCCCGGCCCACTCCATCAGCTCCAGCAGGGCCTGCTTAGTCCCTGGTCGAACCTTCAAGCGCAGGTCTTCTTCCTGCAGGCGCTCGGCCTTCTCGCGCCGTCGCTTGTCGCGCTCTTGCGATGTCATCGCCATACGGCACCTCCTTCAATCCGCTGGGCGGGATGTGTATGTGCAGCTGGCGGCGACGCTGCTGCGTTAGCTTCTGGATGCGTCTCATGGGTGGCACACCTCAATGGGCGTTTTCTTCGTCGAGCCAGACGGCATAACCACCAGTAGACGCTTGTTTCCTCGGTATACGCCCCAAGGCTGACCAGTGGATCTGGCCATGGCCGCCGCGTACTTCACGGCGGGCACAGGTTGCGACATCGTGGCGATCATGGCCTACCCTCGATTCCGCTGGAGCGGGAAGTCAATGTCGAACTCGGCAATGATGCGCGCGAACCTGCAGTTACCGATGCCCAGCTCCAAAGTCACGCCCCACCGGGACTTGCCGGCATCACGCAGGGCAATGATCTTGTCGGCGAGTTCACGATCCTCCTGGCTCGGTTCGGCCTTTACCTTCGTCGGTCTGTCCGGCTTCGGTGGAGTGAAGAACCTGAATCCTCCCCGCGCTGCTACGCCCCAGAGAGCGGTCTTGGTTTCGCCCAGGAGCTTTGCGACCTCGCCACAGGTCATGGTCTTGGCGAGCTCTTCTACCTGAGCTGTGCGCGCCTTGGCGCGGCTTTTACGCTCGCCGCCGCGCTCCTGCTTGACTGGCTTGACCCGCTTCGGCTTCGGCTCAGGGTGATGGCGCTGCCGGAATGGCACGTACTGGAACCCCTCCAGCACAATGATCCGGCCGCCAGACGAGAAGAAGGCCGCTTTAGCGGCCTCCAGGTCGATTGATTGGTTCATGGTCACCTCATGCAGCGATTCCGAGCACGCGATTCATGCGCTCGTCGAGGATTTCGTAGAAGGTCTTCACGCGCTCGGACAGCTTGCGGATCATCGCCTCGTCACGGTAGGCGCGCTTCACGAACAGAGGCATGCCCGGCCAGTAGCAGATAAAGTCGATCCACTCGCGCTCCGATACCCACAGGCCGCCCTGGCACTGGGCAACGTGCTCTTTCGGGATCTCGCCGCCCAGGATCACGTCCACCTGCAGCTTCGGCAGCTTGGTCTTGATCTCGGTCAGGCCCTTGTCGCCTACCAGGGCGTCCGGCGAGTAGCCCATTCCGTGGTTGAGTATTATTCCGACCTCGGTCGTTTCGACCTCCTCGCTGTCGCGGTAGAGGTTGCGAGCAACGCCTTCCAGCTCATGGCCTCGCTCGGTATGCCGATTGCCACTGAACGGATCGGCCGCTTCGCCGGTGATACGTTCGCCGATCAGCGTGTTCATGTAGGTGAATGCGCCGGCGCCGAAGCCGGCTTCACCCTTGCCGTTCACGAGCAGGCAGTCCAGTTCACTGCAGGTGATGATGCCCAGGCGCAGGTCTAGCCAGGCCTGAGTGCCTTGTTCGACATCTGAGATGATCTGCATGGTTTACTCCTGCGGCCGGCTGGCCGACTTGGTGAGGCGAGCGAGCACAACGTCGAACTCGGATTTGTAGACGTTGGCAGCGCAGCCGTACTTGGCGGTGAAGTTGTCGACCAGGACTTGGCTGCATTTTTTCAGCAGCCCATCGAGTTGGGCGGCTTGGCGCGGTGTGATGACCGGCTCATCAGGCACTTGCATCGGTACGGCTCCTTGGCCGTCATCGTCTTCGCCAGTAGTGGTGAAGTTCAGAAGAGCGCCGGCCGTGTAGCGCTTCCCGTAGCTGACAGAACTGGCAACGGCCTGGACGGCATTCTTGCTGCCGGTAGCATCGGCTGGCAGGAGGATTGATGTGGTTTCCCTGTGGCCGTCTCGATGACTAAGCACGCCCTCAACCTCGATGCCTTTGTCGGTGCGTGGAATTCGGAAGGTGAGAGCAAAGCCGTGCTTCGCCAGGATGGGCTTCAACTCTTCGTTGATGTCCTCCCATAGGGCGTAGGTAGATTGGACGTTCTTGTACTTGTCCTTGATTGCGCCGCGCTCACGGATAACCGGAAGCTCTTCCTGCATGGCGGCTAGCGCGGCATCGAACGCTTGCTGCGCCTGTTGTGCTTGGTGCTGGCGGTGCATCGCCATCAATCGCTCCATCTTGTCGATGTCTGCATTGGGGGACATTGCGACTTGCTGGATGATCTGCAGGATGGTCGCCGACTCGGCGGCTACAGCCTGTGGCTGGGAATGGGTTTCGACCCTGGCTACTTGGCTCATGGCGACCTCAGAAGTTGATGGTGATGTTCGGGACTTCGCGGCGGGCGATCTTGAGAACGATGGCCCTGGCCAGCTCCTCGGTGATGTTCAGTGACATCAACGCTGTTTTGGCCTCGCCCATGACCTTTGCCTTGTGGGCTTGGTCGCGCTCGCGGGCCTCTTGCTGGCGGAGGATCTCAGCGGCCGCAGCATCGGCCCGGCGGCGTTCTTCCAGGCGCGCCTGCTCGGCTGCCTCCTCTTGCCGTCGAGCGGCGTCCTGGCGCTCCTGCTCCATTCGCTGCTCGGCCGCAACGCGGTCGGCCTCGGCCTGAATGCGAGCGCGCTCGGCTTGCTCGGCCTGCAGCTTGAGTTGCAGGCGCTGGTTCTCGGCTTCGCGCTCTTGTGCGGCAGCCTGGTCGAGCAGTTCCTGCTCGCGGCGGGCTGCGGCTTCACGCGCTGCCTGCTGCTCTTGGGCCACACGCTGACGCTCGGCCTCTACTGCGGCCTCCTGTGCCGCTCGGATGCGGTCCTGCTCGGCGCGCTCTTCTGCCTCGCGGCGCAGGCGGGCCAGTTCGGCCTGTTCGGCGTCGTGCTTCTGGCGGGCGACCAGGGCGGCCTGCAATGCATTCAGAGAAGCCTCTTTGGTCCGAGCTGCCTCAGCCTCGAATTCCTCCCACGCTTCGCCCAACTGGAACGCGGAGAGCTCGCTGAGGCGCGCCTGCAGTTGCTCGGCATCCAAGGTGCCAAGCTCGGCGGCCAGGTCCTTCATACGGTTGATTGCGTCGTTGTGGCGGTCGATCCGAGCATCCTCGGCGGTTTCCCACTCGGTGAGCGGCCGGCGCGTCTCGTCCCGTAGCGCGTCCATTTTGGTCACGAACTCGCGCAGCTCGGCCTCAACGACCTTCGGCATTTCCTTGAGCCGGCGCAGGTAGTCGCGGCCAGGCTTCTCGACAGCGGTCTTCGACTTGCTGACCTTCGCGGCCAGGCTGGCGATGCGCTCGCGGCCCTTGCGGGTGGTCAGATCGGGCACTTCGCCTTCGACCTCACCCTTTACCAGGTTGATGAATTGCTGAAGGCCGCCGGCCACGTAGATGGCCGGGGCGTTCGCCTCGCTGATCTCTTCGATCTTGATCAGTTTCTGTTGTGCGGACATTGGTACACCTCGCGCCAGGCCGGCGCCGTCAGTAGGAATAGGGGAAATGCCAGGTCACGCCCGTGATGTAAGGCCGAACGCCCTGGCTGTCGGTGATGGTTGCGCGCTCTTGCCGGCTTACGCTCCCTTGCGGGCACGGTTATCCCCCGAAGGGGCCCGCCGTACTCGGGCGTCTTGCGTCAGCAGGTAATGCAGCCAGCGAGGGCGCTGGCGAGCATGAAGAATGTGCAGGCGAAGAGCATGGAGAAGGAGCCGCGCCAAGCCGCGATGCGGCGGGCCCGCTGGTAGCTGGTCATTGTTGAAGAGCCCTCAGCTTTTCCTCGCGCGCCTTGATTGCGCAGTCAGCATGCTGGGTTCGTCAGCCGCCTTGATAGCGCTCGAAGTGGCCGGCGCCCTTGGCCACGTGACCGCCGCAGCGGTAGCAGGTGCCTTGGAATCGGTTCCTCATACGCGGACCTCATATCCTACGGTCCACTCGCCACACATCCACCAGCTGCGGCTTACTGCCTCGGGGTTTTCGATGAAAGCGTCGGCAGCGGCTTTCTTGGCGTCGAACAGAGTCGGGCCCTTGAACAGCATCAGCACCCGGTCGGCCGGCATGGCCTGAGCCTCGGGCAGTTCGGCGATCTGCTCGTCGATGAGCGTTTGAACGATTTGCGTGGTCATGCAACCTCCTTGCGCCCATCAACGATCTTGTTGAGGCGCCCGCAGTAGTGGTTGAACTCTTCGATGGTGATGCGCTGGTCGGCCAGCATTTCAGTGAGGAGCTTGAGGACCATGGCCTGCCAGGACAGTGGCGTCTCCGGGTGAGCCATGGCCTCAAGCTCTTCGTCGATCAGTACGTGAGGGCTTTTCATTGAGCCTCCTCGGCCTGGGCCAGCACTCCTTCTTTGGCGAAGGGGGTGAGCAGCTGGCGGGCGATCTCTTCCAGCGCCGACTCAGGGTTGGCTACGCTCAGGATCTCGTCGGCTGCCGCTGCGGCATCGCTGATGACCTTGCAGCACGCCGCTAAGACCAAGCGGCCCAACACTGAGTTGCTGATATCCGACTGGCCCAGCTGCCCCATAACGAACTCATCCACCGCCTGGGCGAAGCGCTCATAGGTGACACCCTGCTTCGGGCGCATCCGGCGCTGGAACACTACGTCGCGGCGCGCCATCAGCTCGGCGATGCCGTCGTCGATCCAAGTGGATTCCGCGTCAGCTACTTCGCTCACTGCTGGCGGCATCCGGTTGTCGTACTCAAACTGAGCTGCTCGAAGTGCGCCCATGGCGTCCTCCTGGTGGTAATGCGGCCGCATTGGCCAGGAGCCAGGCGCGGGTGACCAAACTCACCGTGAAAGGTGGCCTGGCGCCTGCCAGTGCGGTCGAATGTTGGGAAGGGGATAGGAAAGAAACGGGTCTTGCTGAATGTGGGATGAATCAGAAGAGGAGCCGGCGGTAGAGGCCTACTCTGAGCCGCCGGCAATAAGAATTTTCACTCTACGATGCAGATCCAGCGGTGGTTATGTCGGTACGGCGCTCTGGTAAATGCGACGTCTGAAACTAGGAACATACCGCGCTTCTGGAGCGCTTCGGTAAGTTGAGCGAGTGTCTCTGCTTCGATAGTCATTGCTGTTACCTCGTCAGATTTACTGCGTTCATAAATCCTGACCCAGTAGGCAACTGTTGGATTCAATATTTTTGACTCACTTACCTTCGCGACGCCGCGTGAGCACTCGATTTCCCGTCTGGCCCTGTCGCCAAGGCCAGCCAGTGAAATCTGTGTTTCCTCGCTGCTCGCACTGTGCCAGGCACCGACGCCCGTTCTGAGGGCATCCCGGCAGGGAGCGGTTGCAGCGCAACCCTTGGCCCGCTTGACGCTTTCAGTGAGGGAGCGCGCCGCATGGCTTCGAGCTGGCCAGTTCCAGAGCTGGCATGGGGATCGAATTTATTGCTCGCGCTGTGCCGTTGCCGGGATCGATCCGCGAGGTTCTCATAATGTGAAAGAGCGGCGGCCGGTGTGGGCCTCTGCAGTCCCTGGTGAGTGACTGCGTGTTGAGGCAAATATCACGCATCGTGTTTTATGCGTCAACACAAAATGTGTTTATTTTCTCGAGGCCGGCAGGGCCTACGCGTCTAGTCGACAATCAACCACCCGAGCGCCCAAGCTCACCGGGGAGTCATAATTTATTGCCTTGACGACACATGGAGTGGGAGGAGGTGGTTGGACTGCTGACCGTAACTGGCGGCCTTGAGATGACGATGTTGGCGTCAAATCGAGTGGGAAATGCAGCGCGATGATTACTACAAGCTTCCTTTTGACGAATTCGAAGTACTGGAATAAGAAGCGCTATTCTAAATGGTACAAAAAAGCCCGCACTGTGCGGGCTTGCTGGAAGCTTTAGTAAATTTCGCTGAGAGGGTGCAGAGCGATCAAGCTTCGACTTTTACCTTTCGATCATGCAGTATCGGGCATGTTCAACCTTGCGAATTTGTCCTAAAGTATCTGCTTAGATGCTGATGTTAGGTCAGTGTCTATCATTTCGCGAGCCTGTGAGATAGAAAGTTTCGGGATGATAGACTTTGGGATTCTTGAAGTTGGCGAAAGGTTGTACACCTTGAATTCTTCGTTTACCACGTCAGAGGACATCAACTTTAATGACGGTAAAATTCGCTGTTCAAAGTGCTTGTCTAAGCCGCAAGGTGATATGACTGATGCACCATTCTCGTAGAATCTTCCGGCGGACTGGTTCAGATCAACACCAACAAGAAAAACCTTTGAGAATCCTAAATGATATGCAATCTGGAGTGCTACATATGCAATGGTTCTCGCATCAAAATAGCCGTACTCCATATTTTTGCTGAAGCCTATGGAGCGTCCTCGTTTACTCCAGAGTGCCCAGCTACGCGCATGATGATTTTCGCGTTTAAAAATTGCTTGCATGAGCGGAAGCTCAGGTGCTTTCTCAAGAAAAAAAATTTCTCCTGATGGAGGCTTTGCTAGCTTTTCCGCCTCGGTTTTCCATATGGCTATTCGCTTTGAGCGCTGGATCGCCATTTCATAGAGGTGAGGTTGTTGCAGGCGAAAACTAGTATCCGAGCAGACATAGAAAAAAGGCTTAATATCGGAGCCTGCGAACATTGCAATGGCGCCGTTCATTGTTATAATTGGTATATCTGAAAATTGCTCTAAGGGAAAGTCCTTTGCTGATTTTCCGGATGCAATTATAAAAACCGGGCCTTGCGCTATTTTACGGCACGATTCGAAATTTTTAACCCGGGGACTAGTACCCTCTTGATTAGCAATTGCCATTTCCATTGTGACTCATACATCCTGTTGACGGTAAACTGACCAATTTAGGCATTATTATTCCATGAATCCAATAATTTTAGTGTGGATTCTCGGTGTGTGGGCGCAGCTTAATTAAAAGAGCCAGATTTGGGCGGCGTTTTTAGATAGGGGGCCGCGAGACTTGCGGCCGAGTTGATACTAGTGAGTCTCATAGTGCACTCCATGTGTTGGTGACATCTTGGCGACTACCGTCGCCACCGCTCTCATTTTTCGTGCGGGGGACTAGACTGACGCTTACTTTCTTTACCTCGTTACTATTTCGGTCGATCCTAACGCCTCGCAAGGATTCTTGACGCGGACGATAAGCCCCAGATGGGTTTCCTCTGCATATCCGGTGAGCCTTTCCTCGCCGTCCTTAAAAGATCGGCACATCCTCAGTAAGGCTTGAGCATCAGCATCATTACCGGACAGGCTGATACGCTCAGCAATCCGTTTTAGCTCAACCACTGACCACTTGAGATCAGAGGCCAACCCTTGGAGGTCGCGGCGGAGTTCTTGGTTGGGCTTGGTTAGTGACATGGCTACACCAGATGAGCATTCCAAACCAACAGAACGCGGGCTTGGATGTAGGTCATGTCCCGGCGGATCATCCGATCCTTGTGCCGCGGGTTGTCCGAAATCATTTCATAGTGTTCCTCATCAGCAACCTGCAGGCGCTTGATGTAGAGCAGGTCATCCCAGACGAAGAGGTAGATCCCGTCGCCAACGAACTCGCGTACGTTGATGTTCACGATTAGCGGGTCGCGGTGTTTGATGGTGGGCTCCATCGACTGGCCCCAGCCGGTGACCACTTTCAGGTGGTAGTGCTCCTCAAACTCAACGCCGATTTCCCGCAGGTGGCTGGGGCTGACGCGAATGTCCTTGAGCATTTCCGGATAGTCGTGCGGGAGCTGGCCGCCACCCATTGCTGCGCGGATATCGTAGTGGGCGATCCGGACCTCATCTCCGACTAGGCCAGGGCGCTTTATGTCCTCAGGCACGACGCCAGAGGAGGAAAAATCCTCAGCCGCGGCTATCAAGCGCTGGCGGGCTTCTTCCGGAATGCCCTTGCCACTTTTGGCAAGCATCAGCTTAACCAAGTCGGTCGTGCTTCGTGCTGTTGTGGCAAGAGCCTCGACGACAGGCTGATTAAGCAGTAGCTCGGACTGGTCGACGCCCAGGGCTGATGCCATGGCCGCGATGTCCGCCAAGGTCGGCTCTCTCGTACCTGCCTCGTAATTCCCGACCCGAGATTGCGACTTCCAGCCACAGGCCTCTGCCAGTTGGGCCTGGGACATTCCCGTCGCTTTTCTCAGGCGCTTGATGCGCTGGCTCAATGATTCATTCATGCGCGGGATTTCATCACGAAATGAAATGACCGGCTTTCACTTATTGTGTTTGCAATTAACACGAAACGTGTTTTATCCTTCGGTCATCAGTGGAGGAAGACCGTATGAACCAAGTCCGAACGATTCGCGAAAGGGCTGGCGTTACCCAGGCAGCGCTGCGCCGTCAGCTCGGCTGGAATCAGTCCCGCCTGGCCAACTACGAATCAGGCCTGCGTAACCCAGGGCTGCAAGAGGCGCGACTCATTGTGGAAGCGCTGAACGTCCTCGGTGCCAGTTGTGCCCTGGACGATGCGTTTCCGCCTGCGCAAGTCGCCGCCTAACCATTTCCAATTGCAAGGAGCCATCACCGCATGTACGCCAACCCCAAGCATCTGCATGACCGTGAGATCAAGGTCCGGGTCGATGAGGACACCTTTGAACTGATCCAGGCGCTGGCAAAGTTTCATCGCACTCAGCGCGCTGTGCTCTGCCGTGAGCTGCTTGAGGCTCAGCTGGCTGCCTTGGCTTCGGAGAATACCGGCGATCAGCACGTGGCCTGAAGGCCCTTAGGAGGCCCCATGCCGATTGAAGAAATCGGATTGGACCAGAGGCAGATGGAGCAGTTGGAGAAAGAGGCGATGAGAAGGGGTGTAAGCCCTGAGGCGCTGGCAGCTGAGCTGATCCGTCGAGAACTGGCCAACCGAACCAAGCCTCGCAACCCGCGAGGAGTCGTGACCCCGTTTCATCGAAAGGCCTGAACAGGCCCTGATAAGCCCGAATCGCGGGCACAAAAAAGCCGGGTTCGCGGCCCGGCTCTCTGCGAAACACAAATCTTTGAAGGGGATTATGCATATGCAGACCCAAATTGTACAGGCCTTGCAAAGGGTCGCGCCACAAAATGCGAACCACGATTTCGTAGCGCGCACGATGTCGTCGCGCGAAATCGCTGAACTGACTGGAAAGCAGCATCAGCACGTAAAGCGCGACATCGAGAAGATGCTTGGCGACCTGAAAGAAGATGCGTCCAACTTTGGACAGATCTATTTCGACTCGCAAAACCGGGCTCGGCGCGAGTATTGCCTGGACCGTGAGCACACCGACTGCCTGCTTACCGGCTACAGCGCCGCTATGCGCATGGCGGTTATTAAACGCTGGCGCGAACTCGAAGACCAAGCCACGCCGGCGGCACCGGCCGACTTGAGCAAGCTGGAAATCCTCCAGATGGCCCTGGAGTCGGAGCAGGCCCGCGTGCTGCTCACGGTCCAGGTCGAGGCCCAGGCCAAAAAGATCGACCACCTGGAGAGCCTGTTCAAGGAAGGCGAGACGGCAGCGCAGTTCTGCAAGCAGCTGAATGGTGTCAACGTCATGCAGGTGAACGGCTACCTCAAGGATAAGAACTGGCTTTTCACTGAGGGGCGGTCCGGTACCCGCTGGCGGGTAACTTCGTATGCTCGCGACCGCTACATGACCGAGCACCACAACGAGATCACGCCGCATGGCAAAGAGGCGTTCATCGCCTATACGCCGATTCTCCTCCGAAAAGGCGCAGCACGCCTCTACGACCTGTACCTGGCCGGGGAGCTACCCATGAAGAAGAACTGGGACGGCCTGCACACCCATGACAAGGCCGTGCGAGGTGCAGCATGAGCGACTTCGTGAAGGTTTCGTTGCGCGAATGCACCGACCAAGCCGCCCGCGGCGAATGTGGCTGGGTGTGTGCCGATTGCTGCATGTCGGACCCAGGCGGGATGGCAGATGAGTGTTTTCACAAGAACCAGCAGTGCACCGAAATCATCAAGCGCGACAAGCTGCATGCCATGCGTGAAGGGAACGAGCCGTCATGAGCATGGAATTGATGGTCAAGGCCATGAAGACCAAGGTCGGTAATCCGCTGCGCAAGCTGGTGCTAATCAAGCTGGCCGACAACGCGAGCGACCAGGGCGAATGCTGGCCGTCGTATCAGCACATCGCCGATCAGTGCGAGATCAGCAAGCGCTCTGTGATGAACCACATCAACACCCTGTGCGGTGCTGGCCTGTTGCGCAAGGAGATTCGCAAGGGCGGGCCAAAGGGTAACTCCTCTAACGTCTACTACCTCACCTTGAGTGGTGCAGCAGATTCACTAGGGGTAGTGCAGCAGATTCACCAGGGTAGTGCAGCAGGTTCACCCCCTAGTGCAGCAGATTCACTAGGGGGTAGCGCAGGAGCTGCACCCAGAACCAGTCACTCTTTTGAATCAGTAAAGGAACCAGTCATTGAACCAGTTTCGACCCAGGCTGAAGCCATGGTCGCGGAGGGTATCGTGATTCCGTTCGCGGCTCAGCAACCCCGCTGCGAAATTCCTGCTGACATGCCAGGACCGAAGGATTCGAACTGCAAAACGTTCAAGGCCTGGGCGAACTACGCCATGGCTTACCGTAAGCGCTACCACGCCTGGCCAGTGTGGAACGCCAAGTCAGGCGGGCAGGTTGGGCAACTCATCAGTCGTCTCGGCATCGACGTTGCCCACCATGTGGCCGCGTACTTCCTGACTGTCAACGACGCGCGCTTGATCAACGGCTGCCACAACCTGGGCGACCTGCTGGCCAAGGCCGAGGCCTACCACACACAGTGGGTGACCAATCGCCAGATGAACGCCACGACTGCCCGGCAGTTGGAGCAGACCCAGGCCAACATCAACGCGGCCCAGGAAGCGGCTGATTCGATCCTGAACGGCAAGGGAGGACAGCGGAATGCTTTCCTTGGCTGAAATTGCTGATCTTGCAAAGGCAATCTGCGCAACTGCTGAAGCAATGGGGCAGACCATCAGTGGCGGAGGCGCTCAGCTCATCGCTGAAGACCTTTCGGCCTATGACCCTGCCACCATCATCGGCGCGCTGCGTTCATGCCGCAGAGAGCCAGCCGGGCGCCTCTCGCTTGGCATGGTCCTCAAGCACGTCCACGCGGCTGATAGCCGCCCCGGGAAAGATGAGGCTTGGTCGATCGCCCTGGCGGCCAGTGATGAGCACGTGACCGTGGTGCTCACCACTGAAGTCCGCCAGGCGATGATCGCCTCCGGGCCGATCCTTGAGGCTGGCGACAAGGTCGGCGCCCGCATGGCGTTCATGAGCGCCTACGAGCGCTTGGTCAGCTTCGCCCGCGCCGAGGACCAGCCGGCCAAGTGGGAGGTGTCGCTGGGCTACGACGCTGGCCGCCGGGTAACGGCTATTGAATCCGCCGTCCGCGCCCAGCTCATTACCCACGAGACGGGTGCCAAGTACCTGGCCGACCTGCGCATCGCACCGATCACCGATGACGGCCAGGCCATCGCCGGCCTACTCACTGGCGAAGTGCGCGCTAAGGTCAGCCCCAAGGTTCGCGAGAAGCTGGCCGAAGTACGCTGCATCCTCATCGCCGCCAAGGCCAAGAAGGATCGCGAGCGCGCCAAGGAATCCCAGCGCCGCCGAGTCGATACTTACCTGCGCAAGCGGCAGACACGCGCCGCAGTCGCTCAGTTGAACATCAAGCGCGCCGGGCAGCCGGCCGGGGAGGGGGTGTGATGAATTCCCTGTGGCTGGCTTTCGTCTTCGCGCTGTGCGCACTGGGCGGATGGGTTGGCGCCCACGAGAGCATCAAGAACGACTGCGATCGTATCGGCGGCTTCTACATCGGCAACACCACCTACAACTGCACCATCGGGAGAGCCAGGCCATGACCGAGAAGATCAGCGTCAACAGCCAGGCCAAGCTCTCCGAGGCCATCACCATGATGACCCGGCTGTTTCGCGAGAAGAAGTTCGTCGTTGTGAGCATACGCCCGGGTAAGGACCGCACCCTGGACCAGAACGCCCTGTGGTTTGCCATGTACGAACGCATCGCCAAGAGCACCGAGATGGGCGACATCGAGGACGTGCGCCGCTACTGCAAGCTGCACCTGGGAGTGCCGATCATGCGCGCCGGTTGCGCCGAGTTCCGCACCGGCTGGGCTGAGTCGTTCATCCACCTGGATTACGACGTGAAGCTGCGCCTGATGGGGCCGTGCGCCATGTTCGGGCCGGATGGGTTCCCGGTGACTCGGTTGTTCGACCGCGCCCAGGGCTGCCAGTACACCGACCGGATCGTGGCCGAGTTCGCGCCGCAGGGCGTGTTCTTTGGTGACCTGCTGAGTGAGGAGGCGGCATGACATTGGCCAAGGAGATCAAGCCGAAGAAGTGCAAGGCACCAGGTTGCGGCAAGCTCTTCAAGCCGACAATGACCACGCAGAAGGTGTGCGGCATCGCATGTGCCAAGGTCATGGCCAAAGATCCGAAGCTGCAGAAGGTTGCGGCCAAGGCAATCACGAAGCAGGCCCGCCAGGACCTGCAGGAGCGCCGGGAGAAGCTGAAGACCCGCCGCGAGCACATGGCCGAGGCGCAGACCGCGTTCAATGCCTACATTCGCGAGCGCGACGCCGGTCTGCCGTGCATCAGCTGCGATTCGAACCCGAGTGACCACGACCTCATCACCGGTAGCCGCTGGGACGCCGGCCACTATCGGTCGGTCGGCGCCTGCCCAGAGCTGCGCTTCGAGCCGCTCAACGTGCACCGCCAGTGTGTGAAATGCAACCGGAACCTGTCGGGCAACGCTGTCGAGTACCGGATCTGTCTCGTGAAGCGCATTGGTGCCGACCAGGTTGAATGGCTGGAAGGGCCTCATAAGCCCCAGCGCCTGACCATCGAAGACCTGCAGGCCATCAAGGCCCTGTACAGGCAGAAGCTCAAAGACCTGAGGAGGGCTGCAGCATGACACCAGCATGGGGATTCCTGATTTTGGCCACCCTCATGGTGGTGGGTGGTGTGGCGTTGTCTTGGGCTGGCGCAGTGCGCCGCAAGCGCAGTTACGAAGAATTCATTTTGAGCAAGGCCAAGCAGGCAGGGGGTAAACCATGAAATACCAGAGCGTGTTGGCGGCAGTGGTTCGCGCCCTTGCGGCAGAGACCATGAGCGGCGTGGGTGGCGGGGACTTCGAGCCGAAGGTCCAGGCATCAAAGCTGAAGGGTGAGATCACCGGGAAGGATGCGGCCCTGCTGGTGGATTGTTGGGTGCACGCCCGTCTACACAGCAAGCTGATCCCGCGGCACTGGAATGCACTGACGGCAAGGTTCTCCACCCACAAGGCCAAGAAGGTGGATGCGATCGGAAAGCTGGTCCCGCTGATCGCCACCCAGGCGCCGAACCTGTTCCGTTACAAAGCGGTCACTGCCTGGGCCATCCCGCCCGTGAAAGGAATGCAAGCGTATTCGGGGAATGAGGTGGCCAGGCGTGCTGCCCGCGAGCGTGCAGAATTCGACTCGCTGCATGCAGGCGTGGTCAAGCGCCTGGAGGGAGGCGAGATGCCAGAGGATGCCGGCCAGGCGCGCCGTGAGCAGTACGTGAAGCGCTCCACTGACATGATCGTGCTGCCGGCCGAGTTCTACGACATCAACACCTGGGATGGCCAGGGCCTGAATCGGACCACGTACTGGCGCTGGAAGAAGGGGATTGAGAAGGTGCTGGACGATATGGTCGCCGAGGCTTTGGCTGCCTCCAGCAAGATCTTGGAGGAGGAAGGCGTTTTGATGGCAGATGCCGCTTGACAACTCTGCAACGGTGCAACAAAATTCTTGCATCCTGTCATTCCTGCGCGTGTTGAGGAGTGACACGCAGAACCCGGCCATTGCGCCGGGTTTTTTATTGGCCCCATGAGGGCCTCAAGAGTCCCGGCCCAGTGCCGGGATTTCTGTTTCTGGTGCAGGGACCCACTGCCAGCGTGGCCCGAAAGGGATAACTGGACGCGGATAAGCCGGTAGTGCCGCGATGCAGGAAAACACCGGCAGCCCGCGCACCCTTACCTCACATGCTCCGGGGTGGCGCGAGATCTGACCGGCGAGACCAGTGCAGTAGGGCGCTGGCGTCGGAGGGTCTTCGGCGGACAGGTGGGGAAAGACCCACACAAAGCGGGCAAGCAGCAGGTTTGCCGCCCGCCTTCCAAGCTGAGCAGAGAAGGGTTCGATTCCCTCTGCCCGCTCCAATTTCGTTATGTGCTGCTCCGCACCTTCGCCCGGCCCTTCAGTAGGGCCTAAAAAAGCTTGTCAAAAAGTGCGATAGCATTTTGCCTTGTCCGATTAAAGTTTTTGCTATCCCTGACGACACACCGGAGATGGATCCACAATTTTCGGAGTCTAGGATGGGGTTTTTCGACAAGGTCAAGGAGCTTGCGCTCAAGGCAAAATGCGGAGTTGGTATTCACGGAGGTGATTACACCAAGGCGAGCGGCGGCCCGGCTTGCTTGTACGAAAAAACATGCCCCGATTGTTTCGATCACCTGACCAAGCATAAGCATGAATACGGTGATTTCTCGTACAAGAACCACCACACATGCACGATGATTCGCCATTGCGTCCACTGCGCGCACGAAGACAATAAGGTGAAGCATGAAGGCTTTGCCGAGATGGGGATGGATGACTTCTGCAAAATTAAGGAGAAGTGCATTAGGTGTGGTTTCAGCCAAGTGAAGAAGGAAAGCCACACTTGGACTGAGGTGTCGAGAACTGATACCCACAAAAGAATGGAATGCTTCCGCTGCAACGCAAGTGAGACGCGGCCTCTATCCCGTCACTAAAGCGTTGAAACTAGTCATCTCAAAGCCCAGGCCATGACCTGGGCTTTTTCGTTCCGCCCCCAATTTTGAGCGCTGCTTTCCACGAGAGCCTGTGCCTGATCGGGGCCTCAAGCGGGTCTTTTTTTAGGAACAAAACATGGCCGAACCAGCAAGCACGACTGCCGGCGTCCTGCTGGTGAAGTACGGCGTGATCATTGGTGGCTTCGCGGGCGCGATCCTCTCGCTGACCTTCCTGCGGGGTCTCACCCGCGGTCAGGCGGTCGCCGCCTTCTTCACCGGCTTCGCTTCGGCAGTCTTCTGCACCCCTCTCGCCATCAGCTACTTCAGTCTTGGCGCCAGCGGAGAAACCCAATACGGCGTGGCCTTTCTCATAGGCCTACTGGCAATGAACATCATCCCAGTCCTGAAGTCGGTGGTGAGTCAGTTCGGAGCCAAGGGGGCTAACTGATGAGCTCTTCCCTGATTCCAGTCCTGGTCGGCACGAATGCGTTCCTGAGCGTGCTGGTGGTGATCGCAGCATGCGACTACCTGCGCCGGATTCGGCCCATGGACCATCCGCTGCTAGCCGTCGCGTTCTACCTAGTGGCCATTGGAGCGTTTGGCTCGTTCGTCCTGGCCATGGGCGGGCAAGTGCCCACCCTGTACGGCGTGATCCTCAAGCTGGGGATCATCCTGTATGCCGTTGCCCGGCGCGGCCATGTGTTCCAGCCGGGGTAGGGCGGCTCAGTCAGTCCGCAGCAACGGGAACAGTTCCTCGGGATTGCGTGACGCGGCGTTCATTTTTTCGCATTCAGACGCGGCGTCCGACTTATTGGTAAACCCGCGCTTAAGGCGCTCCTTCTCTTGATTGTCGTAGATATCGAAGCCGCCGGAAGTTGTGGCGGCGTAGAACCGGTTGCCGATGCGGAAGGATTCACCTTCGATAGGCACAGCCGGAACGATAACGAATCTTGGTTGCATGTGTCGGCCTCCCCAGGCAGAAGCCTAAGTATTAGTCCGGCAGGTGGAAGCAACAATATGACTCATCGAGACGATTCGATGGCGTGCCGTGTCACTAGCGCCAGTGGTTATCAGGTTTGCTAGAGCCAAATGGTTGAACCCCCCGCCACAAAATGAAGATGCGCCGTTTCGTGGCGCGACCACCAGAGGATCCACCATGGACAACCAGCACAAGAAGATCACCGGTTACCGCGACCTCACTCAGAGCGAGATCGACGGTATGAACTCAATCTAGGCCCTGGAGGCCGATGCCGGTGAGCTGTTCAAGCAAATCGGCCAGATCGAAGGCGTGGACCAGCGTACCTTGGCCCTGGCCAAGACCAACCTGCAGCAAGGCTTCATGTGGTTTGTGCGCTCGATCGCCAAGCCGGCTAATCCGTTCGCCTGATTCACCTGCCCATCACGCTCAGCCTGTGCGCAGGCCGGAGATATCCCATGAAGACCGAATACCAGGTTCGTCCCGTTTCCCGCTACATCGTGAGCCGCTACGCCACCGACGCTGACAGCGCCTCATCCTCGATGATTGGAGAGTTCCCCAGCGGCCAGCAGGCCGACCTGGTTGCTGACGCGATGGTGGCAAAGGATCGGGCTGATGGAATCGAGTCCGGCCGCACCCGTCACGGGCTGAGCCTGGGCGAGGTTATCTCTGGGCAGCGACTGGAGCAGGCAGAATGACGACCATCGCCTACAAGGACGGTGTGATCGCCTACGATTCCCGCGTTACCCGAGGTGACCTCATCACCGACGATGACTGCGACAAGTGCATTGAGCGCGATGGGGTGAAGTTCTTCATGTCGGGCGCCCTCTGTGACTATGACGCATTGGTCGGGGCCTACTTCGGCACCGCGCCATCGGGGAAGGTCGACGCCTCGGCAATCGTCGTTGATGGCGGCAAGCTGATGATGGTGGCGGTGGATGACGATACCGGTCTGTGGAAGTCACCAATCAAGCCTGATCGTCCTTACGCCATCGGCAGCGGCACGCCATACGCATTCGCTGCGATGGATATGGGGGCGAGCGCTGAGCAGGCCGTTGAGATGGCAGCCAGGCGCGATACCAGCACCGGTGGGAAGATTCGGGCGCTTCGGATAAGCGGGTAGCTGTGCCGCAGGGTAAGTGCGGCACGCTGCAGCGCGTAGCCTTCTATAGGTCATCCATTTTGTGTAGCGTTCGTTTGTGCTTTCTATCTAACTCAATGAACTCATCGGTCGCTTCGCTCCAAAGTTCAATGTACCTCTCTGACTCCTGGCGACTGAGCCCGACGAAAACCTCTTGTCCGGCGGAGTCCGAGCAGAGTGCGCTCTGGAGCCCAAGTAGTTTTCGAGTCGAGCGTTCGAGGTTCAGCATTTAGTCGTCCTCGTTGAGTAGGTCGCAAGCGGCCTTAGCTTCCGCTTCATCGAAGTAAGGACCCCCTACTACGTAATCTCCATCTGCCAGCGAGTCCTCTACGCGGAAGCAAAACTGTTCAACTGGAATGTTTGGTGGGCGCTGCCCCGGCTGAAGGGCGACCAGCTCCACGTGAGGAACGTGTACGACTCGATATCTCTTCTGCATCTTGCTCTCCGTGCGGTTAAATGAATTGACACCCACCAATACCGGCAACCAGCCACCATTACAAGCAGTAGGTTTTCCATGACAAAGCAACCCGACTGGGAGGCGATCGAACGAGCCTTCCGGGCCGGGGCGCTTTCCATCCGTACCATCGCTGACCGCAACGGGGTGAGCGACACAGCTATCCGGAAGAAGGCCAAGGCCTTGGGCTGGGAGCGGGACCTTTCCGAGCAGGTCCGCAAAGAGGTTCGCAACAAGCTGGTTCGCGGCGAGGTTCGCGAAGACCAATGCGCGAACCCTGAGCGTGACGCCGAGATCATCGAGGAGGCGGCAGAAGAGGGTGCGACGGTTGTTCGCAGCCACCGCCGCGACATTCGTAAAGCCGCGAACCTTGCGAATCTGCTGATGGATGATCTGCTGACCACCATCAAGCGCCGCGAGGACATCGAGGATGAGATCGAGCGCGAGACTGCCGACGATGAGAGCGGTTTCCGTCGTAGCTCAATGCTCGCCGCGGTCGCCTTGCCAAGTAACGCCAAAACCCTTTTCCAGCTGTCCTCGGCCATGAAGAATCTGCAGGTGCTTGAGCGCACTGCATTCGGCCTGGACGACAAGGAGCAGTCGAAAGACGCCGACGAGCTGTCGCAGCTGATGGATGAACTATCGAAGGATGCCTGACCATGAAGCCCGAGCACATGAAACTGCTACGGGACCGGTTCTGGCGGCTGAACAACCTGTACTTCATTACGGACAAGCAGGGCAAAAAGGTCCGCTTCCGCATGACGCAGGAGCAGGTCGATTACTTCCAGGGGATGCACACCCGCAACATCATCCTCAAGGCTCGGCAGTTGGGCTTCACCACGCTGGTCTGCATCGTTCAGCTGGATGCCGCGCTATTTGAGGCCGCCAAGTGCGCCTTGATCGCCCACACACTGAACGACGCCAAGCGGCTGTTCCGAGAGAAGGTCAAGTATGCGTACGACAACCTTCCCAAGGAAATACGCGCTGCTAACCCTGCTCGCAACGATGCTGCTGGTGAGCTTGTGTTCAGCAAAGGCGGATCGCTTTACGTGTCCACATCCTTTCGGGGCGGGACTCTACGGTATCTGCACGTATCCGAGTTCGGGAAGATCTGCGCCAAGTTTCCCCACAAAGCCCGAGAGATCGTCACCGGCGCCTTCGAGGCTGTCGCCGCAGAGTGTTTCGTTACGATCGAGTCGACGGCGGAGGGGCGGGCGGGCTACTTCTTCGATTACTCGCAGAGCGCAGAGAAGCAGCAGCTGGCCGGTGTGCCTCTGGGCCTGCTGGACTGGAAGTTCTTCTTCTTCAGCTGGTGGCGCAATCCGCTGTACTGGCTGGACCCTACCGACGTCACGATCCCGGATCGCCTGGCCAAGTACTTCGACGACCTGAGCGCAAAGCACGGAATCGTCACCAATCCAGGCCAGCGCGCCTGGTACAGCGCCAAGGAAAAGACCCTCGGCGACGACATGAAGCGGGAATACCCGTCGATCCCTGCCGAGGCATTCCAGCAGACGATCGAGGGCGCCTACTACGCCAAGCAGTTCACCAAGCTCTACGCCGCCCAGCGCATCGGCAAGTTGCCAGACAACAGCCACCTGCCGGTGCACACCTTCTGGGATATCGGCGTGGGCGACTCCACGGCCGTCTGGTTCATCCGGATCGTCGGTGAGGAGTACCACGTTGTCGATTTCTACCAGAACAGCGGCGAGGGTCTGCGGCACTACATGAAGGTGCTCAAGGATCGTGGCTATACCTACGGCGAGCACTGGGGGCCCCACGACATCGACAACCGCGAATTTGGTAGCGACGGCAAGACTCGGCGCGAGCTCGCGCGCGAGGGCTACGAGATCGACGGAGAGAAGTACCGCATGACCTTCCAGGTGGTTCCGAAGCTCGGCGTGGACGAGGGCATCGAGCAGGCACGGGAAATCCTGCCCAACTGCGCCTTCGACGAGGCCAAGTGCAGCGAGGGCATCGCCGCCCTGGAGAGCTACCGCAAGGAGTGGGACGACAAGCGCGGGTGCTGGAAGGACAAACCGCTTCACGACTGGTCATCCCACCCGGCTGACGGGTTCCGCTATTTCGCCGTTGCCATGGCGCGACGTAAACGCACAGGCGGTGTCCGCCGCATCGGAGGTTTGGCGTAATGCCTGTTCAATCCACCAACCCAGACTACGACGCTCACATCGAAGAGTGGCGGATGATGGACGATGCCCTGGAGGGCGAGGGCGCCATCAAGCGCAGCCCGCGTAACCTGCCCAAGCCCAGTGGCATGAACGAGGCCGAGAAGCTGGACGGCGCCGGCAATGCCTATCTCTACCAAAACTACACCGCCCGGGCTCAGTACGAACACTGGGTGCGGGATTCTCTGCGGTCGATGATGGGCCTGGTCTCGCGGCTGATACCCGAGGTGAAGCTGCCAGCGGGGCTGAAGGGGCTGGAGGACAACGCCACGGCTGACGGCTTCGGCCTAACCCAGCTGTTCCTGCGGATAGTGCGCCAGGCAATTTCCCATGGCCGGGTGCCGTTAGTGGTCAACATCGATGACAAGGGCCAACCGTACTTCGCCACCTACGCGGTGCGCAACGCCATCAACTGGGACACTGCCGACCAAGGCGGCCGCCAGGACCTAGTGTTGTCCGTGTTCCGCGAATTCAGGCGCAAGGAGCAGGACCGCTACAGCCATGAGTGCGAGACGGTCTACCGCGAGTTCTACATGGACGGTGCGGTCTGTCGTACTGGCGTGCGCAACGAGGCCGGCGAGCTGATCGAGGACGACCGCCCGCTGGGCACTGTCGATGGCAGTAACAACCTGGTGCGCGGCCTGGACTATATCCCAGTCATCTATTGCGGCTCCACCGACAACTCGCCGGACGTCGACGAGATCCCGCTACTGACCATGGCCCGAGCCGCGCTCAAGTCCTATCAGCTCAGCGCCGACTACTTCACCGCGCTGCACCAGACCAGCCACCCGCAGCCATGGGTGTCCGGCCTGGACGAGAGCGTTGAGCTCAGCGTGACCGGTCCGTCGGCGGCTTGGGATCTGGGGCCAAGCGGCTCGTGCGGCTATCTGGAGTTCCAGGGCGCCGGCATCCAGGCCGTGCGTACGGCGATGGAGGACCAGAAAAACGCCGCGCTCGAAGCCGGTGCGAAGGTCATGGACGTGTCGGGCACTGAGTCGGGCGAGGCCCGCAAGACTCGCCAGAACGACCAACACGCCACGTTGCACAGCATCGTCATCACTGCGGCGGATGCCATCGAGCAAGCCCTCCGGTATGCAGCGGAGTGGACTGGGTACAACCCTGATGACGTGGTCTTCACCGTCAAGCCTGAGTTCGTGATCCCAGAGATCGACGCCCAAGTGCTGGCTGAGCTGCAGAAGAGTGTCATGGCCGGCACCATCAGCGCCGAAACCTACTGGCAGTACCTCACCACTGGAAAGCTGCCTGAGCACCCCTACGCCGAAGAGGCCGAACTAATCGGCGACGACCACGGCGCGGGCGGCGTCAACTTGGACAAAGACGATGGCGAAGAAACCGGAGCAGGCAGCGGACGAGAAGCTGCTGGAGCAGGTAAGCCGCCACTCGGTACTGCTTGAGCGTCTCAAGGCGGGCGAGGTCAAGAAGTTCGAAACCTACCTTCGTAGAGCTGACAGCCATGTCCGCGACCAGCTAACCCGCAACGAGCTGAGCTCCTATGCCCGGAGCCGGCTGGAGGAGTTTCTGGGCCGGGTGAGCGGCAAGCTGTTGGGGATCTACAAGGCCTTCAGCGACCGGATGCAGTCCGATCTGGTGGACATTGCCCAGTACGAGGCGGCATTCGAAGGCCGCAGCCTGGCCAAGGCGCTGTTGATCGATGCGGTCATGCCTGCAGACTCGCTGCTCAGGGCGGCGATCAACACACAGCCCCTGCAAGTTGCCGGGGTTGACGGCGGCAAGCTGCTGAAGCCCTTCCTGAACGGCTGGACGCGCGCCGAGGCGGACAGGATCACCAACGCCATCCGGATGGGTGTCATCCAGGGCCAGACCAACGCCGAAATCACCCAAGCTATACGAGGCACAGCCGCGCAGAACTTCACAGACGGCGTGCTGGCGGTCACAAACCGAAGCGCCCGGGCTGTGGTGCAGACCGCAGTTCAGCATGTAGCCACCACGGCGCGCATGGAGACACTCAAGGCCAACGCCGAGGTGGTGCCTGGCTATCGGATCGTCGCCACCCTTGATCGGAAGACCAGCGTGCAGTGCCGCAGCCTGGATGGGCGCGAATACGAGATGGGCAAGGGGCCTGTGCCTCCGTTCCACATTCACTGCCGTACCACCATCACGCCGATCACCCGGTTGTCGGCGTTATTCGGGCAAGGCGCGACGAGGGCAGCAGTGGGCGCTGACGGCGGCGGGCAGGTGTCGGCAAGCCTCAGCTACTACCAGTGGCTCAAAACGCAGCCAGCGGCGTTTCAGGACGCCGCGCTGGGCCCTGTGCGCGGCAAGCTGTTCCGCAATGGCGGCCTGACAGCTGAACGCTTCGCCGCGCTCCAGTTGGACAAGAACTTCAAGCCGCTGACGCTCGACCAGCTCAAGGAGTTCGAGCCATTGGCCTTTGCGAGGGCGGGCATCGACTAGTTCGTCAACAGGCCGTCACGACGTGAACTGATATAGGTAAACGGATTTCCCGCCGGATCCTTTCCTTGGAGAACCATCTTCCCTTCTTCTTGAGAGATGATCTTCACCTCTCCTGTGGTTCCCGACAGGTACTGTTGATTCAGGTCGGGAAGGTAACGACCGGTGATCTGCTCTAGCGTAGGAATTGGTAACTCCATATCACCGAACTTGTATCGACCTGGCTCCGTTTTCATTCCGCTCAAAGTGAAGGTGAGGAAATCATCGTCAGCAGTCCATGTGCCAACGCCCCGAGCGGGCATCACTGCGGCGAACTCTTTCCCGCCGGTTTCACCTGAAAACTTGAATGTGCCATTTACGTTGTAATGGCCGTTTCGGAAGAATTCCGTGATGCCGCTGAATGTGAACTTGCCGCCAGGTACGGGATATTCGTACGTGCTGTCCCAGCGTCCGAAGAATGCTGGGTTGTGCTCGGGGCCAGACTCATGCACCGCGCTGTAAATCGTGGCGATGGTCGCTACTACTCCGAGAGCGGCTAGAGCTTTGGCATAACTCGTGCGAGCTAGATTCTTCAGCGTTTCGATCTTCATGTGTTGATCCTAAATGAAGTGATGGGAGGCATTCTGCCATCACTATTTGCCCGATATCTGAACTCACATCACAGATCTAAAACTTGGCCTCGCACTCGCGGGGCTTTTTCATGCCCGCCAGGTGGGCCAATCAATCCCCAGGGGATAGCCACATGCCTTTTGACTTCGACCCGGCCGCCCACGGTCTCACCCTCGACGAAACCCAAACCGCCGCGCTGAAGGCAGCGCTGGGCGGAGAGGTTCAGAAATTCCTGGACGGTGAGGTCTCGGGCCTCAAGTCCAAAAACACCGAGTTGATCGGCTCCAACAAGACTATCAAGGCCGAGCTGGACAAACTGAAAGGTCAGTTCGACGGCCTGGACATCGAGGCGGTCAAGGACCTGCTGGCAAAGGCCGGGCAGGACGAAGAGACCAAGCTGATCGCCGAGGGCAAGCTGGACGAAGTCATCAGCCGCCGCACTGAGCGCCTGCGCACTGACCTGGATAAGCAGGTCAAGGCTGCCAACGAGCGTGCGGACAAGGCCGAAGCCTTTGCTGCCAAGTACAGCGACAAGGTGCTGGCTGACTCCATCCGCGCAGCCGCCATCAAGGCCGGCGCGCTGCCCGAGGCTGCCGAGGACATCATCCTCCGCGCCCGCGGCACCTTCAAACTGAGCGAAGACGGCGAGCCCATTGCCACTGACCGTGCCGGCGAAGTCGTGTACGGGAAGGACGGCAAGACCCCGCTGTCTCCCCTCGAATGGGCGGAATCGCTGCGCGAAACCGCAACCCACCTGTGGCCAAGGGCTCAGGGCGCCGGGCAGACCGGCGACAACGGTGGCAAGGCCACGAAGAAATGGGGCGAGTACACCGAGACCGAGCGCGCTGCGATGGCTCGTGACAACCCCGACGCATTCAAAAAACTCCAAGCCACCCGAGGAACCTAACCCATGGCATCTACCCAACTGTCGGACATCTTCGTTTCCGACTACTACGGCACTCTGGAAGCGGTGAATTCCCCAGAGAAAACCGCCGTCTTTGAGTCGGGCATCATCACTCGCTCGGCCACGCTCGACGACATCGCAAAGAACGGCCAGGGCACGTCCGAGATCAGCTACTGGCAGGATCTGGACGCCGACGAAGCGCCGAACATTTCCAACGACAATCCGGATGACCAGGGCGAGGTTGGCAAGGCCGAGCAGGGCAGCATGCGCGCCCGGACCTTGTACCTCAACAAAGGCTACGGTGTCTCCGACCTGGCTGCAGAGCTGGCCAACTCCGAGCCGATGCAGCACATCCGCAACCGTTTCGGTACCTACTGGACTCGCCAATGGCAGCGTTACCTGATGGGCGCCGGCCGCGGCATCATCGCTGCCAACATCGCCCAGAACGGCGGCGACATGGTCAAAGACGCGGGCGCCTCGATCAGCGCCAACGCCTTCCAAGACGCCGCGTTTACCGCCGGTGACGCCGCCGACATGTTCGCCGCTATCGGCGTGCACTCGGTCGTCATGAACCAGATGGTTAAGCAGGACATGATCGAGTACCTGCGCGATTCGCAGGGCAAGATCATCCTGGCCACCTACCTGGGCAAGCCGGTATTCATGGACGACGCTCTGACCTACGCGCCGGGCCAGTATCTGTCGCTGTTCTTGGGCCAGGGCGCATTCGGCTACGGCGAAGGCGATCCGACCAAACCGGTCGAGCTGGAGCGCAAGCCTGGCGGCGGTAATGGCGGGGGCGCCGAAGTCCTGTGGGAGCGGAAGACCTTCATCCTGCAACCGGCTGGCTTCAGCTGGCAGGGCAGCGAGAACCGCAACCTCAGCCCGAGCGCCGTCCAGTACGCTTCAGCGGCCAACTGGAAGCGAGTGTTCGACCGCAAGCAGGTTCCGTTCGCCGCGGTCATCAGCGGCACCGCGACCCCTTGACCGCATGATGCGGGGCGCCGTCCTGGGGCCCTGCGCAGGAGACCAGCATGAAAGTCATCTACACCAACACCCCGGGCAGCGAGCGCGGCACTTGCTATCGCCGCCTGGACCAGTTCTTCGGCGTGATCGACGGCGCTACCTCGGTGTCCGTGCAGGGCGATGCCCCGCACATCGGCGAGGCCTACCAGCGCCAGGGCATCAGCGTGAGCGAGATCGAGGAAGGTCTGCGCCTGGATGGCCCTACCGTGGCTCAGTGGGTGGGAGAGGGTTACAAGGCGTCGGCATACCCACCGAACGGCTACGCCTCGGTCAGCAGCCAAGCGGAGATCGACAAGGCGATTGAGGAGGAGGGTGGCGGCGATCCCGAGACCGATCCTCACAAGATGAAGGTCCCGGAGCTGAAGGAATGGCTGACGGCTCAGGGCATTACCTTCGATCCCGCTCTCAACAAGCCAGAACTGCAGGCCCTCATTCCGCCGAAGGAATAAGCCATGACCGATTTCATCACCGTTGCCGACGTAGACGAGAATCTCGGGCAGGACTGGGCTGGCACTGGTGATGCGGTCCTTGCCGTGGCCATGGCCAACGCCTGGCTGACGGCCAAGATCAAGCGGGCGGTGCCAGATCCGGTGCCTGACGCCATCGTGAGTGCCGGCGCGCAGGTGGCCAAGCTGGCTGCGGCAGGCCGGCTATACAAGGACACCCAACGCGAGGTGCAGAGCAAGACCGTGTCGGCCCAGGCTGGCACATCGATCAGCAAGACCTACGTCGCGGGGTCTGTCGATCGCTCGACTGGTGAGAACTTCGCTCTCGACCTCATCGCCCCCTGGGCCCGCCGCGCCGGCACCGTTGTGCTCAAGAGGATATGACCCATGGGCATGCGTGAAGAACTCCAGGCGGAGCTGTCGGAAGCGTTCGATGATCCGGACGGCCTAGCAGACACGGTGAAGCCTGTTGCAGGGAGTCGCACAGTCAAGGGCGGATATGACCCAGAGATCGGCGGCACCGTCCCGGCCTCAACCTTCCATTACGCCGGGCGCGGTGTGTTCGGTAGCTACCTGGCCAAGGAAATCGACGGCTCGCGCATACAGACTGAGGACGTGAAGCTGCTGGTGCTCCAGAACGAATTGCTCGAGGGGCAGGCCGGCGCTGTCACCGATGTCCCGGCGGCGCCCAAGATCGGCGACCAGGTAAGCGGCTACCGCGTACTTAATGTGTCCGAGGACCCAGCCCGGGCGACTTGGACCCTTCAGCTGAGGAAGTGACATGGCGCGCGGCTCACACATGGCCCAGCGATACGGCGGGCAGCAGGGCGGTTTCGCTGAGGCCATACGGGCCTTCGCAGAACAGGCGGAGCAAGCCCTGGACGCGACCTTCCGCGAAATCGTGATCGAGATCGGCAGCAGCGTCATCCGCATGTCACCGGTAGGCAACCCGGAGCTATGGGCAGCCAACGTGGCTCACCGGGCCAAGGCCAACAGGGCTGCTGACGACTATGACTTCAAGGTCGCGGTGCGGAACACGCTGATCAACTTGAATCAGGACAATTTCACCAAGGCCGGCAGGCTGCGCAAGGGTGTGAAGTACGCCAAGCCCCTCACCAAGACCGAGCGCGAGCAGAACTTCGCTGTGAACGGCCTGGTTGTCGGCCAGGGATACGTTGGCGGGCGGTTCCGGGGTAACTGGCAGTTCTCCATCGATTCACCAGCTACCGAAGAACTCGACCGCATCGACCCGTCGGGCAGCGAAGCCATTACCGCGCTCATCACCCAGGTGCACGCGCTGACCATCGGCCAGACGGCCTACATCGTGAACAACCTGGCGTACGCCATCCCGCTGGAATACGGCCACTCAATGCAGGCACCGGCCGGTATGGTCCGGGTCACCCTGGCCAACTTCCAGCGCATCGTCGACGAAGCCATCAGGAACAACAGCGTATGAGCCATGCACGAGCCCGCCAGGCCATCGAGATCAAGCTGATGGCCTGGGCTGCGGGGCGCCCGATCCGGGTCGCGAACTTCGAGCAGGGTTTCGAGGCCTTGCCGGGAGAAACATACCTGCAGGCTTACCAGCTGCCTGGGGCAACCATCTGCCGTTACTTGGGTGGCGAGGCCTACGAGTACACCGGAATCTACCAAGTCAGCATCACCTGCCCGGCGGGCCAGGCCTTGGTGACCGCCGAATCGCTGGTAGATGAGCTCAGCGCCCTGTTTCATGTCAATTCTAAGCTCAGCCGCAACGGTTTCGAGGGAATGGTCACCGAGCCAGTTGACCAAGGCCCAAGCATCCCCGAGTCGGCGACCTACACGGTGCCGGCCAGCTTCACCTACCGCGGTGTCGCGGACCAATCGCCCGCTGGGGCATAACCAACCGCCGCCTGGCGGGCTTTCAAGAGGAAACAACCCATGGCCGCACGCTTCCCGCTGCCGAACGGCTCCGTGCTGGAAATCGCTAGCGTACTCGCCGCTGCCGTCGCCTACACCGCTCTAACCAACGCTGCGCCGCCTGTGGCCAGCGCGGCAGGACACACCATTAAGAACGGCGATGTTCTAGTCGTCAGCTCAGGTTGGTCGCTGATCAACGACCGCGCTGTCCGGGCGGCCAGTGTTGCCGCCGACAAATTCTCGCTCGCTGGACTGAACACAACCAACACCGATAAATACACCGCCGGGTCGGGTGTGGGCTCTGTTATCCCGGTGACCAACTGGGCTCAGATCTCGAAGGTAACCGCTTTCACCTCTTCGGGCGGCGAGCAGCAGTACCTCACGGTCGGGTACCTGGAGGACGACGACGATCGCCAGTTCCCCACCAATCGCAACCCGATCACGCTGTCGATCACTGTCGAGGATCAGCCTGCGGCTGCCTACGTGGGCCTGGTCGAGGCCTATGGCGATAGCAAGGAACTGACCGTGGTGCGCCTGAAGTTGCCAAATGGCGACCAGATCCTTTACCCGGGTTACGTGAGTATCACCACCACCCCGACGATGGAGCGTAACAACCTCATGACCCGCACCATCAGCATCGCGCTGTCGGCGCGTCCGGTCCGTTACTTGGCTGGCGCATAAGGAGCCCCCATGGCGAAGATCAAAATCGCGCAAGACCCGACGTTCATTGCCGAGGTGCAGGTTCCTCGAATCGGTGGAGAGCCAGTGCCGGTGGAATTCGAGTTCCGCTATATGGATCGCGTGACGCTGGCCGGCATGTTTGATCGCTGGAACAAGGCTCGCGACGCTTGGGCGGAGCAGGCCAGGGCCGACAACGCTACGTGGGAAGAGGTGACCGCTGGCGAAATCGCTCTGCAGGCCGAGCAACTGGGCGAAATCGTCACAGGGTGGGACTTGGAGGACAAGTTCAGTCAGAAGGCGATCCTCGAGCTGGTCCGTACCTGCACGGGTGCACCTAAGGCCGTCATCGACGCCTTCCAAGCTGCTTACAGCCCGGCCCGATTGGGAAACTGAGGGCGGCGGCCCGGGCCTGTTATGAGCGTGGGCCATCTGCCGAGCAACTGGCCCCGCTGGGGCTGACCCTGGCTGACATTCCTGAAGAGGAAGTGGAGGTTTGGCCTGACGCTTGGCCAGCCTTTCGGCTTTTCGACGCGATGGGCACGCAGTGGCGGGTTGGAGCGGGCGGCCCGTCTGGCCTGGACTACACCGCCATCCCCGCAACAGCCTCGATGCTCGGCATCAAGCGCCGCGACCTCACCGACATTTTTCCCGACCTCCGCGTCATGGAGGTTGAGGCCTTGGCCGTCATGGCCGAATCCATGGAGTAGATCATGACCACCATTGCCTCTCTCGGTCTTCAGATCGACTCCGGCGATGCTGTCGAGGCCAAGGATAACCTCGACCAGCTGACGGACGCCGGCAAGCGCAGCGAGGAGTCGGCAGGGCGAACTGGGCGCGCCTGGGAGACTGCCCTGGGCAGCCTGCAAGGTGACACCCGCCAGATCGTCCAGGAGCTGCAGTCACTCAACGCCAAGCAGGCCGAGCTGGCGCAGCAGATGGCCACCGTGGGGCGCGCTGTTACCAGTGCCTCAACGGCGTTTAGCAGTGCCGCAGCGAATATGGGGGCGTTCCGAGCCGAAGCCGCTCAGGCGGGTAAGGTTCAGGAAACGCTGACCAGTGCCACAGATGCCGGTGCCCAAGCCGGCCGGCGCGCTGCCGAATCCGCCGACGAGCAGCAGGCCAGGATTCTGGCCGTGGCCAAAGCCTCGATGGAGGCCAGCCAGTACATTCAGTCGCTCAACCGGGCCACCGAGCATACAGCCGAGGTCACTTCCCAGGCGAACGCTGTCCTGTCCGACAGCGCAAGTCGGCAGGCTGCCATCAACAGCCGGGCCCAGGCCCTCATTGCCACAGAAAAGCGCCAGGCGGAGGCGGCGAAGAAGGCAGCCGGCGCGCATCGGGAAGAAGGCCAGGTGCTGGAAGAGCTGCTGGGCAAGATCGACCCGACCGTCGCAGCTATGAGCCGGCTGGATCAGATGGAGCAAAAGCTGAAGGGCTTCCGCACCAGCGGCGCTCTCGATTCGGAGACCTTCGGCGAGTACCAGGCGAAGATCGACCAGGCGCGCACCGCATTGGGCGGCGCCGATATTGCACTGAACAAGACGGGTATGACGGCCAAGGCCACTGCAGCAGCACTGCGCGGCGTACCGGCCCAGTTCACCGATATCATGGTGTCCTTGCAGGGTGGCCAGGCTCCGCTCCAAGTCTTACTGCAGCAGGGCGGGCAGCTCAAGGACATGTTCGGCGGCGTGGGCCCAGCCATTCAGGCGCTGGGCGGCTACGTCCTTGGCTTGGTGAACCCGTTCACCGTCGCAGCGGCGGCGGTCGGCGTGCTCGGATATGCCTACTACTCGGGCAGCGAAGAGGCGGTCGGTTTTCAGAAAGCGCTGATCACCACTGGCAACGCGGCCGGCACGACGTCGGACCGGCTTTCCGGCATGGCGCGCGAGGTAGCGGCCACTGTTGGGACCACTGGCGCCGCAGCAGAAGTGCTTACCCAGTTGGCCAGTAGCGGCAAGGTCGCTTCCGAGAGTTTCGTCGAGATCACTGAGGCTGCCCTAGAGTGGCGCTCGGCGACCGGCAAGGCAGTCGAGGAGACCGTTGCCGAGTTCGTGAAGATCGGCAAAGACCCGGTGGCCGCCGCCAAAGACCTCAACGAGCAGTACAACTTCCTGACGGCTTCGACCTATTCGCAGATCGTTGCGCTGAAGGAGCAGGGCGACACCATCGGGGCCGCCAAGCTGCTCACCGACACCTACGTCGACACCATCAAGAACCGCAGCAAGGAGGTCACTGAGAACCTTTCCATCTGGGAGCGCGGCTGGAAGGCGCTACGTGGCGAGGTTGCTGCCACGGTCGATTCGGTCAAGAACATTGGTCGAGACCAGGACATCGCGAGTCGGATCGTCGACCTGCAGCGCCAGGTCGCTGCGGCACAGAGCGCTGTGAATGCCGATGCAGATGACAGCGATGCTCAGAAAAAGCTGACCAACGCTAGCCTTGAGCTGAAGGGGCTTATCCAGCAACGTGACACGCTTGCAGCAATCGCCAGCGCCCGCGCCTTGGACGCCCAGCAGCAACAGGCAGCTGTAGTTGCAATCGGCAAGATCGACGCTTTGGAGAAGTCCGCTAGGACAAACGCCGAGAAGCGGGCCGATGCGCTGAAGGAATACAGCAAGTCCCTAGACGCCATCCGCAAGGTCAACCCAAATGATGAGCGGCTGAAGCCCGAGAATATCACCCGGGTGCAGGCCGACATCGCCAAGCAGTTCAAGGATACGACCGGCCGGACAGGATCGGTCGACCTCTCAGGTTTCAACGACCAGAAGAACGCGCTGAGCGCCATCCTGGCCGAGTACAAGAATCATCAGAAAGAGCTGGATGCGGCGCAGAAGGCCGGGCTTATCTCACAGGAGTCGTATACCGCCCAACGCGCTGCGATCATCGAGCAGCAGAAGGCCGAGGTCACGAACGCCTACGAGGCAGAGATCAAGGCGCTGGAGGAGGCCAAGGGGCGAAGCAGTACCAGCGCCCAGCAGCGTATCCAGCTGGACCAGAAGATCGCCGATGCCCGGGCCGCTATGGTCAAGGCTCAGAAGGGCGCCGATACAGAGCTATCAGTGCTGGCGACCAATGAGCAGGGCCGGCTGGCCCAGCAGGCTAGAGCAGTGCAGACTTACACCGACGCCCTTGACCAGCAGGCCCTGGCGCTGAGGCTACAGGGTCAGCGCTCCGCTGATGGCCTTGGGCTCGGCGACCGCCAGCGCGGCTTGCAGGATCAGCAGAACGGCATCACTGATCGGATGAACCAGCAGCGACTGGATCTGGCCAATCAGTACGGTGATGGCTCTCGTGGCATGAGCCTTGATGAGTACAACCAGAAGTTGGCGGCCCTGAACAAGACCGAGAAGGACCTGCAGGAATCCACCATCGCCAACTACTACCAGATGACCGCCGCCCAAGGCGACTGGCGCAAGGGGGCGTCTTCGGCCTTCCAGAATTACCTGGACCAGGCCCGGGATGTCGCCGGGCAGACGAGGTCCCTGTTCACGAATGCGTTCAACTCGATGGAGGATGCGGTTGTGAACTTCGCCATGACCGGCAAGTTCTCGTTCGCGGACTTCACCAAGTCGGTGCTGGCAGATATGGCTCGTATCGCGACACAGCAGGCTGCTTCTGGCCTGCTGGGAAGTCTAGTGAGCTGGGGCGTATCGGCTGCTTCTGCCTATTTCGGCGGCGGCACCGGTAACGGCATGGAGGCAGGCTCTGCAGGTGCGGTGTCGTCCAACCTTGGCGCGTCGCAGGCCGGCTATTCCAGCGCCTACTTCCCGCAGGCGTTGGGTGGCGCCTGGTCGAACGGCGTTCAACTATTCGCCAATGGTGGCGCCTTCACCAACTCCATCGTGAGCACTCCGACCGCTTTCGGCATAGCCGGTAGCAAGTTGGGAGTGATGGGAGAGGCTGGTGACGAGGCTGTCATGCCCCTTACGAGAACGGCAGGCGGCCAGCTTGGAGTGATGGCGGTTGGTGGCGGTAGCGGTGGAACGGCGATCAGCGTGTCCGCGCCGGTTAGCATAGTGGTGGAGGACAGGAGTAGCGAGGGCATGCAACTCGATCAAGCGCTACTCCAGCAGAACATGCAGAAGCAAATGCAGATGGCTGCCGAGAAAGCGGTCGCTGACTCATGGCGTCCAGGTGGCGTCAGCCATCGCAATACCAGCGGGAGGCGCTGATGGCCATCGAAAAATTCAGCTGGCCAACCCAGCGCGGGGAAACGCCGGAGATCAGCTACCGAACCCGCGAGTCACGCTTCGGCGGCGGGTATCGACAGGTTGTCGGCGACGGACCCAATAACAAGGAAGACAGCTACCCCATCACGGTTACCGGCACGAAGGCTCAGGTCCGCAAGGTAATGGAGTTCTTCGACCGGCACGGTGGCGCCAAGGCCTTTCTTTGGTCTACGCCGCTCGGTGATCTGGGGCTGTTTACCTGCAAGGATCCAAAGCCTACCCCGGTGGGTGGCGGGCGATTCAAGGTTGCCGCCACTTTCGAGCGGGCATTTCATCCGTAAGGAACCACCATGTCACTGATCAAGGACATCCAGACCCTGGAACCTGGCAGCGAGGTATTGCTGTTCGAGCTGGATGGCTCGGACTTCGGTGCCGACATGCTGCGCTTCCATGGCCATGCAATTCCGCATACCCCCGAAGAACTGGCGGCGGCCGGCGCGAATGCCGACCAGTTGCTGGCGAAGTCAATCTGGTGGCAGGGCAATGAGTACGGTGCCTGGCCCATGCAGATCGATGGCATTGAAGCGAACTCGGATGGTACGGCCGTACGCCCGACGCTGACTGTCGGCAACGTCAACGGCAGGATCACGGCGCTGTGCCTGGCGTTCGACAACCTGCTCGAGTTTAAGCTGACCATGCGCCACACCATGGCGCGTTACTTGGACGCGGTAAACTTCCCTGCAGGCAACCCTGAGGCCGATCCGACCGAGGAAGCGATCGAAGTCTGGTACATCGACCAGAAAGTATCGGAGAACGGCACCACGGTTGCCTGGGAGTTGGCTAGCCCGGGGGATGTGGGCGGCGAGACAATCGGGCGTCAGATGACCCAGCTTTGCCATTGGGCAATGACCGCCGGCTACCGAGGCCCGAATTGCGGCTACACCGGCCCCTACTTCGACCTTGACGGCAATCCCACCGACGACCCCGCCAAGGACAACTGCAATGGCTGCCTCGACACGGGGTGCACTGCTCGCCACGGGCAGGGCAACCAACTGCCGTTTGGCGGGTTCCCGGCTGTATCCCTGATCGCACGGAGTTGATCATGCGCAAACACATCCTCGCCGCCATGCAAGCCCACGCTGCGGCAGATTACCCACGCGAGTGCTGCGGGCTGATCATCGCCGTCGGCCGCTCCCACCGCTACATCCCATGCGGTAACACCGCGACCGATCCCGCAGAGGAGTTTCGTATCTCGCCGGAAGACTACGCGGCGGCCGAGGACAAGGGCGAGGTGATCGGCATCGTGCACTCACATCCGGACGCCACCAGCAGACCGTCGCCGCGGGATCTGGCCATGTGTGAGGCCACCGGCTTGCCCTGGCACATCCTGTCGTGGCCTGAAGGTGATCTGCGCACTATCACGCCAACCGGTCACACGCCGCTGCTGGGGCGTCCTTTCGTGCACGGCGCCTGGGATTGCTGGCAAGTCTGCGCGGACTGGTACAACCGCGAGTGGGGACTGGAATTCCCAACCTATGCCCGGGAAGAAGGGTGGTGGGAACAGATGGACGGCCCGAGCCTCTATGAGCAGGCATACGAAGCGGCCGGCTTTTACAAGGTGAGCCAGGCGCAGCGAGGCGACATGGTCGTCATGGCTGTGGGGCGCACCGCCCATCCCAATCACGCCGGCATTTATCTGGGCGTGGATGCGCAACTGCCTGAGGAGCACGCCCAGGTCTTCGGTCATGGGCCCTTCATGCTGCACCACCTGCTGGGGCGGCCATCAGAAATCATCGTGTTCGGCGGCCCTTGGCTAGCCCGGGCTCGGCTTGTGCTGCGTCACCGAGACGCCAAGTGATACATTCAGCGCTTTTCAGGGAGGGATCACATGCGAATTCTGATCGGGGCATTGGGCCTGGCTTTGCTGGCTGGGTGCGCATCTTCTGCAATCTCGGTCAATAAAGCGGAACCGGTACCGGCCGACGAGCTTTACGCCTACCAGGCAAAGCCTGTAGGAGACAGCGGAACGCTCACTGTCGTTCGAGACGCTGGGTTCGTGGGATCTGGATGCGATGCGGTCGTCTATATCGATGGCGTGAAGGCAGCGAAAATCGGTACGGGGCAGCGGGCAACCTTCTTTCTTCCTGTAGGTAATCCTAACCTCGGGGTCGGATTCGCAGGCCAGGGCCTATGTATGGGGGTCGCAATTCGGACTATCACAGGCAGCGTAACGTCTGGCGCAGAGAGTACGTACAGCATTTCGGGAGACATGAACGGCATCTACATAGGACCGTACATCGATTACAAATGAATAGACCGCCTCCGGGCGGTTTTTTATTGCTCGGAGAAGAGTATGGCTGGCACAGCAGCACAAAAACAGCCTTTGACACTGATCAAACTGTCTGGGTCTCTAGCCCAAAAATTTGGTCGCACACACCGCCGACACATAGACAGCGGTCAGACATGGGAAGTCTTCAAGGCTCTCAAGGCCACGCTCGAAGGTTTCGAAACGGAGATCAGGCGTCTGGATCGGCTAGGCATGCGGTTCGCCATTTTCCGCAACCGCCGAAATGTAGGGATCGACGACCTTGGGCGCCGAGGTACTCAGGAAGTACGTATCGTGCCAGTAGTAGAGGGCAGTAAGCGAGGGGGAATATTGCAGACCGTACTTGCCGCAGTCTTGATAGTGGTTGGCGTGGTCACGCAGCAGTATTGGTTGGTTCAGACCGGGGTTGCTCTCGCCATTGGTGGTGTCATCCAGATGCTTAGCCCCCAAGCCAAGGGCCTATCCCAGAGCGCCGCCCCTGAAAACCTGCCGTCGTACGCCTTCGGCAGCGCCAAAAACACCACCGCAAGTGGCAACCCAGTTCCGATTTGTATAGGCGAACGCCGCTGGGGCGGGGCGATCATCTCAGCCTCGATCGAGGCGCAAGACAAGGCCTAGGGCCGATTCAGCAAGCAGACCGCCTCCGGGCGGTTTTTTATTGCCCGGAGGAAAGCATGGGTCCAGCAGATCACGTGGATATCACTGGCGCCAAGGGCGGCAGCAGCAAGCCGAAAACGCCTGTAGAGGCGCCCGATAGCCTGCAGTCGACCAACATCGGCAAGATTCTGATTGCGGTGGGGGAGGGTGAGTTCGACGGTGAGCCGACGGATCGTGACATCTACCTTGATAACACCCCGATCATGGATGCCAACGGCAGCGTGAATTTCCCTGGGGTGCGGTGGGAGTGGCGTCCTGGCTCGGTGGAGCAGGACTACATCCAGGGGATCCCTGCGATCGAGAACGAGACCACCGTCAATGTCGAACTGCGCAACGACAATCCATTTGCCCGTGCTCTGAGCAACACCCAGCTCTCGGCTGTCCGCGTGCGAATGGTCTGGCCGCGCCTGGCGCAGCAGGACAGCAGCGGCAATACCAATGGCTACCGCATTGAGTACGCCATCGATATCGCCACCGATGGTGGCGCATACGTCGAGGCGCACCTGGGGGCGGTGGACGGCAAGACCACCAACGGCTACCAGCGCTCGGTGCGCGTGAACCTGCCCAAAGCAACCTCCGGCTGGATGCTGCGCGTGCGCCGTATCACTCCGAATGCCAACAGCGGCACCGTGGCCGACACGATGACCATCGCTGGCTACACCGAGATCATCGACCAGAAACTGCGCTACCCGAACACTGCGCTGTTGTACATCGAGTTTGACGCCCAGCAGTTCCAGAACATCCCTGCGGTAACCGTGAAGTGCAAGGCCAAGCGCTGGCCGGTGCCGACCAACTACGATCCCGTTGCACGCACATATACCGGCGTATGGGATGGCACCTTCAAGCAGGCCTGGACCAACAACCCGGCCTTTGTGACCTACGGCCTGTGCGTCGAGGATCGTTTCGGCCTGGGTAAGCGCATCAAGCCGTGGATGGTCGACAAGTGGGAGATGTACCGCATCGCCCAGTACTGCGACCAGCTGGTGCCGAACGGGCAGGGCGGTCAGGAGCCGCGTTTCCTGTGCGACATGAATCTCCAGGGCCGCGCCGAAGCCTGGACCTTGCTGCGCGACCTCTCGGCGATTTACCGGGGCATGGTGTACTGGGCTCACGGCTCTCTGTTCATGCAGGCAGACATGCCGCGCGCCCAAGATATCGACTACGTGTTCACACGGGCCAACGTCATCGACGGTGAGTTCGTGTACGGCGGCGCCGAGCGGAACACCCATTACAGCCGGGCCCTGGTCAGCTACGACAATCCGGCCAACAACTACGACACCGATGTCATCCCGGTCACCGACAACGCTCTCCAGCGCCGGTACCGGGACCGTCCGGTGGAGATTTCGGCCATCGGCTGCACTCGAGCGTCCGAGGCTCAGCGCCGCGGCAAGTGGGCGCTGCTGAGTAACAGCCAGGACCGCACCGTCACTTTCAAGACCGGTATGGAAGGGCGCATTCCGCTGCCTGGCTACGTCATTCCCGTCGCAGACGAACTGGTTGCCGGCCGTCCAAACGGCGGTCGGATTTCGGCGGCTGCCGGCCGAGTCGTGACCTTGGACCGTGACACGCCGATCAAGGCTGGCGACCGGCTGATCTTGAACTTGCCGAACGGCACCGCCCAGGCACGCACGGTGCAGTCGGTCGCCGGCCGCGCGGTGACGGTAACCACCGCGTATGGCGTGCAGCCCGAGCCGGAACTGCAGTGGGCAATCGATTACCACGACCTGGCGGTGCAGCTGTTCCGGGTGCTGAAAACAACGCGCACCCAAGAGGGCGAGTACGAGATCACCGCGCTCGAGTTCAACCCGAGCAAATTCGCTGCGATCGATACCGGTGCCAAGCTGGACGAGCGTCCGATCAGCGTTATTCCGGTAACCACCGTGCAGCCCCCCGCAAGCGTGACCTTGTCTTCCGCCCACATGATCGACCAGGGTATCGCGGTCAGCACGATGACTATCGCCTGGCCGGCGGTGGAGGGCGCTGTCGCCTATGACGTGGAGTGGCGCAAGGACAACGGCAACTGGGTTCGTCTGCAGCGCACCGGCGCAACATCGGTAGACGTGGTCGGCATTTACGCGGGTGCCTACCTTGCACGCGTACGCGCTGTGAGCTCGTTCGAGATTACGTCGATCTGGAAAAGCTCGACCCTGACTCAGCTGAATGGCAAGGAAGGCCTGCCGCCGGCCGTTACCTTTCTGGATACCGAAAGCCTGCTGTTCGGCATCGGCATCAAGTGGGGCTTCCCTGCTGGCTCCAGTGACACCCAGCGTACCGAGTTGTGGTACAGCGAAGGTACAGACTTGGACCAGGCCACCAAGCTGGCCGACCTGGCCTACCCGCAGAACGAGTACGTCATGCAGGGCTTGCGCGCGGGCCAACAGTTCTATTTCTGGGCTCGCCTGGTCGATCGTTCCGGTAACCTTGGCCCATTCTTTCCGGTAGCACCGACGGTGGTTGCCGGGATGGCCAGCGCAGACGCTGGAGCGATTCTTGAGCAGATTAAGGATCAGATCACCGAGAGCGAACTGGGCAAAGAACTGACCAGCCGTATCGACCTGGTCGACAAGAATGGCCCTGGCTCGGTGAACGAGCGCGTTGGGGAAGTCCGCAGCGAGCTGAATGAGCAGGTGGCCGGGGTCAACAACGCGATCGAGATGGTCAAGTCGTCGGTGGTGGCGGCCCGTGATGAGTTGCAGCAGCAGCTTGCAGCAGTTGATCAGGAAGTCGATGCGGCCCGATCCGAGCTGCAGCAGCAGATCAATACCGTCTCCGCGTTGGCCGGATCGTTGCCGTACAACAAGGACAAGACCTACACCCTGAATCAGGGTGTACTGGGCGCCGACGGCAAGCTGTACCAGGCCCTGAAAGCGGTACCGAAGAACAACCCGCCGCCCAATGCGACCTACTGGACCGATGTTGGCCAGGCGATCGTCACGGCGGCCGGCACCGCCGCCCGCGTGGGCAAGGTTGAAACGGATGTTTCCACGCTCAACGGTACGAGCACGGCGCAGGCCAGCCAGATCGAGGGCCTGCTGTCTGGCCTGACCACCACCAATGGCAATGTGACGACCGCCCAGCAGGCCGCCCAGGCGGCCGCTACGGCAGCCGGCGCCAAGGGTGAGGTCATCTACGGATCGACCGCACCTGCAGCCGACAAGCGCTTGGCGCAAAACCTGTGGATCGATACCACGGGCAATGCCAACACGCCCAAGCGCTGGAATGGCAGTGCGTGGGTTACGGTAACGGACAAGGTGGCCTCGGACGCTGCGGCCGCTGCGGCCAATGCCCTGACGGCTGCCCAGAGCAAAGCCGATGCCTCGGTGGTGCAGAGCCTGAGCACCAAGGTCAGCGATGCCGAAGGCAAGTTGACCACGCAGGGCCAGTCGATCACGGGCCTGCAGGGTAGCCTTACCACGACCAACCAGAACGTCACGGCTGCCCAGCAAGCCGCGCAAGCGGCGGCCACGGCGGCCGGTGCCAAGGGCGAGGTGATCTACGGGGCGACCGCGCCGGCGGCTGATAAGCGTCTGGCACAGAACCTATGGATCGACACCACCGGCAACGCCAACACGCCTAAGCGCTGGAACAATAGCGCCTGGGTGGCGGTAAGCGACAAGGTGGCCACTGATGCTGCCGCCGCCGCGGCCGCCGCCAATGCGCTGGCCGCGACCAAGGCGGATGCGTCGGCGGTGAACCTGCTGACCAACCGTGTCAGCAGTGCCGAAGGCGTACTCACCAGCTACAGCAGCGATATCATCCAGCTCAAGAACAGCCTGAGTGCTGCGCAGTCGTTTGTGGCCGGTAAGGCGTGGGAGTTCACCGGTTCGACGCGGGGTTGGTTCGGTACCATCAGCGGTTCGACCTTTGTAGCCGGCCCGCTGTTCGCCACGTCCGGCAACTGCCCGAACCTGCAGTGCAACTTCACGCCGACGTTCCCGGGCGCCGAGAACCCTTTCCTGCGCATCCGGCTGCGTCGGCGCAACACCGCCCGCGCCGGCGCGCAGATGTACTGGGCGAACGAAGATGGCGGGCTGGCCGAAGCCCGGCGCATGCCCTGGACGATCAACACCACCACGACCGACTGGCAGGATATCGAGATTGACCTGTCTGGCCACGCGGGCTGGAGCGGTAAAAACATCTATGCCATCCGCCTGGACATGATGTCCTCGTCGGATACCACCGGCGAAATCGACATTGCCTATATCGCGGTAGGGCGGCGTTCGATTGCGGCGTCGGCGGAAGCCGTATCCAGCTTGAGCAGTGCCGTTAGCGATGCGGATGGCAAGCTGACCACGCAGGGTCAGTCGATCATCGGCCTGCAGAACGGCCTCACCACGACCAATCAGGGCGTGAGCGCTGCCCAGCAAGCAGCGCAGGCGGCGGCGACAGCCGCAGGGGCGAAAGGCGAAGTCATCTATGGATCGACCGCGCCTGCAGCGGATAAGCGTTTGGCGCAAAACCTGTGGATCGACACCACCGGCAACGCCAATACGCCGAAACGCTGGAACGGCAGCGCCTGGGTGGCCGTCACCGACAAGGTGGCTACGGACGCCGCAGCAGCGGCGCAATCGGCGCTGACCGAGGTGGCCAAGAAGGCCGATGCGTCGACCGTGCAGAGCCTGTCCAACACGGTCGTCCAGCATGGCCAGGACATTACCGCCCAAGGTCAGGCGATGACGGCGATTGGCGCCGCGATCGCCGAGGTGGGTGGGGAGAACCTGCTGTATAACCCAACGTTCAATCGTGCCAGCGCGGCCGATGCCAACGTGCCAGATGGTTGGGTGCTGGAGGGTAGTGCACCCCGAAACCCAAGCATGGTGCCGTCCTGGTTGAACGCCGGAGAGCGGGCGTTTCGGGTCGCGGTCACCGGCGTCACGAACGCGAGCCCCTATTTTTCGCTGGTCACCCAGTCGATCCAGCGGCCAAGAGTAGCGAGCGGGCAGAGCGTCACCACATCGGTCAACGTTCGCCGCATGGCCGAGGCGGGCTTGCTGGCCCTGCGCATCATCTACCAGTGGATCAACGAAGCCGGCGCGGTAATCTCGGCGCCGGCCAACGGGTTCATGCCGATCACGGTTGAAGGTAGCCGGCACTCGTTCACATCGGTGGCACCTGAGGAGGCTGTTCGATTCAACGTCTATTTCCGTGTTCACAGCCAGACGGCAGCGTCTGTAAACGGAACTTTGGAGCTGGCCAGGCCGCAAGCTGAGTACGGTTCCCGTGCCACCGGTTGGCGGGACAATGGGCAGGTCACGGCAGGTGAGGTCGCGGCGAACGTCGCGGCCACCAACCTGCTGAGCGGCCGGGTTAGTCAGACCGAGCAGGGGCTGGTGTCGCAGGGGCAGTCGATCGTTTCGCTTGAAGGTGGGCTGACCACCACCAAGCAGAACGTGACAGCCGCGCAGCAGGCCGCCCAGGCGGCGGCGACGGCCGCCGGCGCCAAGGGTGAGGTCATCTACGGATCGACCGCACCTGCAGCCGACAAGCGTTTGGCGCAAAACCTGTGGATCGACACCACCGGCAATGCGAACACGCCGAAACGCTGGAACGGCAGCGCCTGGTTGGCGGTGAGCGACAAGGTGGCCACGGACGCCGCAGCAGCGGCGGCCAATGCCCTGTCGGTGGCACAGACAAAGGCCGATGCGCAGACCGTCAGTGCGTTGACCAACGAGGTGTCCCGACAAGGTGCGGACATTTCCGCCAACGGCTCGGCCATCGTCGACATCAATACGTCGATTGCACAGATCGGCGGCGAGAATCTGCTGTACAACCCTTCGTTCGACAAGGGCGCGGCGAGTCTCGCTGAACGCTGGCGGGTGGGTAATGGCGGCGGTGCCACGTATACCGCCACCCTGATTCTCTCTACGCTGGACCCGCAAGGGAAGGCGCAACGATTTGATGTTAGCGGCTTGGTCGCCGGCTCTGGTTCTGTGTATCTGGACTTGGCGCCGGGCATTGGCGATCGCCCTGCCACTGCGCCCGGGCAGGTCGTTACCGCGTCGGCTTTTGTTCGGGGAACACCTGGCATACAGGTCCAGTTGTTCATCCAGTTTAAGAACACCTCCGGCAATACCATTGCCACCACGGGGCCGGGTGACACCATCCTGACCGATGCTTGGCAGCGGGTGGTGCTGACCTCAGCACCGGCGCCGGCCGGTACCGTGGCAGTTGATGTGCTGTACCGCGTGCGTTCGGCGCCGGGCAGTACACTGACGGCAGGCTTCGTGGAGTGGGACCGGGCTCAACTGGAAGAAGGGGCACGGGTCAGCGGGTGGCGAGACAATGGCCGGGTCAACGCGGCTGAAATCAGTGGCAACGCGTCGGCTACCACCGCCTTGAGCGGCCGGATGTCGGCGGTGGAAGATGGCCTGACCTCGGCATCGAGCCAGCTGACCCAGCTGGATAACGCCATTGGCGACGCCGGCGGCGAGAACCTGCTGTACAACCCGACGTTTAATCAGGTCAACGCAGCGGATGCGACGTTTCCTGACGGTTGGATGCGTGAAGGGGCGGCGCAGAACAATTCCAGCATGGTTGAGTCCTGGCTGAACGCTGGGGAGCGCGCATTCAGGTCGGCAGTCACTGGCGTGACCAACGTATCGCCCTATCTGTCGCTGATTCCGGCCGTGTCGAAGCGCGTCAAGGTCGGTGGTTCGCAGGCCATCACGTCATCGATCTATGCCCGGCGTGCTGGAACCTCAGGTCTGCTGTCGATCCGGCTGTACATCCAGTGCCTGAACGCATCAGGTGCCGTTGTCTCGACTGTGTCGTCTGGCCTGCAGGCCATCAGCGTGGAGGGTGGTCGCGTTACCGTAACGGCCACGACCCCGGCCGATGCGGTTTTGGTCGTGGTGTACTACCGCATTCACGGGGCCACCTCGGCGGCAGCCAACGGTACGTTTGAGCTGGCCCGGCCACAGGTTGAGTACGGCTCCCGTGCTTCCGGTTGGCGCGACAGTGGCCAGGTGAATGCGGCGAACAACGCGGCCACCTCGGCAGCCGTCGAGAATCTGACCTCGGCGGTGAACCAGCAAGGTAGCAGCTTGAGCAGTGTGGCCGGGAGGACCACAAGCCTGGAGAACAGCCTTACCACTACCAACCAGAACGTGACCACGGCCCAGCAGGCCGCCCAGGCGGCCGCTACAGCGGCGGGCGCCAAAGGTGAGGTTATCTATGGGGCTACCGCGCCGGCGGCTGACAAGCGGCTTGCCCAGAACCTGTGGATCGATACCACCGGCAATGCCAACACGCCGAAACGCTGGAACGGCAGCGCCTGGGTAGCGGTGAGCGACAAGGTGGCCACGGACGCGGCCGCCGCTGCCGCCAGTGCGCTGAATCAGGTGGCCACCAAGGCCGAGGCGTCGGCCGTGAACTCGCTGACCAACCGGGTGAACAGCGCCGAAGGTACGCTCAGCAGCAACAGCAGCGATATCACCCAGCTGAAAAACAGCATCGGCACGGCCCAACCCTTCGTGGCGGGCAAGTCCTGGGAGTTCATCGGCTCTACCCAAGGATGGGCAGGCACCATCGCCGGCTCAACCTTTACCGCTGGCCCGCTGTTCGCCACGGCGGGCAAATGCCCGAACCTACAGTGCAACTTCACCCCGGCGATTGCCGGCACCGAGAACCCTTACCTGCGCATCCGGCTGCGTCGACGCAACACCACCCGCGCGGGCGCCCAGATGTATTGGGCGAACGAGGATGGCGGCTTGGCCGAGGCGCGCCGCATGGCGTGGACCATCAGTCTGACCACTAACGATTGGCAAGACATTGAGTTTGACCTGTCTGGCCACACGGGTTGGAACGGCAAAAGCATCATCGCCATTCGCCTGGACATGATGAACTCGGTGGATACGTCGGGCGAAATCGACATTGCTTACATAGCGGTCGGTCGCCGCTCGGCAGCGGCTTCTGCGCAGGCGGTGGCTAGCCTGGAGAGCAACGTTACCCAGCAGGGCGACAAGCTCACCGCCGAGGGCAAGCGAATCGACGGGTTGTACACCGCCGTAGGCGATGCCAACGCGGCGATTCAGAACGAAGCCACGGCGCGGGCCAATGCTGACGACGCACTTAGCCAGCAGATTCAAACCACGCAGTCGTCTTTGGGTACTACCAATGCTTCGGTGCAGCAGATCAGTACGGCGCAGACCGGATTGAATAATCGGGTCAACGCTCAGTACTCGGTCAAGGTGGCAGTTACGCAAAACGGAGTGTATGCCCTCGGCGGGATTGGGGTCGGCATCCAGAACCAGAGTGGTGTGCTGCAGTCGGTAGTGGCCGTACTGGCGGACCAGTTCGCGGTAATCAACGCCGCCGGAAATGGTTACGTCAGTCCGTTCGCGATTCAGGGCGGCCAGGTGTTCATGAGCGATGCGTTCATTCGTGACGCAAGCATCACGAATGCCAAAATCGCCAATGCCGCGATCACGTCTGCAAAGATCGGGGTTGCAGAGATCGACACCCTGCGCATCCGTGGCAATGCGGTCACGGTTCCGGTCTCTGCCTCCAGCGCAGGGGTCGTGTACGGTGCCGGTGAAGGGCAATGGCGAGACTTGATTGCCATTGGTGTGCAGATGGATGAGGCGGGTTACATCACGGCGCAGTACAGCTGCTATCAAGGATTTGGCGGCGGTACCCGTAAGTACCAGTTCCGGATGGAATTAAATGGCCTGGTAATCGCTGAGGGTGGCGGGGATTGGGCTGATGGCTTCCCCAACCTAATGGGCTCAATCGGTGTAGGACCGGGTTACTTCGTCATCACCGTGAAGTGGTGGGGGGAAAACTCGGGTGTGAGCGTTAAAAAACATACCCTCTATGCAATGGGAACCAAACGATGAGCAGCATTGAGCACTATGCAGCCTATGAGACAGACGGACGAATCGTGTTTGCCGTCAGTTGCCCGCCCGAACACGGGAAGAAAATCATCAGGCTCAACACCGACCGGCCCTACATCCAAGTGCCCACCCCGGCAAGGACTGCTGACCACCTGGTGATGGGGCAAATGCTCAAGGAGCGCCCTCAGATGGGCGCGGTTCTCCAAGGGCGCTGGTTGAAGGGGGTCCACGAAGGTGCCGCCGTCAACATCGAGAGCGAAACCTACACCGCTGACGGCAGTGATATCGAGCTGGGGTTCTCGGCGCCGGGCACCTACACCGTCACGATCAGCCTTTGGCCCTACCGCGATCAGGAGTTCACCGTTGAAAATTCAGCATAAGTGCGACCACTCCAAGCGCCGTGCGGCCGAGTATCCGCCGGTGGAGGAACAACTGGACATGCTGTGGCATGCCATGAATGAAGGGCATATGCCCAAGGCTGAGCCGTTCTTCTCGACCCTGCAGCAGATCAAGCAGCAATACCCCAAGGCTTGAACCCAAGCCACTACCCAATGCCCGCCATCGAGCGGGTTTCTTTTTGTCTGGAGAAAACCCATGCCATTTGTTGCCATCAATCTGAGCAATGACTACGACGTTGCCAACAAGACCCGCTATGCCACTCAGGAGGAAGCTGACGCCCGCACCCGAGAGATCCTGAACCAGTTCCCGACTGCCCAGGTCAGCGTGGCTCAGGTGCTGAAGGACTACAGCGCCAAGGTATCGATCACTGCGAGGGAGCCAGCAGCAGCGCCGGAGCCGGAAGCCCCGGCAGCTTAACCGACCTAGTCCAGCGCCAGACCGCCCCGCGCGGTTTTTTTCGCCTGTCGAGCTCCTTTCTAAAGAGCCTCATGCGTAAGTGGCGGTGTCTCTCATTTCCTGCCGATTTGAAACTTCAGTTTCTCGGTTGGCCACCAGTTGAAAGACGGAGGTGGCTCATAACAGCCGGGCTGGTTAGCAGGCGAGGCATCACACCGAACGGTGTATCCCTTTGAGCCTACCTCCTTGATATCGCCGCTCGAGCCATAGTGAGAGCAGGCCGCCAGCGCGGAAAACATGAGTAATGCCGAAACACGCTTCATAAGAAATCCCTTCTATAGACCGCAGCATCGTATCGCTTAGCGGTGGCGGAGGGTATAGCCCCGCTCATCACAGCCTGCTTTATGCAGGTTTTTTTCGCCTGGAGAAGCTATGGCCAGATCCACCGAATCCTAGGCCGGAGGTGGGAATGTGCTCCGGTTCCTTGACCTGATCGCCTTTTCAGAGGGCACCTCGACCGTCAAGGGCGGCGATGATGGCTACAGCGTGCTGTACGGCGGTGGCCTGTTCCAAGGCTATGCCGATCAGCCACGTTGCAGGGTGACTTTCCTCATCGGCAAGCCGGTCACCAGCACCGCTGCCGGCCGATACCGGTTGCTCGAGAGTTACGCTCGCGGCTATGCGATCCTGAACCAGTTTTCGCCGCTCAGGTATTCACCACGCAGGCGCTGAAGGATTGCAGCGCCAGGGTCTCGATTACGTCTAAAGATCCGACTGAGCCGGTGCCTGAGGCATCTGCGGGCTGAAGCTTGGTATTACCATATTGCCGTGCTTGTATTGCTGATAACTGGTGTAGGGCAGCACAACGGTATCAGCAATGCCAGACGCTGCCATGTCGATCAGGATTGCGTATGGATCTGAATGTACTCCCGTTCTTTCCGGCCCAGTTAAGTTGCAGAACTGATACGCAACGCCGCTATACATCCGAGGGATCTCTGGGCAGTAGGAATCCCATTTCGCTAGGTCGTCCACGGCCTTTTCTTCATTAGACACAGTGCGCATCGTCCCGCACCCGCTCAGTGCTACCGCCAGCGCACATCCTATCCACAACCTCATATCAGCCTCCTGTCTCGCTGACCTCGAAGCCCATCACTGTGAAGGCTAGAGCAGCCATCAACGTGCATCGGTTAATACAGATTGGACGACTAAGTATCACAGAAGACACATCCATGCCCGCCTCGTGCGGGCTTCTTTTTGCCTGGAGACAACATGGCCAGACTCACCGAATCCCAGGCCGGAGGTGCGAACGTCCTCCGGTTTTTGGACCTGATCGCCTTCGCCGAGGGCACCCAAGCCGTGAAAGGTAGCGACGACGGTTACAACGTTCTGTTCGGCAAAGGCCTGTTTCAGGGGTATGTCGATCACCCTCGCCAGAAGATCACCCGGCTCTCCAATGGCAAGCCGATCACCAGTAGCGCGGCAGGCCGCTACCAGTTTCTTGCCGGTACGTGGGACGAACTGGTGAAGCGCTACGGATTCAAGGGGCGCTTCACGCCAGAGGCGCAGGACTTGGCAGCCATCAAGCGATTGGGCGAGCGTGGTGCGCTGCAGTTGATCAAGGATGGAAAGATCCGCGAGGCAATAGCCAAGTGCGCCAACGAATGGGCCAGTTTCCCGGGCAACAACTATGACCAGAATCCCAAAGCCTTGGGCGCGCTGCTGGCTCAGTGGCAGAAGCTCGGAGGGGGGCTCGCATGAACTGGCTCGGCGCGGTACCGACCTGGTGCTGGTGTCTGATCGCCCTGATGCTGGTTGCCGGTGGCCAGCAGTACCGGTTGGTGGTTGCTGAAGGGGCTGCGTCTGGTGCACGTGCGGAAACCGCCAAGACCGAAAAGACCCTGGCCGATTACCGCCTGGAGGTTTCCGAGCGCGACCGCCGCGCCGCAGCCCAGGCCAGGCAGGAAGAACAACGACGCGCCGAGGCGCAGGAGGAGGCGAGAGCCCATGCCCAAGAAGAACGGACGATTGCTGATGCTGGCGCTGTTGGTGCCGATGCTGCTGGCCAGCGGCTGCGCAGTGACGCCGCCAAGCTCGCCTCCACCGTCAGTTGCCCCGGCCCGGATACCGCCGCTATCGACCGACGCGAGGCAGCCACCCGCGCCGCCATGGTGCTCTCCGAGCTGCTCTCACGGGCTGATGAACGAGCGGGAGAGTTGGCGCAGGCTTATGACCGGGCACGAATAGCCGGTCATCAGTGCGAAGCGTCCTATGACGCACTCGGGCGAAAATAGTCATCTCAGACTTCATCCTCTCAAGATATTGAGAAATGCCACGTACCCAGCGATAATGGCAAATTAATCTCACAAATTTGCAATGGACTGTACGCGTGGAAAAATTCTACGGAATACAATACTTGAGAGGCATCGCAGCTGGGCTAGTTATCATCTACCATTCCATGGTGATGATTGCTGTAGCACCATACTTCGATAACCCGGTGGGTGATTTTGGCGTAGATATATTCTTTGTCATATCCGGTTTCGTAATGTGGGTAACCACAGAAGGTAAGAATAAAGGTATAAGAGAGTTTTGGGTTTCGCGGATATTGAGAGTGGCGCCTTTATACTGGTTGTTCACCTTTGTGCTTGTCGCTGCTGCGCTATTAATGCCAAGCTTGTTTTTCAACTCTCGCGGAGTCGATCCAGTATTCCTGCTTAAGTCACTATTTTTCATTCCCGCCCAAAACCCCGATGTTGGTGATATCACACCTGTATACACCATTGGGTGGACCCTAACATATGAGATGTTCTTTTACGCGATATTCGGTCTCTCCTTAGCATTGCAAAACCTAAGAATGAAGCTTTTGTTCATAGCTGCAGTTATAGTTACGCTTGCTATCGTTGGCTCTGCTTTGGCTCCAGAAGGTCCATTGGGCAAAACCTACACAAGCCCGATCATCATTGAATTTCTGCTTGGCGTCTTGCTAGGGGTCACCAGGCAGCGCTGGGTAAGTATCGGGTTGTTGCCGACAATCCTATTGGTTGGCACTAGTAGTGTGGCGTTAGTATTAGCTGATTTCACCATATTCACTCGGTCTTTAGTATATGGCGTCCCGGCGTTTTTCTTGGTTGCAGGATTTGTTTCGGTTGAGAAGTACATTCGGTCAAATATTAATAAACTCGCTCTGTTGTTTGGGGAGGCATCTTATTCACTGTATTTGTCGCATCCGATTTCTCAACGAATCTGGTATGTGCTATTTGTAACGACTTTTGGGCAGATAACCAGCCTTGCGATGGCAGTCTGGTATGCGGTAGGCGCCGTGACTGCTGGCTTGCTAGGCGGAATTGTATGCTACCTTCTTGTAGAAAGATATCTGCTGAAGCTGGCAAAAATTATTTCACGCTCATCCCTTAATGCCGGTCCTGTTATTGAAGTGCAGCGCTAGAGTGATCACGCCATTAGGCTGCTTGCTAGTTTATTCTTTGAAGCAGCCTAATCTTAGCTCTGGAGGTTTCACTCTTGAATGGGGCTTCAACGTTGGTTGCTCACCAAACCTTTCAATATCATTCCTGCTTGGAGCTTAGGAATGGATGAGCGGACTTTCATCGGGATGGTCGAGGCAGGCGAGCCGCTGATTCAGCAGGCGATCGACGCCATGCGCCGTTACCACGTGGCTCAGGACTATGGCGCGCCGACGGAGGAGATCGAGCGGTTGCGCCTACTGGCCGAGTCGCTATTCCAGGTTGTGTCCGACTACCAGCTCCGCGTCATCGCCAAGGCCCGAGGCAAGGATTTGCCACCTCTTCACTGATCCGCTGATCGGCAATTGCCCGCGACGGATCCCGCCTATACGATACTGTTTATCCATACAGTATTGGTGCCCTATGTACTTCCTCCTCGTTCGCCGCCGTGTGAATGGCGTGGCCATCCCTACGAACCAGCTCGGCAAGATCACACCCATCCGGGCCGACATCCACATCGGCGATCACCACAGCGAGCCGCTGGGCCGGGTATCGACACAGGCCTGGGTGTTCAACCCTTCGCCTGGTCCGGACATCATCCCGCGGCTGCACGACGCCAAGGTCAACGGCATGGCCCAGCTCGGGATCAACATCAACGGGGTGGAGGAGGTCGACGGCGTGCTCTACGCGCAGTCCTGGTGGTGCAGGGCAGAATGATGGAGGGGATACCGAAAGCTTGGTTGGATGAGCTGAACGACCAGTTCTCTCTGGTAACCGATCCAGATGGGCGCGCCGCTGTGCTGGATGAAATGGCCTATGCCGCTCACCGCCGGCGTGAAGTGAGTTCGGAGAACCTGGTCGATATGCTGGAGCTGTCCGAGGCCGCTCGTTACTGGGCGCTGATGGAGTTCGAAGAGGCCTATCACATCGGCCTGTTCAAATACGAATCGTGGGAGGGGATAGGGAGTGATGAGCCGGGCCGGATCATCGTTGGTAGAGCGCCAGGGTGGGGGTGCTGATGCTGTCTAAAACTGCTCGAAAGCTTCTCGGTTTTACTGGGTGAAAGTCGCTGAAACTGGACGAACCATATTAGACAGGTCGGATGCGCAGGCCGCTTGTGGCGCGGCCTAAGCGTCGAATCTCACGATACTGCTGCAGTACTGGGTTCAGCATGCAAAGCTTCATGTTTCTCGTATCCCTCTGCAGCGCGGATAAGTTGAGCACCCTTTGAAAGTACTACCGGAGTATCGCCCTTTCTTTGCGGTTCGGATGCGCATCGTGCTACCACAGAGTGGACAAAGGCCCAGTTCACCCCATTTTTCACGAGAAGGCCTGTTAACAGCGATGGAAGTGGGCTCGAGCGGCGGCGTACCTGCCGAGGGCCGAGGAGTCAGTGATACCGACTTACTCCCGATGGGACCAGGCTTGCGACCGAATAATTTGCTGAAGCCCCATATGGCTCCCCAAACAGCAGCAATAAATAGCAGCACGCCCATTCCACCTGAGCCACTCCCTCGACCGCCCCCACGCGATCGTCCGCCGCCCCGCCCACCACCTCGAGCGGCCGCTCGGTCACTTACCAAAGCCACGGTCAACAATAGGAGCGCGCGGCGCGAGAACTCATTTCGATCCATCGTGAGATACCAAGCTGATATTGGCTAAGCGCCATCATCTTAGATTGGCCCCCACTCCCGCAATGTAGAAAGTGTCCGGCAGACCTCACCGTTTCGGGCGATAGCTGGGGTGGCTGAAAATCAATTCCGCAACTGACTCCATACCCCTTGATTTTCTTGGCTTACAGCGTGATTAAAATTGCTTGAATGCGGAATCGAAATGTCTGTAAGTTACTGAAAAAAAAGGAAATGCAGCTCGGATTGCAAATCCGTCTACGCCGGTTCGATTCCGACCTCGGCCTCCACCATTCGAAAGCCCCGCAGATTAACGTCTGCGGGGTTTTTCTTTATGGGTCCAAAAACGCCACGAGTTCGGTAACTTTTGGCATGGAGTTCCGAAATCTCTTGGCCAACCTTGAGTCGCGGTCCTGCGCGATCAGGGCCGGCGTGCTGGGGGTCATTATGTCTAGTCAAACACTGAGCGCAGCTGCTTGAGCTCTTAGATGTTGGTGGAGGACCAGCTTGCGCTCGTCGTGCTGTTGTTCGGTCATTTCGTGGTTCTTGCGTGCAGGCGCCGCCCTTGCCGGGAACGCGTTATCGTTGAATTAGAGGTGATATGCTTCGCCGCTTACCAAACAGGGAGGGTGGTAATGAAACTGCGGGAGAGGCACAAGGCGTTTCAGGAATGGTTCACGCCGAGGCGGCGTAGGCGAGCGGGCGGAACCTTACTCGCCATCTGGGCTGTCGGCATCTTCATCTACCCTGGCCAGCACTGGATCTATGTATTGACGCCAGGAGTCATGTGGTTCTTCAGCGCTTGGCCGCCCGAGTTTCACGACAAGCGTTGAGTCTTTGGCGGGGCTGCTGAATAGCCGATTGTCCGATTCAGCTCACAGATGAGTCAGACGAATTTGCGTAAAACTGCACGTTCGCTATGGTGGCAATAAACCACCTGACTACAACTAAAGTCGTAGGAGCGCCTCATGAGAATACGCGGTGATGTTTTCTGGGCCTGGGCTGACCCGACGCTTCATCACCGAACTCACGACGAGACACTCGACGATGGGACATACATTGATGTTCAGACGCGGCTGTCGCGGACAGGCAAAACGCAGATGTTCATCGGGGTGTACGCCCCTGGTGGCATGGCTATCCTTGAAGAGGCCTTCGATTCTCGCCCTGGCGAGTCGATGACCCGGGCGCTGGCGTGGGGCGTTGGCCGGGCCCGACGTGTCGCCGCTGAAGGTGCGCCTGCTGCGGGCTTTATGGCTGCCTCGAAATAG